CCCCCCCCTGTCCCGTTATGTCAAGTCACGCCAGGGCGGGGGAATACCGACGCGCATATTTTTTGGAGCGTCCAGGCGAACGGTCGGAACTCCAGGTGCGGAGGCCACACCACCACCACCACCACCACCACGTCGTTTGAGCGAGCGCAGCGAGCGTTGGCGTGCGGAGCGTGGTCCGGTTCGTGCGAATGGGGGGAGCCGGTCTGGCGGGTGAAGGCGGGACCGGAGGCGACAGACCGGCGTCGGCTTCGGGGCGAGACACCGGGTAATGTCCCACCGTCCACCCGCTGGGCCGCCCCGGTAGGATCGGGGGCGAGATGCAGGCAACGAAGACGGGCAGGCGGGTACGCGTGGTACCCGCGTGCACGTGTGGTCACGAGCTGCAGGACCACTGGGTGCAGCCGCGGATCGGCGAACTCGAATCGGGCAGCGAGAGCCAGCGGATTGAGCTGGAGCGACCGTGTGGCAGGTGCGAGTGCGCGGATTACGCGCGGCCGAGCCAGCGACGCGACCCGTGTTGAGTGGTAGCGTGAGCGGGTTGGGAGGTGGGCGAAGCGATGGCCAACCGCTGCGCACGCTGCGACGAGGAGATCACGGAACGGGACGTGCAGGCGCCGTATGACGGGACGCCGCTGCACTACGAGTGTGGGATGCGCATGGCGCTGGGCTCGATCGCGCACGTGGAGAAGCGGTGCGGGTGCTACGTGCCGGGGTCAGAGGAGGGCGACCCGCCGGGCATGAGCAAGCGGCATGCGGCGCGACTGGTGCAGTTTGCGATCGCGACGCGGGTCTCAGGACGGCAGGCATGACACTTGATCGTGGGGTGATGACTGAGCCAGCTCTGAACGAAACCGAGTATCTCGCTCTCGTGGAGCGCATCCAGCAGGCGATGTGCATCGAGCCGTTCCGTCCGGACGTGGCCGACGTGATCGTGCTGATCGGAACGTGCCGAGCGCTGAATGACGAGATCGAACGGTTACGGGCGGAACGCGACGAGGCGCGCACTAACTTCGCCAATAGCGAGATAGCAACGCTCATCCAGATCAGGCAAGTGCGCGCCGAGAACGAACGGCTGCGGGCCATGATCGACGAGATCGCGGCTGAGGACGACGAGTAGAGCGAGGAGGTCGTATGAGCTACCGGCCGGGCGATCGATTTGCGGCGGCGTGCGATGCGTTCGAGGCGAGGATGGCGGCGCGGTTCGCTCGCCAACGGCGGCTGATGCTGTGGCTCATGCTGCCGCTGTACGTGGGCAGCGCGGGGCTGATCGTGGTCATGGCGCGGTCATGACCGGCGAGCCCAACATGTCGGTGACGGACGAACCACTGGTGCCGTGGAGGGAAATCGCCGCCCAGTCCATAGATCACACCGAAACGTTAGAAGCTGAGCGTGACGAACTCCGCGCCGAGAATGAGCGGCTACAGACAGAGAACCAACAACTCAAGGCTCCGGTCACGAACAAGTGGGGCCAGACGCTGACGCCCTACAACCATCTTGTGGTGCAACTGGCCGCAGCTCGCGCTGAGATCGAGCGGCTGCGGATCGAACTTCATCGCGTGGCGGAAGGCCGACGCGGCCAACGCGAGCGAGCGGAACGGGCGGAGGCTGAGGTCGAGCGGCTGCGGGCGGAGCCGAAGTCGTGAGCATCGTGTGCAGCGAGTGCGGCGGCGCGCCGATGATCGTGGCCGTGGCGCACCCGATCTGGTGGCGCGGCACGACGCTCGGCAAGGGCGAGTGCCGCTTCGAGCAGGTGGCCTACTGCCCGAAGTGCGAGGACCCGCCGAGCTTCCACGGGTCGCCCCAGTATTACGACGAGTCCTACGACGACTACGTGAACAACTGGCTCGCCCAGACGCTGGACCGGCGCGGACCGCGCGGCTCGTTCTGATGCCGCGCTGGACGTGGCGACAGATCCGCGGCTGGTACGAGCAGCTGGTCGACAACCGCACGCCAGACGCCTGGCGAATGCAGCAGGCGCTGCGCGGGCTGGACGGCCACGAGCTCGCCGACTGGCAGGCCGACGCCAGAACTCGGGTGCAGCGCGCACTGATCGACGGCATGGGCGCCCGCCAGCGCTACGACATGGACCCGGTCTTCCACCGCGCGATCGACGCCGTGGCGGAGATTGCAACCTGCGCCATCTTCGACGAGCCGACCGTCACCCGCGAGGAGCAGGCCCATCGGCTGGCCGAGTTCGAGGTGGCGTTCTTCCAACAGCAGTAACCATCGTCTCAGCGGTGGCGACGGCGGCGATGCACGAGGTCGCTGGCGCAGTAGCCGCCCGCGATGCCGGCCAGCACCACGAACCAGTAGTAGAAGCGCGAGTGCCGCAGTTGGGGTCTCATCGGCGTCCGTGGCGGCGGCGATGGCACGCCCGGCACAGCACCAGGACGTCGGCGTAGCGCTCGCGGCCCAGGCGCGCGTAGCTCAGGTGGTGCACGTCCAGGCTCGGCGGCTGCTTGCCGCAGCTCTGGCAGGTGGCGTGCGCGCGCGCGATCGCGCGGGTGCGAAAGCCGAGCCAGTGCGGCGTGCGCAGGTAGCGCTGTCGGTAGGTCGTGCGCTTCATCATCACGATCCAGCCTGGTCCTGCGCGCCGCGGAGCGCCTGGCTGACCGCGGCGCGGTACTCGACGTAGGCGTCCTCGAGCTCGTCGCTCCAGCGCTCGAGCTCGCCGGGCTGAGGCGCCTGCACGTGCCCGATCGCAAGCAGGTACGCCCCGTTGTGGTACGCGTCGAGCGTCCGCTCCAGCCGGCCGCGGGCGATCTGCATGCGCGTGAACAGCCCCGGCGCGTCCATGCCCCGCCATCCAGGGTAGGACATCCGTTCGGAAACCACCGCCACTGGACCGGCGCTCACAGGTCGATGGGCACGGGTTCGCCCAGCTTCACGACACCCTGCTCGTCGGGCGGCAGGAAGTCGCCCCCGACTTGCTCAAAGGGTGGCTCGTAGCTCACCGCGTGTCGCCGGTGATGCATCCGGTCCAGCCATCGACGCAGCTCGGCGGCGAGCACGCTGGAGAGCGCCTCCGCTTCGAGCACGCTGAGCGATTCGTCGGCTGGCAGGATCGCCGACTGCTCAAAGACGTACTTGGGCATCAATCGGTCGAGCCCATCCGCGCGTCCATGAAGCACACCACGCATACGCGCTTGGGGCCCGGCGGCGTGCTGCGCGCCACCCACACGCGACGGTTGCAGACCGCGCAGCGCTCCATCTTCGCGCCGACGGCGTGCGGCGCCGGCACGCGCACCACCAGCACGATCGCGGTTGCGTCGAGCTCGGACTCGTCGGCCTCGGGAATGCCCAGCTCGCTGACCGGGTCGACGCCCGTCAGCAGACGCACCTCGCGTCGCGTCGCCGACGTCACGCGCGGCTGCTGAGACAGGTACTCGCTCAAGCGGCGCACCGTCTCCTCATTGCGCGCTTGATGCCCGTCGCTGTCGCCCACGCGGTTCTTTCATGCGTCGCCCGCCCACCACAGCACGTGGCCGCAGCTCGGATGGCGGCCCACCTGACGTCCGGTGCGCGCCTGGGCGTCGCCTCGACGTTGCTGGCGCGCGCTCAGGTTGCAGCGCGTGCAACTCACGGCCGACTCTCGCGGGTCTGGCGCTCGTAGCGCTCGATCCATTCGATCAGCTCGTGCTTGCGCATCTGGCTCAGGTACGGCGGTGGACCGCCGTGCTCGCGCAGCCACTGGCGCAGCTCCTTGACCCGCATCGACCGCCAGTTCGGCGGGAGCTGGGCGGCCACTCATGCCACCTCCATCATGCCGGCGCCTCAGTTTGAACTGGCTCGGCGGGTGCTTCGACTGACACTTGACCGGATGGCGTCATGACACGCTCCCCGTGCTCGCGCGCCATCTCCGGCTCGATCGTCGAATACAACCACTCCGCGCAGGCCTGCAGCGAGCCGCGAATCACGCGCTCGGGCGGCGGCGGCGCGGTCTGCACGATCCACTTGTTCTTGGCGTCCTGCACGCAGTAGCCGATCACGTGGCCGTTCAGGCGCACCACCAGGCGCGCGTTGTCGAGCTTCTCCTGGATGATCGTCAGCAGCGCGATGTCGGTGAGTGGTCCAGGCATTCGCAGTTCTCCAGCCGGCAGACGTCGGGATCGCACACGTGCGCGCAGCACGCGACCTGCATGCAAGCGCAATAAGGGCAGTGGTATTGCCCAATTGGAGCCCCACAGAGCGCCATCGGATCTTCAGGGCACTTGACCACGATGAGCCTCCAGATATGCGAGCAGTCCGCGGATGCGGGCTGGATCGTCTGCTAGCACCCCCAACGCCACATTGCAGCCGGCGCAGAGGAGAGCGCGCCTTCTACCGGTGTCGTGATCGTGGTCGGACTGAGTCGCTGGGCGGCCACACCCTTCGATAGCGCAGACGCCTTGCTGGGCCTCAAAAGCGGCGTCCCACTCATCAGGCGTCCAGTCAGCTCTCCGCAAACCCTGGCGCCGTCGCATGGCGCGAAGCTTCTCCGGGTTCGCAGCACGCCATTCCTTGACGCGTCGATACCCATTGGCTTTCCGGTACGCCTGCTGGGCCTTGCCGACGCACACCTTGCACGTGGGCCGAAGTCCATCGCGACCCTGACTGTGCCGGTAGAAGAACTCGGTTGTGCGCGGCTTCGCCTCTCCGCAGTCCGGGCAGTGGTACTGGCCAATCGGCTGGCCGCACAGTTCCATCGGGTCTTCGGGACAGCGCTCGCCCTGGCGCTCGACCACCTCGGTCATCGCTCCGGCACCTGGATGATCCCCGCGGCGTTCACCATCGGCAGCATCGCCAGCGCGAGCGCATGGCGGTCTTCGGGATCGGAGAGCGGCCAGGCGGCGATGAAGCCTTCGAGCGCAGACAGCGCGTCCCGCTCGGGGTGACCGAGTGACCACCACGCGGAGAACTCCGCGAAGCATCGCGCCGCCTGGGCTTCGATCTGCTCGCGCTGGCGCTCGGTCATAGCTGGTCCAGGACGCGCTCGGCGAGCGTGCGGAAGTGCGCCCCGTCGAGAATCGTCCACCGATCGCCCATCACGATCAGCACGTTGGTGCAGGTCGTCATTCATTCGGCAACAATGGGTCGATGGCGGCGCGCATGCGCTGCAGCGCGGCGATGGCTGCTGGCCCTTCCGCTTCGGCTTCGGCCAGCAGCAGCGGGTAGCCGCTGTCGATCGACGCCAGCACCTCGTCACGCGTGGCCGGCCGGCCTTCGCACTGCCAGATGCACTCGCTGGGGCTGCCGATCTTGAGCAGAACTCCGCCCGTCGCCGGGAAGAGCCGATAGCCCTCGCGCGTGACCCACAGCAGCGTGACGCCCGGCTGGCGCGCGATCATCGTGCCCGCCGGCGCGATCGACTCGGGATGCAGATGGTCGGTCCGTCGCCGCTGCTCGCGCTGGGTCAGAAACGGACACACCGCCGCCGCGTACTCGGCACATTCTCGGTGCATCGGCGGCTCGGCGGTGGTGCGATTGATCGCGCACATCGGACCGATGACGAACACCTGCCAGCGCCCCAGCGGCTCACCGCACAGCCAGCACAGCTTGAGCTTGACCGCGCGCACCAGCTTGCGCTGATCGGCCAGGCGGAAATCCCAGTTGCCCTGCTCGTCCTGGTCGACGAACCACGGCACCACGAAGCCACGCGTGCGGGGCCGACCCGCCAGTCGCGCGGGCACCTCGATCTCGGTCCAGGCATGCAGATCAGTGCTCGTCATGACGGTGTCGTGAGCTCCCGCAGCGCCAGGTGCAGCAGCTGCACGATGCGGCGCTGGTCGAAATACGGGTCGTCCGGCAGGTACAGGTGCACCTCACCGCTGAACTCGTCGTGGCCGATGGCCAGCAGCAGCGCCGGCGTGGCGTGGTCGTTGATGCAGTCCTTCGCCCAGGTTTCCAGACGCTCGTGGGCGATGCGCTCGACGTCGACCGACATCACAGGAGCGCCCCCTGCTCCAACACGGCCTCCTCCATCGCCTTCTTCCGCACGCCGCCGAGCTTCCCACCAACACCGGGCACCGTCGGCCACTCGTGATGCAGCCGGCCGTCGAGCTCGGGCCTGACCCCCGGCCCGTACGCCGAGTGCTGCTTGAAGAAGAACGCGATGTCCATCTCACGGCACTGGTCGCGCATGTAGCGCGCCCAATCCGGGTCCATCATCTGGCTGCGCCAGTTGCGCCCGCTCTTGCCGCCAGTGATGACCCACAGACGTTTGGGATCGACGGCTCTGGCCAGCTGCTCGATGTTGATGGGACCCGTCGCGGGCTCATGACTGACGAAGATGACTGGCGCCGGCAGGTCGATCGCGTAGGGCATGCGCTCGTCGAAGAACGCCTGGCTGCCGGCCGAGAAGCCGATCCAGGCATTGCGCGGCCACTGCCCTTCCATCCAGTGCTTCGGCACGTACCGGCTCACCAGCTGGATGCGCTTGGTCAGGATCTTCCAGTCGATGAAGGTCGTGTTCTCGACCGTACGCAGCGCGAGCTTGCGCGGATCGACGAGCATCGGATGCGCCTCGAAGATGTCCGACATCGAGTGGGCGAAGCCGCACATCCGCTCGTTCGCCTTCATCGCCGCGGCGTTCCAGGCGTACGGCTCGGCGTTGTGTTTGTCGCCGAACAGCCGTCGCGGGGTTGAGAGCGGCGGGCCCCAGATCTCAGGGTTGACCTTGCCGGTCTCGGGGTGCGATGTCCCGTTCCAGCTACCGCCGCGGGCTGATCGCGCGAAATCGCGCGCGTAGCAGTCGCCGCACTCCTCGTCGGTGACCTCCAGACACCCCCACCACCAGTTCATCGTGTAGTCGGTCCAGCCGATGCCGGTCTTCTTGCCCATATCGCTTAAAACTCCCCGTTGTTCTTGCCGAGCGCGCGCCGCACCGCCGGCGAGGGCGAGCGTGCGAGCTCTTCGTGCACGATCCGGCGCGCCTCCGCGAGCAGTTGCTCGGCGTAGTTGACGTCCATGCCGTCGTCCTCGCGCTCGAGCGTGATCTCGGCGCTTTCGGTGCCGTAGTGGTCGTCGCTGACCGCCTTGCGAAACGTGGCCCGCACCACGGGCCGGCGAACCTCATCGCTCATGCACGCCTCCGATCTCGCGCGGACAGTCGTCCTGGTTGGACGGCGGCGTCCAGCGCTGGTCGTAGCGCTGGCCCGTGAAGCGCGCGCCGTGCCTCGGCTCAGCGCCTTCATCCCGCTCCAGGTGCTGGTCCAGGTCGCACCAGCAGCAGTAGCGCGTGCCCGAACGCTCGTCGGCGTGCATGCAGTGGTGCGGCATCAATCAGTCCGGCCGCCACTCCCACAAGCCGAGCGCCCCGCGCGCGGGCAGCGGCTCGTCGAGCTCTTCGACGTCGTCCAGATACCAGAGCCAGCGGCCCCAGCTGAAGTCGCCGAACGCGAACTCCAGCGAATTCTGCGCCGGTCGCTGCGCACCTTCGCCCACCTTCTGGCAGTCCACCAGCCGGCCGATCGCCAGCACCGCGCCCAGCGGCAGATCGCGCGCCGACAGGATGTCGCGGGTGCGAAGCGTCTTGTTGAACGGCTCGAAGAAGCACTGCATCTCGTCCTCGAACGACATGCGCTTGGCGGCGTGGATCGCGATCGGGCCGCGGTAGCGCGTACCCCACGAGCGGGTCTCGATGCGCTTGGCGCCGATGGCCACCAACGACGCCCATGGCTGGGTCAGCGTGAGCGCCGGAATGGACGCCGAGAGCGCGGAGTTGGCCGCCCCGCGCTCTCGCTCCGGCACGTCGTCAAAGAGCTTCTGCTGCACCGGGGAATTCTAGCACGTTGGAATGGTTAGAGCGTATGTTGCGGTACTCGTCGACCGCCTCGGTCAGCCACCCGGCGGCGGTGTGCCAATCACTGTCCTCGCGCTGCCAGGCGTCCACCAGCTGCTCGGCGCACTCGGCTATCTCGAGCAGCGCCGCGAAGTGCTTGCCGGTCATCACGGACGGTTGGCCATGCGCCTGGTCCGCGCTTCGCGCTCGCGGCCTTGCTCGAGGAGTTTTTCAGGGCTGACTGCCCGCCGCGCCGCGGCCAGCGCCGCCTCGCGCGCCGCGAAGCACGGGTAGGGCAAACGGCACAGCCGGCAGCGCGATTGGTGCAGCGGCCCGTGGAGCGCCTCGAGATCCAGGCCGTGGCTCAGCTGGTCGGTCACGGCTCCACCAGCGTGTTGCCCATGCCCTGCAGCCGCAGCCACAGCTCGAGACGGTTCTCGGCGACCTGCATCACCTCGCGCTCCTTGCGTACGCCGTCGAAGACCAGCACGCTGCCGCCGCTGGCCTCGTGCTTCTGGATGAAGCGCACCTGATCGGTGTTCACCAGCAGTTCCTGGCGCAGCCCGTCCGGGTCCTGGGGGATGGCCGTCACCTGGATGAAGTGGCTCACCTGCGCGAGCGCTCCGCCTGTCCAGCCGCGAGCGGCGCGTGCCCGTTGCGCCAGTGCGCTCGCTCGGCCTCCCGCCAGCGGGCCAGCCGATCGCGCTCGTCACACTCGCGCTGGTAGCGCATCCAGCGGGTGAACGCCAGCGTGATGAGCGTTGTCATGCCGAGCCAGATGCCACCTCCGATCAATGCGATGCGCACCACATCCTGACTCGGCATCGGTTCAGAACCCTCCCTTCAGCGCAAGCCGAGCGCCCGCGAACAGGCCGGCCAGGGCTGGAACCCCCGTGCCGCCCTGAGCCGCTCGGCGACCGCGATCTGCTCCGCACGCGACGCACGGTTGGGCATGCCCGCCCCGCCGTACGCGCGCCACGTTTGCAGATCGAACTGCAGGCCGCCAAAAAATCCGTTGCCCGTCGAGATCGACCAGTTGCCCTGGCTCTCGCAGCGGGCCAGCGTGTCCCACACGCTGAACGCGGGCGCCGCGCGGGGTGGTGAGCCCGGCGCGGCTCCGCCTGAGACCGCGGCCGCAGAGGGTGATGCGGGCACGATCAATTGCCATGTCTGCCAGCCGTCGGTGAACGCCGGCAGCTTGCCCTCGGTGTACGCCGCCAGCCCGGTGCTGGTCAGCTGGATCGCATCGGCGCCGCCGTCCGGCGGTGGATGCTCGAGCTCGATCGGCTCGCCCATCAGGTCGCCGAGCTGATCTTTCAGGGCCGCGAAGCCGAGCACGAAGTGCGGCTCCACTGGTACGGCGGAGGGTGCGGACCGCTCGTCCGCAACGGTGTCTGGTTCGGGTCGGGCCCACGCCACAGACGGCGCGAGCTGGATCAAACACACACTGAGCGAAGCTGCAGCGCATGCGAGGTTGGCCAATCGCACGATGCAGAAGTCCTCTTGTTGGGTTGGAGTCGGCTCGGCTCCTTTCAATCCGAACCGCTAGGGGTGCCACCCCTTGTAACCAACCCGCGCTGCCTAAACCAACCCGCATGACCGGCACCGTCATGCTCATGAGAAGATCGCCGCGTTCGCGAGCGGCAGGATCGCCAGCGCCAGCCCGTGCCGATCCTCGGGGTTCTTCAGCGGCCAGGCGGCGATAAACCCCTCGAGCGCCGAGAGTTGGTCGCGGTCGCCGCGGTCGCCCATCGCCCACCACGCCAGGAAGGCGTCGAAGCAGCGCTGGCCTTCGTCGCGTAGCTGCTGGTCGTTCATGACAGCTGGCTCACCACGACCCACGCGACGATCACCAGCATGGCCGCCAGCCCCCACGCGATCGGCACCAGCAGACCGCGCTCGCGCCGTCGCAGCGGGATCGCCTGCGGCTTGCGACGTCGCCGACGGCGCCGCGGAAACGACGAATCCCAGTACACCGCCGAGCCTGCCATCAGCTACTCCCTTCCCCACGCCGCGGGCGCAGCCGCTCGAGCCGCCACTCCTGGAACAGCTCGAGCAGGAACTCTGCGTCGCCTGGCTTTCTGAAATGCGGCGACTCGTGCAGCCAGTCGAGCAGCCACTTGTCGAATTCGGCCGCGCGGCTGGCGCGCAGCAGCTCGATCGCCAGTCGCTCCGCGGCTCTCGCATCGAGCACCAGCTCGCCGACGGACGGCCATGCAATCTGCACCAGCGCCTGATCGCCGTCCGTGCGCGTGGTGACCTCGATAACGGCCGGGCGTTCGAGCATGACCGGCTCGCTCATCGCGTCGTCTCTCCGCCCGCGAGCTCCCGCTCCAGGTTGATCAGATCGACCCCGAAGCTGCCGTGGTGGGCCTGGTCGTCTTCCTCGTGCAGCACCCAGCACAGCACGCCGGCCGCCTCCATCATCAGCGCCTCGCTCTCCATGCCCAGCCGCACTGGCGTCTGGTGCAGGAGCACGCGGATGAGCGTGTCGTGGGCGTGCTGGATGCTGGCCGTACCGCGCACGTCATGGCTCCCGCAGCATCGGCAGCCCGGTGAAATTCAGCCCGATCGCGTCCTCGCCCATGCGCGACGGCAGCCGTGGGTGCCCGAATTTCTCGGCCAGCTCGTTCAGGCTGTGATTGCTGGTGACGATCGTCCTGAGCCTGGCGCCGTGGCGGTGGTTGAGCAGTTGCCACAGCGTTTCGGTCGGCCAGTCGACGTCCTCATTGCGCTTGTGGCGCTCGGCACCGAGGTCGTCGACCAGGAGCACCTCGACGCCTTGCAGCGCGTTCCAGCGCGCGCGCAGCCCGTCGTCGCTCTCGGCGAACGCCTCGCGGCTGCTGAAGCTGTCGCGCAGCTTCCCGAGCATGTCGATCACGTCCACGTACAGCACGCTCAGACCCATCTCCAGCGCCTGCTTCGTCACCGCCACGCCGACGCCGGTCTTGCCGGTACCGACGGGCCCGCGCATGAAGAGCATCCACTTCCCGCTGGCCAGCCACTGCCGCGCGGGCTCGACCACCGACGCGTGGGCCGTCGACTCGGCGAGCAGCGTCTCGAACGTCCACGCCTTGAAGCGCTCGGGCATCGAGCCGAACAGCCGCTCGGCATTGCGCTGCAACTGCTGCCGTCGCTGCTCGGCCAGCATCCGCTCCCTGGCCGCCTGCTGCTCCTGCGCCTCGGGGCAGGTGCACCAGATCGACCACGTCGGCACTGCCACGACCTCGTCGCCCTCGAACATGCGCAGCCAGCGCTTCTGCATGCCGCCCAGCCCGTAGCAGAAACACCTCTCCGGGCGGCCGCGCATCAGCCGCTCGCGCAGTTCGGCCGCGGCGAGCAGGCGCTCCAGTCGGGTGATGTCGCCGGACGCGGCCCGGCGATCGGCATCGGTGGCCTCGCGCGAGCGCTGGATCTGGCGGTGGTACTCGAGTTGCGCCCCGTACGCGCCAGCCGGCAGCAGCGGCACCTCCAGCAGGTTGCGCTCGATCTCCTCGGGATCGGCCGGGTCAGGCGGCTGCACGTTGTGCAAGCGGAGCACCCGTCCGAGCGCGTTACTCAGGGGCTCCGGCTCGGCCATGTCAGGCGCTCCGTCCTACGCGAATCTCGGCTCGCTCGAACGCGTCGAACTGAGCCATCTCCTGCGCGGAAATCACTCTGCCGTTGCGGGCCACCCTGGCCACCTCGTCTGGCAAGCCGCTCTCCTTGGCGCGGTCGAAGTCGCGCGACAGCCACTCGTTCAGCGCCCGGTCCGACAATGGCTGGCGTTTACGCCCGTTGGCGTCCTGTTGCTCGGGCCACGCCATGGCCCGCGTCCATGACGTGTAGAACGCCTGCTCAGCGCCGACCTTCTCGTACTCGGTCTTCCAGAAGCGCTTGGCGCGGGCCAGCTCGTCGCCAGTGGCCGGGTACTCCTTGCGCCGCACCTGTTCGTCCAGGGGTTGCAGCTTGACGATGACCCCGGGCACGTCGGCATCGTCAGCCGGGAAAGGGCCGAGATCAGCGTCCTCGGCGTCTACCCCGGGCAGGGGCTCGTCTTTGGCGGACGCCAGGAAGTCGTCATCCTCGACTTCAAAGTCCGGCGTCTCCTCGCGTGCGCGCGTGCGCGCGTGCGCTTGAGTGAGCCCGGGTATCTCTTCTTCAGTTCTTACGTTCTCTACGTTCTTAACCTCTCCGGTCTTCGCGCGTAAGAACGTTCGCGCACCGTTCGCGCCCTTCGACTCAGGCCCGGGCGAATGTTCGTCGAACGTTCGCTGAACATTCGTAGAACGTTCGGCCCGCAGAGCCGCCATGCGTTCGCGCGCCTCAGCACGTTTGGCGAAATACTTGCCGCTGAACTCATCCCAGTGGTGGATCAGCAAGCGGCCAGCGTCGGTCTGCTCCAGAAACCCGCTGCCGATCAGCGCGTTCATCCATGTCTCGCGGTGGCTGCGGTACGGCCAGTCCGTGACGAGCGCGATGGCCGCGGCCGAGTGGCCGGTGAGATCGCCCTCTTCGTTTTCGCGCTCCATAGCCGATGACCAGAGCTGTTCAAGGCAACTCTTGACCACGTGCTTCTTCACCAGTTCGCCGAGCTGGTTCAGTTCGTCAACGTCGTCCAACAGTGCGAGCAACTCGGCGAAGCGCCGGTGTTTCATCAGATCGACGCGGACCTGGATGTGCAGCGGCTCTGGCTGGCCGGCCATCAGCGGACCCTCGGAGCCTGGAGCGCGACGAACTCGTGATGCAGTGTTGATGCGGGCACAAACTCTCCCTCTTGCGCCCGCATTTCGGCTCGGGTTACGCTAGTCACCGAACAAGCTCCTTGGCTTGGAGTGGCAAAGCGTGGCCCTCCCCAAAGGGGCGCTGTGGATTTCGCACCGAGCGCTCCCCGTGCCACCGGGGGGCGTTTTTATTTGCCCAATGGGCGCTCGGACAACTTGACGGTAGTGCTGGACTAGAACGAATGTCTAGTCGGCCATGCCGGGCAAGCCGGCCTAGTCGGGCAGAGGCGGTTCCTCCTCTTCCCGCGGCGCGTGTGCGATTGGCCTGCTGCTTCGACGTGATGGTGCCTGCCGATCAAATGCTCGCCGCATCGCTAGAATTTTCACGATGGGCGAGCCCAACGGCGCATGGCCGGCGTCACGACGGCATCACGAGCGCGGCTATGCGCGGGTCGACGGGTCAATGTGAGGCCCCGGCCGACCGATCGGCAGGGAGTCTGTTTGGCGTTGAGAGTTCCTCGCTGGGTTGGCACTGCACAGTGTGCCGGACCCCGGAGCGTGGGTGTAAAGGCTGGGCCGGCAGCAATTTGCGTCACGATTTCCAGCGCCATGCAGCCACGCCCGAGCGCATGAAAGACTCAGGACTGACGGGGCTGCTTGCTCCTGGTGGCCAGGCGGTCCAGCTCGGCCTTGAAGGTCGCCAGCTCCTGCTCGGAGGCGGTCTCCAGGTGATGCATGACGAGCTCGGTGCGCGCCTGCGGCAGTGCGCGGATGATCTCGTCGAGCTTCAGGTGCATCGCCGCGGCGTTGCGGTTCTGGGTGTTCTGGACCAGGAAGATCAGCAGATAGGTGATCACCGTCGTGCCGGTGTTGATGACCAGCTGCCACGTGTCCGAGAAGCCGAAGATCGGCCCCGTCACCGCCCACACGATCACCGCCACGCACGACAGCACAAACGCCAGCGGGTGGCCGGTCCAGGCGCCCGCGAGCGTGGCGACGTGCGCGAACCAGTGATCGAGGGTCTTCACTCGGCGTGGCCGTTCGGACTGCTCGGCGACGTCCCGCCGCGGTGCACGATGGCAGCGATGCCGAGGGCCACCGGCGGCGGCTGCGCGCGGCCTTCGTGGTAGCTCGCGAGCAGCTCGAGGAACGCGCCGCGTTCGCTCTCGCTCAACTGCAGCCACCACGAGGTCACCAGCAGCGCCAGCTCGTCTGAGCCCAGCCCGCGCTGCTCGAGATGGACCTTCGGGCCCTTGCGCGCATAGACGAACAGGACGTCGGGCGCGGTCTCGGCCGGCTCGTCGGTCACGGCGACATCGTCGCCGCCTGGCCAGCGTGGCGTACATGCCGAGACCGGCAGGGGAAATCACCAGTCAGGGCGGGGTTGGCTGCGCCCTGACTGGGTCTTCGATCGCGGCGGCGGTGACGTCGAGCCGTCACCGCGATCGGCGGGATGGCGCCGCAGTTGCTGGCGGGTGCCCTCGACGATCACCCGCAGCCGCCTGTTCTCGGTTTCGACGCGTTTCAGCTGGGCTTCCAGACGCCGGACACGTACGCGCAGCGTCTTGCGCTCGCGCACGATCTCCGCCACATCTTCGGCGACGTCCCACACCTCAGCCCGGCTCATACGTCCGGTACTCGGCAATGAATCGGTCGAGATCGTCAGCGCGTATCCGGTAACCCATCCGATCACCGCCTGGCTTCGTCGCCGGAAGCCGCCGATCACGAATCCATCTGAGGACCGTGGTCGGCGTGATCTTCAGGCGAGCGGCTACATCGGCGACCGTCAGCCACTCGGTGTCTTCGGCCACGGCAAGCACCATGATGCCCGGCCCTACGGCGTCGCGGTGATGAGCTCGCCGAGGTCTTCGAGCGCGCGCTCGAACTGCTTGCGCACGACGGGCACGATCGGGCTCTGCGGCATGTTCTTCAAGTACGGCGCGACCGCGCCGCGGTAGCTGTGGCGCAGGATCGTCATCGCAGTCTTCGCCCGCCAGGCGGCGAACTCGCGCACCTCGCGCGGGTCGACGCTGAAGCGGTAGCCCTTCTTGCACGACACCAGCGGGAATTCGGGAAAGTGATCGCGCAGGTATTCGACGCCGGCCGTCACCTGCATGTAGCGCAGGCCGGTCAGCGTCATCAGCTGGTTGGCCGTGATCCAGCGGTTGTCGTTGGTGGTCGGGATGTGCATGAAGACGAGCTCGGCCCAGCCGGGCTTGAGGGGCGGACGGCCGCGTTTGTTAGCCACGTTTGCCTCCGAGAACAGAACTCAGGAACTGGTCGATGTCGCTGGAGCCGGTGTCGACGAACACGCGGATCGGGCCGGTGGCGTCGTCGAGATCGTCGAGCGCCTCTTTCAGGAACTGGCGCAGCGCCAGCGGATCGCGCGTCGGCGCGGAGCCCAGCCGCGGCAGGATGTCGTCGCGCAGCTTCTCGACGTGGCGGCGCATCTGGTCGACCCAGGTGCGCACGTCCAGCAGCGCGCGCTGCTGGTCGATGGTGCGGTCGATCGGATCGGCGTCGGCGATGCGCTCGGCGCGCGCGGTGACCTGCTGCTCGCGGCGGTGCAAGCCCTGGTACACGGCGCGGCGGATCTCGGGCTGGTCGAGCACCTCGTCGATCGCCTCGGGCGTCGCCTTGCTGAAGGCCTGGTGCAGGATCACCTGAGACGGCACGCCTTTGAACGCGCGGTCGAGCAGCGCCTGGCTGCCGGTCGGCGGGTTGTACGGCTCGACGCCGATGTGGGTGCGGATCGCGTCGATGGTCCAGCGCTTCTGCACCGTCGGGCGCTCCACGCCGCCCACGAACTGCGTGGGCGGTTTGGTGGCCACCATCTCGAGCAGCCGGCTGCGCTCGCGCTCGTCGGCGACCTGGGCGATCTCGCGGTACACCGACCAGATGACTCCTACTACGCGCGTAGTAGGAGGGATGCGGCTGGAGACGAACCGACGCTGCTCCAGCACCTTGTAGTCGACGCCCGAATCGGCGGCGAGCCGCTCCAGCACCCCGGCGGTGTCGTTGTGGGCGCCGTCACGGCCGAGTGGCGCCTGCTCCAGCACCACGTCCCCCATCTCGAACGCCGTCATGCCCTCACTGGCATCCAGCTCGCGAATGCGATTCACAGCCTGCTCGAACTTCATACGCGCCTCCCCTGGGAGAACAAATGTCCTGTACGACAATGTCAGGGTAACGCATGCCATGTTCGGGCAAGTCAAGTTGTTACGACAAATTGTGACACTGTCATGCCGGGGACATGACGGTTTGCCGGCGGGGCGTGACGCGGCCGTGACGCGCGTCAGTCAGTCGGTGCGAGCGCGAGCGATCGACGCGGCGATCTCGACCGCGACGCCGGGCGGTCTGGAGCCAGGCTCGAGGTAGTGGCTGAGCTCGGCGACGTGGTCGCGCCGATCGTCTTCGTCGAGCGACAGCCACATGCCGATGAGGATGCTTCTGAGCTCGTGGTTGGTCAGGCTGCGTGTCTGGATGCGCGCCACGCCACCGGCGCGGCGGTAGCGAAACTCGCACTCGTGCGGGAAGCTCACGGCGGCGACACCCAGCCCAGCATGCGCCGATAGCCGAGCAGCAGAAAGACCGCGTTCGGCCACAGGATGAGCGCCGCCAGCGCGGACACGCCGACGCGGACGAGCACGGGCTGGGACGCCAGCAGCCAGAACGCGACGAGCGGCAGACCGATCGAGCTGGCCACCGCGCACGCGGTCACCAGCGTGCAGACGACGCGCCAGTAGAAGCCGATCAATGCGTGCGTCATGCGACACTCCAGTCTGCAGCCGATATACGTCTGTGATGCCTGGAACCCTGGCGGTTGGCCTGCACCGGGGCGTCCTCCTCGACTATGATCATAGCGTTCCGCAACGCTAATAATTCATCCCCAGGAGTTGTCGATTGCCCACCAAACCTGCCTCTGCCGAGCTCGATGTCAACCCCACCGAGTGGTACAGCGTCAACAACGCGGCCAGGATTCTTGGCGTGCGCCCGGTCCGTGTGCGGCAGCTGCTGGCCTATGGCGAGCTCAAGGGTGAGAAGATCGGCCGCTCCTGGAATATCCGAGGCCACGACATCCAGCGCTGGCACGCCCAGCGCAAGCCGATCGGTCGTCCGAAAGGCTCCGTGAGCTACAAGTTGGACGTCCTCGGCCGACGGCGCAAAGTCAATCACCCGCGGCCAGTGAGCCGGCTCAAAGAGATGCGCGAGGCGCTCAGAGCTGTTTCATGAGGGGAGGGTGAGACCCCAGCTGCGGTATTCGCGCTTCTACTACTGGTTCGTCGTGCTGGCCGGCATCGCGGGCGGCTACTGCGCTAGCGATTTCGTGCGTCGGCGTCGTCGTCGCTAGCCGTGCTCCAGTGAAGTTGACCAATCTCCGACGCATCCGCCTGCGCCGCGCCTGGTCCCAGGCGCGACTCGCTGAGCGCTCCGGGGTCGGCAAGTCCACCATCCTCCGCATCGAGAACGGCCAGGCCGAGCCGCATCCGAGCACCCACCCTCAAACTCGCCACCGCTCTCGGCGTCGAGCCCGCAGTGCTGATGACCACCGACCGGCGCCTCCAGGCCGCCATGCGCCCACTCGACAGCCCCGCCATAGCGCCACGCGTTTCTGCATGAGCTAGCAATCCCATACAGCCGCGCGCGGGCGCATCATCCACAGCCAGGAGGCCAACGCTGGTGAAGAAGCTGCGCGACCTGCTCAAGGGCAACGACGAGGCGTACGCACGCGGCGTCACGGTCGGGAGTGCCTTCCGAGAGAAAGTCGGCAAACTCCTCGGCGGGCAACGCGAGCAACTGCCCTCGACGACGTCATCGACGTCGACGCCAACGCCGAAGCCGAAGCGCAAAGCAGCCGTGCCCAGCATGCCGCGCGTCAGCCCGGCCGTGTACTCGGTCGCGCTGCAAGAGCAGTTGGCGTTAGAGCGCGCCAGCACCGAGCCGCTGATCGGCAACTGGTTCGACCAGATGTACCGCGCCGCGATGAAAACCAACCCGGCGCTGAGCGAACCGCGCGATGAGCGGGATGTTGCACGCGCGTTTCGGACACAGGTCACCAGGGCGACGCCCTTCTTCTGGACGGGCGCGATCGCCGATGTCGTGCTGGCTGCCTCGAAGATCATCCCCGACTACACGTTCACGGCTGAGAGCTTCCCTGTCCACGACGCGTTCGTCTGGCTCGAGCATCCCGTGACGCTGCTGACCAGCGACAAGCACGGTCCGATTCGACTCACCGCCTGGCAGTGGAACGTCGATCCGCCTTCAGAGAAGAAGAAGATTCACGAACAGAACGCCGTGATCGGCGGCGCTCCTGCCCCGCGGCCGCACTCAGGCTGGACGTGCTCGCTGTGGGGTTTCACCTACACACCGAAGCGCCCAGCTGGGTTTCCGACGATCGATGCCGAGGTGCATTTCGGCTGGACACTGACCGACGAGGCCGAGTTGCCAATCCGGGTGCGCGGCCCCGATGCCGAACACCGAGCGTTCCTGAAGTTCGTCGCTGCCAGTCTGAGCTTCCTCGAGCAGGAGCTGGTCGTCACGCCTAGAGGCGAAGCGCATCGCACGGCTCGCCGCCGGCTTGAGCGGGCGGGGTCCGTGCAGGAGCCGTACATCAAGGTCGTCGAGCTCCGCCGCCGCCACTACCGGGAACACGGCGACGCGGGCGAGTCTGGCGAAGGCCCGGACTGGAAGAACCGCTGGATCGTGAGCGGCCATTGGAGACGGCAGTATTACCCATCAACCGATGCACACAAGCCGCTGTACATCGCCCCCTACGTCAAGGGGCCTGAGGACCGGCCGCTGAAAACGCCGCAGTCAAAGCTGTTCGTAGTCAAGCGATGACGCAATGACGGTCGTGCGCATCCGACTGGTCGGCCGCTCCGAGTCCGAGATCGACGAGGCGATCTTTGCGCTGACCAGCGCCCTCGCTCAGCTCGACGATCCCACCATGTTCGAGATCACGCGTCGGCCGGGGCGGGCGCGCGCGGGCCACGTGAGTCGCGAGTGGGTGGCCTACGGCAAGCTCAGTCTCGACCGCGCGGACGTGGTGCAATCCCGCAAGGATGTAGCGGGTTCACGCAATTCCTGAATGAGCCTCGACCTGGATCTCGTCTGCGACTGCTGTCAGCAGTCGATCACGCTCGACGGCCCGACGTACTGCGACGGCTGCTGGCAGGACACGATCGCGACGCTGCCACGGGTCGAAACGGCACTGCGCGAGCTGGCCACGAAGCTCGAGGGCGACGCCGCCAAGCGAGTCCTCGCGCTGGCCGAGCACGTCTACGACTGGAATATCACGCCCGAGGGCACCCGCGGGCCGAGCAGTTCTTAAACCCGGCTCACGGTCCGGTTTTTGCATCAAGCGCGGCCATGACACAGCCCAACCCACCCCAGCCGAACCCGAACCCCAACCCGAACCCCAACCCGAACCCGGAGCCGAACCCGGAGCCGCGGCCGGACCCATCGCAGCCTGAGCCGCAACCGCGACCCTGATCAGCAATCCGACGGTTGGCCGCGCGCCGGGCAGGGAGGCGCCCGGCGCGTCACCGTCTGAACCCAACCGCGACGGAATCGCAACGCTGGCGTCCGGTAATCGGCACTTCCCGGACCATAGAATCCAGCCCCGTATGTCGAGCGATCTCGAACGCGTCGTCCCCGTCAGCACGGAGCTGGCCCAGCTCGCCGAACAGGCGCAGAGCTACGCCCGCGCGGCCCGCTCGCCGCGCACCGTCAAGGCGTACGCCAGCGACTGGCGCCATTTTTCCAACTGGTGCGCCGAGCGCGGTCTCGAGCGCTTGCCCGCCACGCCCATCACCGTCGCCATGTACGTCACCGACATGGCCGCAAACGGTCTGCGCCCGGCGACCATCGACCGCCGCCTGGTGGCCATCAACCGCGAGCACAAAGTCGCCAGAGCACCGCAGCCCGGCCTGAGCCCCGAGGTGAAGGAGACGCTGGCCGGCGTGCGCCGCTCCGTCGGCACCGCCCAGCGCCAGGTGGCCGCGCTGCTGACCGACGACTTGAAGTCGATGTTGAGCGCGACTCCGGACTCGCTGCGCGGCCTGCGCAACCGCGCCGTCCTGCTGCTGGGTTTCGCCGGCGCCTTCCGCCGCACCGAGCTGGTCTCGCTCAATCGCGGCGATCTGGATTTTCAAAGAAACGGTCTGGTCGTTACTTTGAGGCGTTCAAAAACAGACCAGGAGGGCCGCACGCGGCGCGTCGGCATCCCCTTCGGCTCGACCGAGCTGACCTGCCCGGTCCGCGGCGTCCAGCGCTGGCTCGAAGCCGCCGAGATCAGCCGCGGCGCCGTCTTCCGCGCCGTCGACCGTCATGACAATGTCAGTTCCGAGCGTCTGAGCGACCGCTCGATCGCACGCCTGGTCAAAGAGCACGCCGAGCTCGTCGGACTCGACCCCAGCCGCTACGCGGGCCACTCGCTGCGCGCCGGGCTGGCGACCTCAGCCGCCGACGGCGGTGCGTCGGACCGCGCCATCATGCGCCAGACCGGGCACCGTTCGACGGCGATGGTCAACCGCTACGTCCGCGAGGGGCGACTGTTCCGCGACAACGCCGCCGTCCTCGCGGGACTCTGAGCTAGACGGCTAGAGCTACTGCTGCACCAGCCAGAGCGAGTTGTTGGAGCCCAAATAGCGAACCCACGTGATCCTGGACAGCCCGCTGAACTTCTTCGCCCACTTGCTCACGACGGGCGATCCGCCCTTGTGCTTGGCCGCAAACGAGGGGTGCAGCGCTACAAACGCCGGGTTATCCAGCCACCACTGAGACTCGATCTGGCCATTGCTGGACACGGCGTGAAAGATTGGCCAGAGCTGCTGCGCGTGGGCGTGGCACCAACTGAAGGTGACGCCCGGACCCAAATAGTTTTCCACTCATGCGTATAGCGATCTGGAAGTGCAACCGCAAGCAGTGGGTGTGCTCCTGGTCGCGATTCGGGTGTTGCGGCGGTTGCGGCCAGTGTAGGTAGGTTTCGCCGAGAACAAATCCTTTCCGATATCGCACATTTGTTCGATTCATGCGACAATCCCCACGTCATGACGCGGGTCCCGGCCAAGGGCCCTTTTCCCATGAGGGAGTGGAGGCGCAATACACCACCGTGAGTACCACCCCAGCGCAGCGCGGAGCTCAACTACAGCCCGTGGTGCGCGATGACGATGACGATCTCGTCGAACTCGCCCCGATCGATCGCTTCCAGCTGCTCGACGTCTACGCCAAAGGCGTCGTTAAGGAGCGCGACGGCGGCGCCCGGATCGACGCGCTCGCCACGATCTCCGCGGGCGATCGCGGCCCCGACAAAGACGGCCGCCCTGGCACGCCGCGCGTCTCGCGCGACGGCACGATCATGCTCCACGACGCCGACAACCGCGCGCCCGGTCTCAAGGCCGCGCTGGCCGAGACCAACAACAAGCGGCTGACCATCGCCGTCGGCTTCGACGATCCCGATCTGTTCCTGCAGCAGCGCTTCGTGTGCTACACGGCCACCGCGCTGAAGGTCTACGGCGATCAGTTCCGCCTGATGGAGATCGTCACCCGCGGCCAGACCGCCCAGCATCTGGTCCATGAGGCTGGCACGCCGCGCTACGACGAGCTCGTCGCCGACTGCAAGGTGTCCGCCAGTCTGTACTTCGTGCTCGCCGATTGGGACCAGGACAACAAGCCGCGCGTGCTGATGCCCGACGGACTCGGGTTCTATCGGCTGCGCACGACCTCACGCCACAGTTTGCGAAACATCCTGGGCACCTTGCGCTACCTCAGCCGCTTCACCGGCGGCCGTCTGGCCGGCGTGCCGATGGAGCTGCAGCTGACATATCGCGAGGTGTCGGACCCGTTCGGCATGAAGCGCAACATCCCGACGTGGTCGCTGGCCATGAAGCCGCCGCACGGCATCGTCCTGGACACGCGCAACTTCGCGCCGCTGGTCCAGCAGGCGCTCGCCGAGGGCAAGGCGCTGCACGTGCCCGACCCCAACGGCAAGGCGCTCATGGCGCCGCGCGCCGAGACATGGGAAACGGCGGCCGTCGAAGGGCCCGAGGAATTCGAGCCCGACGACGCGGACATCGCGCGGCTGATGGCTGGCGATGCGCCGGCCGACTACGACTACTGGCGGCGCGCCTGGTTCGGCGCCGTCGGCGGCTCGCGCTATGCCGACAAGGCCGGTCGCGCCGAGTGGATGCTCGCGTACACCGACAACGAGACCAACAGCCTGGCCGCGTGGCTCAAGGGCGTGACCAACGCCGACGCCGAGCGCATGCTCGCCGCGGTCACCGACACGCTGGCCCGAGAGGCCAACGGCACTGCCCAGCCAGCCGACGCGTCGCGTGCCCAGCGCTACACCGAGATCTTCGGCGACGACACCAACGACCAGGCCAGCATCGACGCCGCGACCCGCCGCTCGCGGCCGCAGACAGCCGACGACGACGAGGAGATCGACCCCGGCGACATGGGTGAAGGCGGCTGGGCCGAGGCGGCCGCCCGCGACGAGGCCGATGGGCTCGATCCCGACGTCGGCGAGTGCGAGCTGTGTGGCGTGGTGACCAAACTGGTGATGGCCAACCAGGACGACGAGGACAGCCAGCTGGTGTGCGCCGATCGCGAGGCGTGTACCGAGCGTTGCGAGGATCTGGCCCGCCAGGACGAGCAGCAGAAGCTACTCGATCGCTGGCTGACCGAGATGCGCCAGCGGATCAGCTCGAGCGTCCACAAGGACGTCGCCGAGTACGACCGCCGCAAGGCCGTCGGCATGCTCATCCAGCAGGCGACCGCCAACGACTCGCTCGCCAGTCGCGGGCTGCTGCAGGCGCTGATCGACACAACCAGCCTGGCCAAGCTGACCACTGGCGCCTGCGATGTCATCGAGGCCGAAGCGCTCAAGCCCGAGTGGCTCGAGATGGTCAAGCTGGTAGTCGCCAAGCAGGCCACCGAGCCCGCCAGTGCTTGACAGCCACGATACGACCCAGCTCTCCGCGCTCGTCGCGTGCGCGTGGTGCGTGCGCGAGGGCGTGTGGAGCGTCGAGTTCGAGGATTGCGGCCACACCACGCCGTGCTGCGACGATCACTACGGCGAGTATTTCCTGGGCCTGGGCTGGGAGTGGCTGTGGCCGGCCGACGAGTTCGAGCCGAGCTGTCCGGAGTGCTCGGGCTGAGGCCGGCAGTTGTGGCGGTGCCGCCCCTTATATTGAGGGCGCGTCGGCGGGCTCGACTCCCAGCTCGCGTGCGGTGCGGGGCGCCGCGTCTCCGCCTCCAGGGACCGGCGCTGCGTGCGCGGGTCGCCAGCCTCCCCCGAGTCCGCCGGCGCGCTCGGTTCTCTCAGGTCATGACGGCAGCTGGCCGGTCAGCCGCTTCCACAACGGCCGCCGCAGCCACGCCAGCTGCTCCCTCAAACGGCCGATCTCCTCGGCCATCGAGGCGATGCGCTCGTCGCGTTCGGCCAGCTCGCGCTCGCGGGTTAGCCCGAACGTCTGCAGGCTGTGCATGACGCCGAGCGCCAGAGCCACCTGCGGCTCGGGTCCTGGCTGAGATGCGGGCTCAGACTCGGTCATGTCCTCGGCGATGACGGCGTCCTGACCTGTCAGCAGGACCATGATGCTGCCGTCCGGGTTGGCGCGCTTTTTGAGCACGCCCTTCTCCAGCCGGCGGAAGACCGACCGCTCGGTGATGTGCAGGCGCGCGGCCGCGTCCTTGACGCTGACCCATTCGCCGATCTCGGCAGTCTCGGGTGGGGTGGGTGTCATGTCCTGTCAGTCTGCCGGTCAGTGCTGCCCGGTCCGGGCCGCTTGGCATTACAGACCCGATACAGGCCGCCGAAACGCTAGCATTCTGGGATGCAAAGCACGACGATGCATGGCTCGCCGCAGACTGACGGGCAGTGGTGGCAGGCCACGGGATCGCGCCCGCTCGTGTGCCCACGCTGCGGCCGGCAGGGCAAGGACGTCCCAGCCGTCATGGCCTACCGCGAGGACTTCGACGACGGCGGCATCCAGGCTCAGTCCAATCCGAGATGGAAGCGGCTGGGCTGGATCCTGTGGCGCGAGTGCCAGTATTGCAGCTGGGAGCACCACGAGCAGCCGGTCAGTCTGAGCCAGATCGAGTCCTGGCGCGTCGGGCCCTGGCGGCCGATGCCGTAGCCATGGAGATCAGGCGCTACGACGTGCTGTGCGCGGCGTGCAGCCACAACATCCGTCAGCCCGACGGCTGCGATTGCCACTGCCACTGGGACTGCGAGCGCTACGGCATGCACCGCTGGCAGGCGACTCCCGAGGAGATCGAGCGCCGTCTGCTGGTCTGCACGCGCTGCGAGGCGACGATGCCGCTGCTGGAGGCCAACTAAACCGCTGAACACACGTCGAGGGGCACCCGGATTGCGCCGAATGCCCCTCGAACACCCCACCACACCCTTGGACCCCGCGGCCGTTGCCGACCCCTGAGCCAAAGCTGCAGTGCGGCTCACTGTAGCACGCAAAAGTGCGGGAGTTCGTGCTCAATAGCGCGGTTGCCAGCCCCGCGCGCGGCCCATGGCCAGCACCGGCAGCGGCTGCTGCGGCCCGCTCAAGCCCGAGCACAGATACCGGAGCGCGTCGCAGTTCGAGACGAGGATGCCGTTCGCGAAGTATTCGTGCTCGCCTTCAACCGTCAGATTGAAAACGTCCCGTGGCTCGGTCTCGCGGACTACTCGGACGACCAGACATCCTGGCCTTGCTCGAACAACTGCGCGAGCAATGGCGAATGCGTGAGTACCGGTTCGTCTCGAAGGATTGTCCGCACCAGGCACACGTGCGCGTCTCGTTGTCGACGCCGCTGGCCCGCCGCCAACTCGACTTGCACGAGTTGCAACAGAAGCGATCGCTCGCGCGCCGCGTGATCGACTCGAAGCTCGTGCCGCACTGCTCACAGCTGCGCTTGGCTGTCTGACGCTTCGCCCAAGCTTCTCGAGCATGTTTGGCGTGCCACGCCAGACCAGCCTCTGAGCTGTGCCACTCCACGGCCTGCGCACGAACTCGCTCCAGATGCGCCAGCCTCGCGGGACTTGCCCCCGGCCCGCGGAAGTGGTGCTGGTTGTGCTCGGCTTGCGACATCGGTTTGAGATTCGAGGGGTCGTTGTTGAGTGGGTTGTGGTCGTCGTGATGAACCACCCAGCCTTTAGGGAGCTTCTGTCCGGTCGCGTCTTGCCAGATGGCGATGTGGAGATACCGCGGGCGGCCGCCGGTGTTTTCACTGGCGTGGAAGTAGTTGCGGCGATGCTCATCTTCCGCTTCCGGGTAGCGCCGGTAGGTGATGCCCTGGAAGACGACCACCTCGGACTTGTATTCGCGGGCTGGGGGCGTGAAGGGCTGCATTCGACCGCCATAGCGTATCGCAGTGCGTCCATTCTTACCCAACCACGCTTGCGCACCCAGATGGGATGCTCAGGCGTCGCTGTCAATTTCCGGCCATCACTCAGCTCGAGTGTCAGGACCTTGGCCTGTCGCTCCGTCAGCGCACTGTCCAGCACACGTCGGAACCCCTGACGCGTCCGCACCAGCTCGCCCGGTCTGATCTGCTCGATCGGTCGTAGTCCGGAGCGGGTCTCGATGAGCGTTCCGGCCGTCACGCAGCGGTGATAGGCGGCCTTGTCCTGGATGTCCTCGAGCGGCTCGCCGTCCGGGCCGGCCTTGCGCGAGTACGTGCCCAGCTCCGAGCGCAAGCCCACGCACGTGTCGAAGACGAACAGCCTTCGAGCCTTGAACAGCTCGATCGCGCGGTCGATGCCGACCTCCACGTCGGAGACCGGCGGCGGTTCGACCACCAGCCCGGCCGCGGTGAACTCCAGCCGCCAGCTGTCCTCGCTCTTGGCGCCGCCCCACGAGCGGTACAGCGGCGCGCCACCCAGCTGCTGGAGGATGTCCTGGGCGTGCTGCGAGGCGGTCCGCCCGCCCGAGAGCTGCTCGTCGTACACGTAGAACGTGTTGGTCAGCGGGTCCTGGGCGATGAAGATGCGCGCCAGGTGCACGCCGCCGAAGTCCAGGCCGATGTAGCGCGGCCACCACGCCGGGATGGGCATCGTGCGCGCCTTGATCAGGTGCCCGCCCTGCTCGCGGTAGCTGTCCTCGTAGTCCGAGTAGATCAGGCCCGGCGGCTTGTCGAAGCGGCCCTCGAAGAACATGCGGTACTTCCAGAGCGGCAGTTTGTCGCGCTGGCGCTCCATCTCCTCGATCGGAAACGACGGGTTCAGCGAGGACGCGAACTGGATGACGCAGATGTCCGGGTCGCCGTCGACCGCGGGCTTGTAGACGGTGGTGAAAAGAGGCCCCTGGTTGTACGGCGTCGTCGAAATGAACCGACGTCCTTCGTACAGCGCCAGGCGGCGGTCGATGGCCTCGTACGACTCGAGCCGAAACTGCGCCTGGCCGGCCTCGTCGAGCCAGGCGGCTTTGGCCGTCGCCGACTCGAGCGACTCGGGATTGGTCGCCGATCCAAAGAGCACGCGGGTCTGGTTGTCGTGGAAGACGAACATCTTGTCCGCGGCCATCCACGTGCCCAGATTGAGCGTGCCCTGGAACAACCGCAGGAACTCCGGCAGCATCTTGCGCTTCAGCAGTGGGAAGGTCGCCGTCACGGCCAGGTAGTCGCCCGGCCCCTGCAGGCGGATCTCGCGCTCCAGCCACAGCGGCCCGCTCGAGGTCTTGCCGCTCTGCGACCCGGCGATCATGGCGATCGTGCGGGCGCGGCTGGCCATCGCCGCGCTCTGGCCGGGGTGCAGATTGGCGCGCACGCGTGCGCTGCCGTCCGGGCTCCGTTCGAGCATCCACGGGCCTTCCTGCCGCGCGCCGCCGCGCGGTACTCGCGGCGCTGGCAGCAGTTGCCTGGGCGGTGGCGTCGGCGCAAGGGGAGGGCCGTTCAGCAGTTCGGCTCCCAGGTTGGCCGCGGTGCGCTCGATCTGCCGGCGCTGGCTCGCCGAAATGACCATGCGGCCTCAGTCCTCGACGGACTCGGGCTCGACACCCCACAGTTCGTTGGGATCGACGCGCTCGATCTCCTGCGCTGGAGGGCTGAGCGCCTCGACCTGGCCGTTGACCAGCGACGCCTGCGAGCTGGCGCCGATGATCGTCATGCCCTGCGCCGGCTTCTGCGGCGCGAGCTCGTATACGATCTCCGTCACATTCACGTGCGTCTGCGGCTTCGCCTCGTCGGCCGGGTACAGCCCCAGCAGGCGGTTGCGTTCGGCGATGCACCACTGAATGACGGTCATGTAGCGGCTGTCGGGGTCGCGCTGCTCGGTGCGCGTGCTGGCCTCGCGTACGGTCGTTTCGCCGTCCTCGCCCGAGCGGCTGCGTTGCCGCCGCACGGTGATCTCGCGATCCTGTTCGGATTGGCCCAGGAAGCGCCACGCCGAGCGCTCGAGCAGGTCGAGCTTTCGCAATTGCTGGTTCAGATCGACGTCGTAGTTGCGCAGCGTGCTCTGGGCGTACTGCTGGGCGATCTTTTTCAGGTCCTGGCGAATCTGCTCGGGCGAGACGCCCATTTCGCTGGCGATCTCGGGTGCGGTGTACCCCCGCAGGTGCAGCTCCTCGGTGCGGGCGAAGTCTTTCTCGCGTTGCAGCGGGGTGCGGGTGTTGGCCGCCATGCTCTGGCCGAGTGTGCCGTGAGGCAGTTGATGGCCGCACGCGCGGGGCCGGCGCGGGCACATCTGAAAAATGCACGTGTGCGTCCGCGGTGACGCGTGCCTGCGCTACTCGGCGTCGTCCTCCTCGTCGTCAAGCCGGTTCACGAACGCCTGCAGCGCGTCCAGCATGACGTCGATGATCTGGAGCGCCAGTCCCTGCTGGTGGCTTGGAACCATGCGCAGCACCCTGCGGAAGCGCCGCGCCCGAGCGCGGAATTCGTCGGCCAGGGGCTCTTCGGGTTGGAAGGCCAACGTTGCTGGTGGGTCCAGGTAGCCGGCTGCGCTCAGCAGCTCCGCGGGCGTGAAATCCAGCACGCGCGCGATGCGCGCGATCGTGGCCGGACGGGGCACCACCCGCGCGTGCGGATTGGTCGACAACCAGCGGCCGACGGTCGACTCGCGCAGCCCCAGCTCGCGGGCGAAGCGCCGGCGCGTCCAGCCGCGTTCGGTGAGTTCACGGCGAAGGAGCCCATAGAGGTCGGTCCTGCCGCCGCCGGCGTCCACGCACTCATCAGCCTAGCGTCCCAGTGCCGTGGCCTGGCATCCGACTGCGCAAGCGTTCTGCGGCTGAGTGTCTCACGAGTGCGTCACCACCTCCTGCCAGTATCGCGTGATTGCGTGCCAACCCCGATGGTATGGTCTGAGCAGGGGTTAGGGAATTGCCAACTCTGGAGGCATGTACCGTGTGAGTTGGTACTCCGCACTTGAGGGGAGGCTGCATGCACTCAGGTGACAGTGACACCTACGCCACAATCCCAGCGCGGAGAGGACTCCGCGCGCGACGGATTCACCGACGGTGAGCTCCAAGCGTGCCTGAAACTGATTGACGAGACCCGCGAGCAGCTCGACCTGTTGCTCGATCCTGGCAAGCGCTTCGGCGAACTCATCACCGAAGGGCCGCAGCGCATCATCGTCGAGGTCTTCGACAACTTCCTGCAAACCTTCGGCTACGCCGACGACACGCAGCTGGTCAACCGCACGCTGGCCCTGGCCCTGGCCCACCGGATCGGGCCGGCGCCCGACACCGGTCCCCTCGAGCGTCACCTGCTGGGCCCGCTGGAGCGGGGACTCCGCGACGACGCTTCCTGGGAGACGAACCTGTTCCGCGGCGATGGTTCGCAACAGCAGGCGCGCGTGGACGTGGTGCGCGACAGCCCTGGCCGCCTGCGCTTCCGCTTGACTCCGCGCGATGCCCCGCTCATCGCGAGTGCCGACGAGATGCTGGTGATCGTCATCAAGACCGGCACCGGCGGCGGCGGCGGGTTGATCCTCGCCGCCAATGACGCGGCCTGCACCGCGCTCAAGTACACCCGCACGGAGCTGGTGGGCTCTTACTACGAGACGATGCTCCACCCTGGCGAACCGCCGAGCAGCCAGGCGCGCCCGGACGAGGTCGCGCAGTGCACGCGGGTGGCCATGGAACGCAGCAGCGAGATCCTTGAGTTTAACGAACACTGGATCGCGAAGGACGAGGAGCGGCTGGAATTGCGCAGCCGGCTGCAGTGGTCGCCCGATCTGGGCGGGTGCTTCACGGTCCGCGCCACGCGCACGGTACTTGGGGACGCGATGAGCGTCCGGACGGCGGCCAGGTATGCGACGGTCCTGCTGCTGGGCTTCTTCAGCTACGCCATGCTCGACTATCTCTCCGACGGCCAACTGGACGGCATCGTCCACTTCTGCGCGAAAGCGATCTCAAACCTCTTCGGCAGCGGTTAGAGGCGGATCCGTCCGGCCCCGTCGTGGTACAGGTGCTCGAGCTTCCAGGCGCGATCGCGAATCGGCTCGCGCAGCAGCTCGCCGCGGTAGCAGACGTGGGCGCCGTCGGGCCCGGCCCAGTATTCGTCGAGGTCCCAGCGCGTGTTCTGCTCGCGCAGCGGCGCATCGACCACCAGCTCGCCCTCGACAAGTTTCTGTAAGCAGCTGGCCTGGCCGAGGACGTAGTGGCCGGGCTCGTGGCGGGCGAGTTTGGCCAGCGCCTTGAAGGCCATCATCAGCCCGGCGGTGGTGTCGCCCAGGTAGATCGGCAGCCAGGGTCCGTACTCCATCCAGCTGCGCGCCTGGGCGACGACGTCGAAGCTGCGCTCGCCGACCTCGCTGCGCAGGCTGACCCACACCACCGCCCAGCGTTGCGCCAGCGTGGCCGGCTCGATGCCCCAGCTGGCCAGCGTGGCCGGTCGAACGTTATCCAGCACGATCCCGACGTCGCCCAGCGGCAGCTGCGCGAGCTCGTGGGCCCGGCGCGCGACCAGCGTTTTGCCCGCGTTGATCCACGCCCACAGCTCGTCGCCGTGGTCCAGACCGAGGATCGGATCGCGCGCCGGCTCGGGCGCCACCCACTTGGTCACCTCGAACCCCTGCTCGGCGAGCAGCATGCCCGCGTAGGCGACAGAAACATAGTTCCCTAGTTCCAGAACGCGCATTGCCCTCACCAGTTGCTCCCGCGCATGACCAGGATGACCAGGAACGTGACAACCAGTGCGGCGAACATCACCAGGCGCAGCTGCTCGTCGCTCACGGATAGCGCAGCAGATCGAAGTCGACGTTCGGCAGCAGCGCCTCGCCCTCGAGTCGCATCATCAGTACCCGCGCGCCCTCGAAGCGCTCGGTCATGGCGTACGTCATGACCACGCACCGATCGCCAGGCTTGGCCAGGTGCGCCCCGCCGCCGTTGGTTTCGAACACGGACTCCGGGCCTGGCAGCGCGTACGTCACCCAGCGCGCGCCGCTCTCGAGATTCACCACGTGGACCTGCTCGTACGGCTCGATGCCCGCGGCTTCCAGCAGTCGTTCGGCGATGGTGACCGAGCCGTGGTAGTTGAAGTGCCGGTCGGTCACCACGATGCCGTGGATCTTGGCGGCAACCCAGTTCTTCATGGGCCCACGCGCGGTGGCATGGGCCACTCCGCGGGCGCTTCGGCCGGCGGCGGCTCGGCGGGCACGTGCTGGGCCGCGCGCTGCTTCGCGCAGTGCTCCTCGGTCGCCTTCATTAACTGGGCGCAGTACGCGCGCGGGTTGGACTTCTTGTTCTTGCCGCTCGAGAAGTGCCTGACACAGGCGGCGAAGTCCGCAAATTCGCAGTCGGCGCCGAACGGCATACAGCTACCCCCCCCTCTTGAATGGGCGGCACGTACTCGAAGGCCATGGTTTGCAGGTTGCGCGGGTGCGCGTGGCGCCGCACCAGCGTCGGGTTCTTTTCGAGTGAGCCGTAGCTGTGCAGCGGGTACGACTTGGCTCCGGCCCCTCGAAACAGCCGCCAGCGGGGCGAGGCCGAGTAGTACGCGATCATCGCCGGGTGCGAGACCACGTTGTGGTAGCGGTACCCCTCCTCGTACAGCTTCTGGCCGAGCCAGTCGTCCATGCGCCCGCCGATGCCCAGCCCCTGGTAGTCGGGCAGCACCACCAGCCGGTGGCCGAGCTTCACGTTCTTGACGCGGTAGTGCGGCAGATGCAGGTACGACGTGAAACCCACCAGCTCGTCGCCGATCCAGCCGCCGAAGCACACCGCGGACTTGTTCAGTTCTGAACTCAGATAGTGATGACGTGCAAACACCGGCCAGACGGAGTGATGGACCGAATGGAGACGGAGCTCCAGGGGCGGGTGTCGTTGAAGAAACCTCCAGGCAAACTCGCCCGTGTGCGGCTGGTAGATCCAGTCGGGCTGCAGCCAGTCGACGACGTCGTAGTGGCACGTCACCGCTACCAGCTGCCGCTTCGCGCGGCGGACCGCCTTCTGGATCGCGTGTGAGGCGACCTGCGCCACCTGCCGATCGACGGTGCTGGTGAACTCGTCGATGACCACCCGGTCCGGGCTTTCGGCCAGCGCACGGGCGATCGTCACGCGGAACTGCTCGCCGGTGCTCAGGCTGGCGTACGGACGGAACCAGGCCGGCGGCGAGCCGAAGCCGACGGCGGTCAGCGAGCCGGTGATGTCCTTGATCGACATGCCCTCCGGGAACGCGTCCAGGATGCTGCGCTCCGCGGGCCACGCGAACTCGGCGACGAGTTGCTCGGGGAAGAGGGCGCGGGCCACGCTCGTCTTGCCTGCCCCTGATGGCCCGACGATCAGGCCCACGCCCCAGTCCCGCTCGTGCAGGGGCAGAGACACGGTCCACTCGCTCGTGCTGCGCTCGTGCGGCGGGATGTCGAACATTGACGAAACCTGCATCGTGCGTACGGACTTTTTGACGGCCACCTCGTTCCTGACGTGCGCCACCAGAGGCCCAGCTGTCGTGGTCATGACTCCGCATCCGCCTGGACGTCGCCCGCGGCGGGGCCCTGGTCGTAGCCGCGCAGCTGCACGTCGCGCACGTGCGTGCGCAGCCGCGTCAACGCGTGCAACTCGGCGGGCACCAGTCGCAGCACCACCAGGTCCTCGCGGCCAACCTCGTACGGCTTGTTGTGGTCGCCTGGGTCGCCGCAGAAATCACACACCCCAATACTCGCGTCATCAAGAGACCAGCGCGCGCACGTCGTAGCCCTCTTCGGTCAGCCGCTCGAGCAGCTCGACCTGTTGCGCTTCGTCGCTGCAGGTGACCACCACCCCGAACAGATGCTCCGTCGCGTCGGTGTCCGCGTCGCCCGGCGCCGGCATGCCGCGGCCGCCCATCAGCGCCTGCAGCTCCTTGTCGTCAAAACCGAGCAGCGCGACGTCGGAGCCCAGCTGTTTGAGATCGGCGACCATGTCGCGCAGCTTGTCGTCGTCCCAGGCGCCCCACTCGTTGTTGTCGCGCAGCGCGCGCTCCTTGGCGACCTGTTCGGAGACGTCCTCGAGATGCGCCCAGATCGTCTCGCGGCCGAGCTGCTGGCAGGCCAGGTAACGCTGGTTGCCGGCGTAGATCTCGCCGTTCAGCCTGGCCAGCACCGGCCGCAGCCGCAGCATGTCCGGGTCGCGCTCGATCGAGCGCATCAGGTTCTTCATGCGCTCGGATCGAATGACCCTAGGATTCCAAACGGCTGGGCGCAGGCTCGAAAGCGGAACCAACTGTGCCTGGCTGACCAGCTCGGTCAGGTCATTCGTCGCCTGGGTCATGTCGTCAATCCCAAACTCGGCCCGACGCTAGCACGGGTCCATACGCGGCCGCACCACATGGGCCGGCTGGTTGACCTTGCCAGGCCGCGTGGGTGGCGGGCCGGCGGCGAGTGCTCTTTCAGCCACTCCTCGCACAACAGGATGTGGTGGTCACCTGGCTGGTTGGCGATCAACAGCACCAGTCTCTTCAGGTAACTGAACTGGCACCTCTGGCCACTCGGGCGGCGCTTCATCCGTTGAAGCGGGCGGATTGATCAACACGCGCTCAGGGGTTGCCGTCTCGGTCGGCTCGCGTGCGGGCAGGATCACCACCACCACCAGCGCACCGTTGCCGCCGCGATCTGGCGCGGACGCTGGCGTGCGGAGAGCAGGTAGCTCGTGCTGGGTAGCCAGTGCCTCGGGCGTGCCGCCACAGCGCTGCTCGTTCGTCCAGCTCACGTCCCGAACTCCCGACAGGTCAGGCACGGGTGGAGGCGCCGCCAGGCACGCAGCCGACCTCGCTCGTTCGGGGCCGGGCGGAAGCGTCGGGCGGAATCGCGGCTGCGGCGTCGGTACGTCCGGGGTGGGCCTGGGCGTAGGGGGCGTCGGTACGTCCGGGGTGGGCCTGGGCGTAGGGAGCTCCCGCGGCGTGGGCGTCTCGGTCACCACAACTACCACCGGCGGCGGGACCGGTGTCTGGGTCGGCTCGAGCGTGGGGGTCGGCGCAACCGTCGGCGTCTCGGTTGGCTCTGGCGTCGGCGTCGGTTCCAGGGTTGGCGTCTCGGTCGGCTCAGGCATGGGCGTTTCGGTCGGCGTCGAACACACCTCGATGGTGCCGAGCGGATTGACGCACTGGGCGTGCAGCAGCATGGCCAGGCCCACCGCCAGGGCCAGCATCTAGTCCTCGGAATCCTGGCGACGGCGGCGGCCGCGCCCCCCGCGCAGGTCACGCGGCATGGTGAACCAACTGCCCAGCACCACGCCGCACACCAGCGCGACGCCCGCCGCGTACTCGGGATGCGTCAGCACCAGCAGGACGGAAGCGACCAGGACGGTCAGCGTCACGATCATCTGACACACCAGCCGCGTGGCCGTCACGCGCGCATCCTCGTGCCACTCGCTTTCAGGAGGCGACTCAGCCACAGACGGAGCTCACACGACCAGGCCGGCGCCGACCAGGATCACCACTCGTCGTGGTTGCGCAATGCTCATGATCAGGGCGCTACGAAGCGATTCATGGCTCCAGCACAACGGATTTCCACGAGCGCAGGGCTTCGTCGATCAGTCTTCGCGCAACAGCGTCCGGCATGGTGATCGTCAAAAGACCCCCAAGACGGGCGTTCGCAGCGTTGGATGTGAAGCAATTCGGCGGATAGTCAGGAAACAGTCGCACCAGATCGGCAACGATTGCCTCACCGAACGCGACCTGTTCTTTCGCCGCGCTCATGGCTCCAGCACAACGCATTTCCATGAGTTCGCCCAGGCATCCCACTGTCCGCGGCTGACCAGCTCGCCGATGCCCTTGTAGCCGACGGCCGAATTCGCCACCCAGATCGAGCTGCCAGAGACGCCGCGGATGCCCACGAAGTGGTACCAGCGCGTGGAATTAAGCAGGCCCGTGGTGCGTTCGGCCAACTCGTACATCTGGTCGAAGTTCGGCCACAGCGTGCGGCACTCCACGCCGTAGCTGCGGAACACCCGCTCGACGCAGTTGGTGTCCATTAACCCGTACTGCGGATTGACGCACTGCGGATAACCGATCGCGTAGGCCACCGACTCGCGTGCCGCGTTGACGTCGAGCCCTGAGGCTTGGAGAACCCACGTCGTGGACGCCACGGAGCAGGTCCAGTCGTACACCTGGGGGGCCATGTACAGGTCGCGGTGGCGATCGAAGTAGTCGTACCAGCCGGCCACCGGCGTGATCGGTTCCGGCAGTGGAATGTCGACCGGAATCGCGAAGTTGTGCGGGTTGAACAGGACGGGGCTGGTCATGGATAGCCCAGGCAGGCACACACGTGCTTCAGCTCGTCGAGCCCGGCCGACCCACCCTGCACTCGACGCCGGCACTCGGTCCAGTCGCAGCGCTGCGCCGCCGCCGCGGCGCCCGAGCGACCGAAGAACTCGGCGAAGACGCTGGCGGCAATCGCCTCCTCGAGCGCCAGGTCGGGTTGCTCGAGCAGTGGCTGGGCGACGATCTGGCCGTAGCTCTGGTAGTTGTAGTCCCAGGTCAGTTGGATGTAGCCGCGCCCGTAGTAGGGGGAGTAGCGCAGGTTCTCGGCGCGCCAGTCCTCGCTCATCCAGTACGCCTCGCGCACCGGGGCGAACGTGCGCGCCGTCTCGATGGCGATCGTGCTCAATGCGCCGGCCTGCACTTCAGGGGAGGCGATACCGCAGCGCTCGAGCTCTGCGTAGATCGCTGGCCAGTTGGCCTCAATGACCAGCTGCGGACAGTTCGTGCAGCGAGCCATCGTGCCCGCGTCCCAGCGTGACCAGCAGCCTTCCGGGGCAGGCGGTTGAACGACATGTTGCGGTGGATGGAAGGTGGCCGCGCTAACCATTAGCCGTTGGCGATGTAGGCGCCGTCGGTCTCGTTCCAGCCCAGAACTATCCCCGAGCTAAACGCCTGCTGGACGCCGATCTCCGTCTCGATCTCCGGGGTGATCGGCGGGCCGGGGTTCGGCGTGGCCGGGTCGTTGCGCAGTTGCCTCCAAAAGACGTAAATCGCCGCCTCTGGGTTAAGTACTAAATCCGGAAGAATTGAGCTCCAGATGAGATGATCGATATACGAGCCGTACGCCATATCAGGGACCGGGAACCAGGAACGCGCCGAATCCGAGCGCCAGCCCCAGATCCGTCAGATCGACCGTCGGCGCGAACGGGTTGGCGTGAAAGGCGGCGAGCAACAGCGTGAGCACCGCGAGGATGAGCAATCCCCAGCGGGCGGGGGATGCCCAAACGTAGTGGGTGTGGGGCTGGGTGGCCATCAGCTCCTCCTGTCGGCTGCACTGTGCCTGCTCGTCGGTCGCCTCTCAAGCGATGGGGCCGGCGCGTCATGACGCCGGCCCAGCGCGGGACTGAGCCCGGAAACCGGGGCTATGCTCGGGCCGGATCGGGCCAACCATCCCCATGCCGCTGCTTGCCGACCTGCGCGACCGCTTCTTCGGGATATCGTCCGACGACGGCCACCAACGGCAGACCCTCGACACGGGCATCGAGGGCATCTCCGCCGAGGGCGCCGCGTATCCGGGTGTCGCGCCTGGCACGTCATCCGCGCCACCCAACCCGCCACGCGGCTTCGCCCGTGGCGGCGGCCGCGTCAGCACCGACTTCCCCTGGCAGTTCTTCGGTGGCTACCCGTTCATCATGCCGCCGGACGAGATCACCGAGGGCTGGCGGCTCATCAACCTGGACGCCTCGACGATCCGCAGCATGCCCGCCCAGCGGCTGCTGCGCGTGCTCGCCGACCTGTCGCCGGACGTCAGCCGCTCGCTCTGGGACTTCCTCCGGCTGGTCAACCCCGGCTGGGAGCTCAAGGCGATGCATCCGGGGACCCAGCGGCCGTATCCCGCCGCCCAGGCCGTGCTGGACAAGTGGGCCAGCTCGCTCGAGAAGCTCTACGGCAGCATGGACGTGGTCGTCGGCCGGCTCCACTTCGGCGCGTTCCTGCGCGGCGCGCTCTTCGCCGAGCTGGTGCTCGACGAGCAGGGCCGCGTGGCGATCGACTTCGCCACACCCGATCCCACCACCGCGCGCTTTCGACGGCGCGTGGACCCGCTCCGCGGTCAGGTGTGGGATCTCGGCCAGTACCAGCAAGCGCGCTGGGTGCTGCTCGATCGGCCGACGATCAAGTACGTTCCGGTCGATCCCGCGCCAGGCATCCCCTACGGCCGCAGCCCTTCGGCGCCGGCGCTCTTCAACAGCCTGTTCCTGCTCGGACTGCTCGGCGACCTCCGCCGTGTGGTCGCCCAGCAGGGCTATCCGCGGTACGACCTGCTGATCAAACTCGAGCAGCTGGCGCTGCTGGCCGGCCCGGCCGTCAAGAGCGACCCGAACGCCTGGAAGAACTTCGTCGAGGCGACCACCGACGCCGTCTCCGCCGCCTACAACGCGCTCGAGCCGGACGCCGCCTTCGTGCACACCGACCTGGTCGAGGTGCGGCCGCCCACCGGCGCCGTCAACGCCGACTCGCTGCGCGGCGTCAGCCAGCTCATCGAGGTCCTCGAGCGCCAACTCGCGCGTGCGCTTAAAAGCATGCCGCTGCTGATGGGCATGACCGAGGGCCAGAGCGAGGCCAACGCCAACCGCCAGTGGGAGATCCAGGCCGCGGGCGTCAAATCCATCCAGCACCTGTCGGAGAGCCTGCTCTCCGAGTTCGCCACGCTGGTGCTGAATGCCCAGGGCATCGCCGCCACCGCCACCTGGCGTTTCGCCGAGCTGCGCGCCGCCGAGCTGTACCGCGATGCGATGACCAAGGCGCTGATGGTCGACACGGCCACCAAGACGTATCTGATGGGCTGGGACTCCCAGGTGCAGGCCTCGATGGAGGCCACTGGCCACCTGCCCGATCAGGCCAAGCCGCGCATGGTGCCGCGCGGCGAGGCGCCGCCCGAGTTCGGCAACGCCACCGCCGAGGGCACCGTGCCGGCTCGCCCCGGCGGCGCCGACAACCGCCCGTCAGGCGGCCGCGAAGGGCTGCAGTCCGAGGGCGACCAGCAGAAGGCTGAAGACACCGGCGCCGCGCGTTCGAGTCGCCGCGAGTTTTTGCGACTGCGCTGGCCGCAGCCGAACGAGCGGCAGGCGGACGCGCCGCAGCCGATGCAGCCGCTCGGTCACCCACTGCCGATCGTGCCCGAGCAGGTGCGCTTCGACGCGGCCGACCAGCGCGAGTGCGCGGCGCTGTGGGACGCCGCGATGCCGGCCTACAGCGGGCTGCTCAACGCCCGCGAGCGCGATACCGAGCTCGAGCGCCGCTGGGAAGCGGCGTGAAGGTGAGCTGGTCAGCCTTGGCACGCGACGAGATCTTTCGGATGGCCAACGAAGCCGAGCCCACCCCGCCCGGTATGCCGCCGCGCTGCCCGCGCTGCCGCAGCGCCTGCGACGTGCGCCGGTTTCCCAGCATGAGCCCGCCCATTGTGTGGATCGACTGCTGGCGCTGCAAGGTCAGCTGGTCGGTCGAATCGGAGGGCGAGTGAGTGAACCGTCAGTCCAGGAGATCGAGCTCTGCGAACTGGCGGGATGCCTGCGTACGCACCCTTACCCGCTGGCTGCTCTGTTCGATCCGCATCCTCCACGGTGCCCTGTGTGCGGCGGATCTGACACTTACGAAACCGATTGCTGGGGGCATCCGTTCGGAACGTACACATGCCGGTCCTGTGGCGACTACGACTTTGAATTCGACGAGCGCGGGATCGTCGTCGTGGATCTTCGTGAGTAGCACCATTGCAAAGTCAGCTGGGCCGTCGCGTCGGACGGCGAGTAGTGGCCGAGCGCATTAGCTGGCGGTGCTATGTGGGCTCGAGGTGGCCCTGGCTGGAGCACCTGCTGTGGCCATTCATCGGACATCACGTCCGGTTTCGCGGATATGGCGAGGTCTATTGCGACCGCTGCTCGTGGACGGACCTGTACTGATGCCCGGTTGGACCTACAACATCGAGCGGCGACGCTACCGCGAGGAGGACACCGGCCGCGAGCTCGGCGAGCGCGAGCTGCGCCCGCTGCGCGAACGGTTCCTGCGTCAGGTCACCGACAGGACGCTGGTCGTGACTGGTCAGCTCGCCAATCGCCAGATCACCCTCGAGGAGTGGGAGATCGAGATGCGGCGGGTGGTCAAGGACGCCTTCGGCACCGCGTACCTGCTCGGCCGCGGCGGCCGCAACGTCATGACCCAGGCGGACTGGGGTCGTGTCGGCGGGCTGGTCGGTCGGCAGTACCGCTATCTGAACGAGTACGCCCGCGCCATCGACGGCCAGACCGTCACGCGCGAACGGGCGCTCAGTCGCAGCACGCTGTATGTCCAGGCGGCGACGCAGAGCTATCAGCGCGGTCAGCTGGCCGGCTTTGGCGACATGCCGCGGCTCGAGCGCGTGCCAGGCGACGGCTCGACGAGCTGTCTCGTTAACTGCCGCTGCGAGCTGCAGGTCGACGAAACCGACGACGGCTGGCAGGTGTACTGGCTGGACCTGGGCGACGAACGCGAATGCGCCGACTGCCGTCAGCTCGCGGCGAGCTGGTCGCCGCTGCAACTGAGCCGACCGAGAGCAGCATCTTCGCAGGAGGAGTGAGCAATGATGATGTCCGGAGATATGGGTGGGCCAGGCGTGATGGCCAACCCGTGGGCGCCAGGCAACAATCCAGTCCCGAGCGCTGGCCGGCGCACCACCCAGAAGGCGCTCATCAAAGCCGGCTACGCCCGCGCGAGTGGCTACGCTGGCAGCATTCCCTCGATGGCCCGTCCCCCCGGCGGACGCAATCGTCCGGGACGCAGCCGCTAACGATGTCTCGGCCCGCGGACATGCTCGTCCAGTGCCGCCGCTGCGGCAACGTGTGGCAGCAGCGCTGGAAAGAACCGCCGCTGGATCGCTGCCAGGAGTGCGGCGCGGGTCCGGACGAGCACCGTCGCGAGGGGCTGGTCACGCATGTCTGGCGGCGGAGCGTCGAGGATCCGCGCCAGTCCGAGCGGCGATGAGCGAAGCCAATGGCAACGGCCAGATCGAACGGAGCTATTTCTGTCGTGGCTGCGGGCGCTGGTTGTTCGAGACCACGGTCGCTCTCGGGACGCACGGCACGGTGCATCTCAAGTGTCCCGAGACGCGGTGCGGACGGATGAACCTCGTCAAGGTCGGTGAGGAACCGCTGCCGCGGCCCGACCGCGACCGCTGGATCGCCGAGATCCAGCGCCGTCGCCCGCGTGCCACCACGTTCTGAAGGGAGTCACATCGTGGCAAAGAAAAAAGACCCTGAGCCGACGACGGAGGAGGCGACGCCCGCCACGCCCGCCGAGCCGTCCAAGACGCCGTGGATCACGGTCCATCAGCAGTTGCCGTCGCAGATCAACTACGGCGCAGTCCCAGAGCAACCAGCACCCGAGCCGGAGCAGGCCGAGCACGCGGAAGACACCCAGGCATGACACAGCCGCCAGATCCGACGGAATCGCCGTATCAGCAGTTGCCGTCGGAGATCAATTACGAAGTACCCGGCAGCCCGCACACCGCGGCCGAGGTGGCCGACGGCGGCGACGACGCGATCGAGGCCGCCGAAGCCGCGTTGACGGATCCGGGCCAGACCGAGGCGCAGTCCGCAGAACCCGAGGAATCGAACGAGGAGAAGCAGGTATGACGGAGCAGGAACGTCCAGCGGAATCGGGGTATCAGGAGCAGCCAGACACGCAGGAGCAGGTGCCCGGCAGCCCGCACACCGCGGGCGAGGTGGCGGCCGGCGGCGAGGCCGCGATCGAGGCAGCCGAGGCCGCGGCGAAGGGCCCGCAGCCCGACGAAGAACAACAACCCGCTGAGGAGGACGAGTCCGAGGAGGAGGAGCAGGCGCCCGAAGAGGCCGAATCGAGCGACAAGTCTTGAATCCTGGCCGACTGCCGGCCTGGGATTTCTCTCGCGTGCGCCGACGCTGCTAGGCTCGCGCCCAAACGCAGGCGCAGCGTCATGTCACGTCCTGACTGACGTGGGGGCCTGCGTCGGGCGGCCAGCCCGTTCATAGCTCGTCCTGGCGCGCGCGACGCGCGGACACGCTTCCCGAGGAGGGAGAGGGTTCGTGACGCGCACAGTCCAGGACAAACGGGATGGCTAGCGGCTTCAAATGCGGCGCTGCCCGTGACCTGCCGCTGAATACCAGCAAGGCCTGGGATGGTGGCGCGGCGGCGAAGTCCATCTTCGAGGCCAACAGCGACTCGGACGGCAACCCCACCTCGGGGGCCCGCCGCGGCTTTCTGGCCTACGACGCGGACGCGCCAGATCAGCGCGGCTCGTACAAGCTCCCGTTCGCGATGGTGCTGAATGGTCGGCTGACGGCCCTCGCGTCGGGCCTGCGCGCGGCCGCCAGCCGGCTGCCCCAGACCGATGGGTTGAGCACCGAGACCAGGAACGCCGCCCGCTCGGTGATCGACGGCTACATGAAGAAGATGCACTCGGGCGACGAGGAGCGCTGGATGGCGCCCTACGCCTCGATCGTGCCGCTCGAGCGCAACGTGGGCGCGATGCTGTTGGCCGACTCGGCCGAGCAGTTGCCCGAGTCGCTTGTGCGCCAGCTGCACGACCCGAGCGTGGTCCAGGACACACCGCTGTACTGGTTCCGCAGCGTTGCCTCGAATGCCGCCGAGGACCACTACGGCACGGTCATGCAGACCGACAGCCTGCGCAACTACGCCCAGGACGCCGAGGACGGGCTGCCCTTCTGCAACAGCCACCAGCACGAGGAGCTGCCGTTCGGCCGCACGTTCGAGGGCAAATTCCACCAGGGCCGCGGCCAGAACCTGGCGCGCACGGAGATGGACGTCTACGTGCCCTACGACATGAACGTCAACGGGGTCGACACCACGCACTTCATCAAGGCCGTGCGCTCGGGCGTCGCACGCGACGTGTCGATTGGCTTCGAGCCCGAGCGCATCGTGTGCTCGCTCGACGGCCGCAACATGCCGCGCAATCTGCTCGAGCTGCTGACGGCCGATCCCGAGGACCCGAATGCGCCCTGCCGCCACATTCCGGGCGTCACGTACGTCCACGAGGGCAAAAAGCAACGCGCGCTGGGCAAGATCTACGGCGCACACTGCCTCGAGCTGAGCCCGGTCTTTCGCGGGGCTACACCCGGCGCGGGCATCATCAGTCCGTCCCGCGCGCTGGTCGTCGACGAGCGGGGTGGTCCGCCAGCCTGGGCGCTGCATACACCAAGCTTGCGGACCGCCGCGCTGCTCGCCGAGGCCGACCTGCTCGATCGCCAGACGGCGCTGCTGCTCGAGGAGCACACCCGCGGCGTGCACTTTCCTGACGTCACCGCGCGCCGCTACGTCCTGGACGTCGGTCCAGACGACGACTGGGACGTCGAGCGGGCTGTCAAGAAGCCGACCGACGACGATCCCGATCCGGACGGCGACGGGGACGACGACCGCACGCCTGAGGGTGACACGGACCACTCGCACTGGACGCCCGACGGCAAGCCCAAGTTCCGGCGAGTTGTGCCCGACGACACCGAAGACGACCCCGGCCCGCAGCCGCCCGATCCGGAGCCTATGCCCGAGCCGCAGCCCGAGCCCGATCCCAACCCTGAGCCGCAGGAGGTGCGCGCGTCCATGACCAGTACCGCTCCCGCCGATCCCGAGTCGGCCGTTCACGAGGGACCCGCGTCGAGTGGGGCCGCCGCTTTGAGCAGCTCTGCGGCAGCCCCCCCGGCGTCGGAAGCACCCCCGCCTGCTAGCCGCGCGGCGCCTGAGCCCGCCGCACCGGCGGCGGCGGCGGTGGTGCCCATCTGGCATGCCGAGGTGCGCGGCGCGCTCATCGAGTCGCAGCTGGCGCCGGACGGATTCGACGGCGACCCGCTGACCCGACTCCGCGAGCTCGGCCGCGAGCTGGAAGTCGAGCGCACCTGGGGCGGCTGGGGCCGCCGTTATCGCGAGGAGCTGTGCCGCGACATCGAAGCCGAGGGTGTGCGCGCCTTCGGCGCCGAGACCTGGAGCAGCTCCAGGGCGGCGTACGTGCCGATCATCGAGCGCGGCACCGCCGACGATCTGCTCGCGCTGCGCAAGCACTTCCAGGAGCAGGCTGCCCAGCGGCTGCGCGGCGGACGGGTCACCCGTGACGACGATCCGTCAGCCACTCCGCGTTCGGAGGACATCGCGTCGGCCAACCCGCGCAAAGTGCCCTCCTACGCATATCGCTCATGAAAGCCGAGAGAGAGGAGAGGTAGCCCATGCCTGCTACTGGCCGACTTGCCATCGGCTTTGACGATCAGCGTTACAACGCGCAGACGTTCTGGGCTGACGGCACAACGATTGTTTTCAGCGCGACGGCACCAGGCGGTTCGGTGTCGGTAGGTCTGGCCGTGACGTTCGCGGCTGGCACCGACGTCGTGGGGCTGTGCGCCGACGGGGACGCCATCGTCGGCAAGCTCCTGAAGGTCGAAGCTGACGGCGCGTGCACGATTCAAAACAAGGGCAATTGCACGCTGCCGGCTGGCAACGCGGCGACCGTGACCCCAGGTCTCAGGCAGGTTGGGGCGCTCGGTGCGGCCGCGGCCAAGGGCTACATCCGCGACGTGAACAGCGCTACGGCGGCTGAGCTCGCGAAGATGGCGCCGATTGCCTGGGACAACGTGGACATGACGAAGGTCGTCGTAGACCTGGGCGGCTAGGCCGGAAAGGAGAACCACACGTGGAAACAACCCTTTCGCCGGCGACCGTTCAGATCCGGCGACAATCGCCTGAAGACACGATCCGTGTTCTCGGGAACAACGGATCGCGTCTCTATCGCGAAGCCGCTGAGCGCGGCATGAATCTCTCCCAGTATCTCGAAAACGTCGATCCTACGGCTGAACGTGAATCTGCCGAGGATCGGGCGCTCGACGCATTCGAGCGTTTGGTCCGTGCGAGCGGCATTGTGCTCGCGCCCGTGCCGGAGCTCGGGCTCCACGCGTCAACCTGGCAGGAGTGCCTCGCCGCGCCAGAGCGTCGCGCCCTGATGCCAGAGTTCATGGCGCGGGTGTGGCGTCGCGCACAGCGTCTGGATCCAGTCGAGCAAGCTCGTCTGGCGATGACCCAGATCGAGGATCTTCCTGGATCGCAAACGCGCGCCGTGCTGATGTCTGGCGACGCGGCGCTCGGTTCGTTGGTCAATCCCTGGTACGACAACCCGGAGATTCGGGCGAAGCGCCTGGTGCCGCCAATCCCGCTCGAGCGCCTGGTGGCTCGCACCACGGCGATCGACAGCGACGCCTACCGCACGCTGTACATCACGGATGACTTCGGGACTGACGCGTATCGCATGAAGCGCATCGCTGAAGGCACCGAGATCCCCCGCACCTCGCTCGTCACTGGTGAGCACACGCTGCGGATCTACAAGTTTGGGCGTGCGCTCCAGGCGACGTACGAGCAGCTTCGGCGTCAGCGTATCGACCGGATCGCGTTCATCATCGCGCGTATGGCTGTTCAGGCCGAGGCCGACAAGGTCACGATCGCGCTGAACACGATCATCAACGGCGACGGCAACGCGAACACGTCAGCCCTGGTCCTGAATCAGACCGCACTGCACCCTGGTTCGACCGCAGGCACGCTGACGCTTCAGTCGTGGCTGACATTCAAGCTCCGGTTTGCCTTGACGTACCAGCCGGACATCGTCCTCGGCCAAGAAGCCGCGGTGATGCAGCTGTTGCTCCTGCCGGTGTCGGTTGGCGTCCAGACTCCCTACGCGATGCTTCCGGCGAACGCGCTCGGCACGATCACGCCGCTCGCCAATCAGCTGAACATCGCGATGGAATACGGCGTCACGGCAGATGCGCCGGCATCCAAGCTGGTCGCGCTCCAATCCAGCGGCTCGCTCGAACGCGTGACCGAAGTGGGTGGCAACGTGTCCGAGGTGGACCGGTTCATTAACAACCAGACGCAGCTGCTGACCATGACCGAGGTCGAGGGCTACGGGATCATCGATCCGAACGCGGCTCGCATCCTGAACATCGCTGCCTGACGCATACGTCCACCACGAGGGAGGACTGATAAGCATGGCTGAATCCACGAGCTCCGGGTCGTCGTCATCCACGACAACCGCGAAGACTGCATCCGCGCCGGCGCCGACGCCGGCTCCTGGCGCGACGATGGCGACCGTAACGACAGAACCGCAGCCTGTTCCCGCAGAAGGGTCGACCGTCATGCACCCGCCGTTGCCGCAGGCAGCTGGTGGTCCGCCGGCCGAGGAGGATAAGAGCACCGCTGACGATCACGAAAAGGCGAACTCCAGGACCGAGGGCAAAGAAGAAGCGGCAGCCGCAGCCAAGACGATCACGGTCGAGTCGGCACTGACGGGCACTGACGCGAATCGGGTCGCACTGTACGAACGCGATCCAGCGCATCCCAACGGTGAAGCGTTTGTCGGCCCAGGCCACCAGGTCGAAGTGGCTCGCACAGCTGCGGTCGAGGCGCGTCTTCGGGCAGGCATCCTGCGCGAAGCAGGCAGCAAATAGGCGTGCTCGATGGCTGAATCGAACAGCAAAGGCAAAGTAGACGATCGTGAGCGGGAACGCGCCCGCTCGCGCGGCGTCGCAGAATCCCAGCTCGACCGCTGGCAGGCGAACGTGTTCTGGGCGGTGTCAGGACGAACCGACGATCGCGTCGTGCTCTTTGAGCGCGATCCGATGCATCCCGGTGGCGAGGCGTTTATTGCTGGTCCAACACCCGACTTCGTCTACCGAACCGGGCAAGTCAACCAGTTGCTGATGCAGGGGTTGATCGTCGAAGTTCCCGAGCCCAGGCGCACGGTCAAGGTCATGCGCGATGGGCAAGAGGTCGAGATCCCCAATCCGCGCTACCCCGTGAATACGGGGATCGAAACTGGCGATTCCGCCGCTGCTCAGCCAGGCCGGCCAATTCCATTGGGCCGAACGTTGGACCCCGATCTCTTCGATGCTGGGGAGATCGCGGCAGTCGAACGGCGGTTGTCAGGTCGCCCGACCGAACTTACTCCGACAGGGGCGTACGTCCCGTCTGCGTCCGAGGTAGAGCGGCCGGCCTGACCGTGCCGACTGATCTTCTGACGCCAGGGGATTACCCAGGATTCCAGGCGTGTCTATTCTGACGCCCGCCGACTATCCCGAGGTTCGGGCGGCACTGAGCCCGGATCTCGGTCCAGACGAGCTGCCAGACGACATCATCCACCGCGACGTCTACCAGGGCGCCGCGGAGGCGGAGGTGCTCGCGATCGACCCCGACGCGCTGGTCCACACCGATCCAGCCGATCGCGCCCACGTGCGTCTGGCGACCATCTATCTGACAGCCGCCCGCCTGGCGCTGCGCCTGACGCAGATCGCCAGCGAGCGCTTCGCGCAGTACGCGGTCACGCTCGTGCCCAAGGATCTGAACGCGCTCTACAGCTTCCTGCGATCCCAGGCGCTCGAGGAGCTCGGCGCGATCAGCACGATCCCGGACACGCTGCCCGAAAGCGTGCTGCCGCCGGCAATGGTGCTCGCCGCCGGTGGCCGCGGCGATGTCCGGCCGGGGTACAGCCGCCCGCCCGTGGGCCCCAGCTGGGGGTAGTCAGGTCGCGTCATGACGATGGAAGTGCTGGCCGGCAACGGGCTGCAGAGCACGCTCAGCGCCGCGATCGACGCCAGCACGACCGTGATTCCGATCCAGGCCGCCGACGCGTCAGCGTGGCCTGGCAGCGGCGTGTACCGCGCCGTGCTGTTCAGCGACGCGACGAACGGGCCCTGGGAAGTCCTGCGCGTCACGGCCGGGCAGGGCACCGCCACGCTCGGCGTCGAGCGGGCGGCCGAGCCGTTTCGCGGCGTTCGCACCGCGCGCGCCTGGGCCTCGGGCACCAGCATCGCGGCGGTTCTGACCCACGATGGGCTGAGCGCGTTGCTGCAGGTCGCCACGCTCAGCATCCAGCTCGAGGAGTTCCTGCCCACTGGTGGGGCCAACCAGGTGACGCTGAGCATGACGCCCAACCCGGTGTTCATGGTCTCGCGCAACGGAGTGATCCAGTCACGCGCGGCGGGTCATTACTCGGTCACGGACAAGACCGTCACCTTTGCGGGGGGCTTCAGCGGCAGCGAGCGGGTGGTCATCAGCTACGCCACGACGGGGCCATGACGTCATGACGGTCATCGAAGCGTTCGGCGCGACACCCATGGTGCCCGGCACGCAGCCGGCAGCCGTGCAACGCGTCTCCAACGAGGCGGTCAACTTCGACATGCCGCGGCCGAATCTGCTGCAGAACGGCGGCTTCGAGGACTGGCCGCTCGGCCCAGGCCCGTTCGATCAGAGCGACCAGGAGACCGCCACCGGCTGGTTCCTGATGGCCAACGCCAACGGCGAGGTCGCCAGTGTCGAACAGGAAGCCTCGACCGCGCCAGCCGGCTCGGCGTCGGCTGCCAGGTTGCACGGCACCAGCGCCGCGGCCAATCTGCTGGCGCAGACGATCGACCCGTCGGTGTGCGCGCTGAACGGCACTGACGTGTCGCTGTCGTTCCTGGTCAGCGCACCCCTCGGCGCGCAGGTGCAGGCCGTCGTCGGCGTCATCGGCGCGTTCGGCTTCACGCTGCCCCAGCCGCTCGATGGCACCGATGACTGGCAGATCGTGCGGCTGCTGGGCTCGATCCCGGCCGGCCCGCCCGTGGGCGTCACGGTCGTGCTGGCAGGCATGGGCCAGTTCGACTTCTCGTTCGACAACGTCAGCCTGGTCGTCGGCGCGATCCCGGCCGATTACCAGCCCACGCTGCCGACGCCCGGACCGACGGGGCTGCCGGGCCCGCAAGGGCCCATGGGCGCTCAGGGCCCACCCGGACCGATGGGGCCGGTCGGACCAGAGCGCGTCTGGCGTGGGCTGTGGGACGCCAACACGAGCTATGCGGTCAACGACATCGCGACCTGCGACAACGGGTGCGCCTACGTGTGCATCATGGACGTTGCCGCGCCGGCGCCGGCCGAGCCGGAGGACGATCCCAACCACTGGGACCTGTTCGTGTCGGCGGGTCAGCCAGGCGCGCCCGGCCCGCAGGGCCCAGCTGGACCGCAAGGCGCCGAAGGTCCGGCCGGCCCAGAGGGTCCGCCTGGAGCGGTTGGCCCGGCTGGCCCAGAGGGTGCTGCTGGCGTGGCTGGACCGAAGGGCGACGCGGGGCTCCAGGGGCCAGTTGGCCAACAGGGACCGCAAGGCGACCCCGGCCCAATCGGACCGCCCGGTGCACCAGGCGCGGTGGGGCCGACGGGAGCGGACGGTGTCGCTGGGCCGCAGGGCGACCCCGGCCCGGCCGGGCCGCAAGGCCAGCAGGGGCCACCGGGCGACGCGAACGCGATCTACACCAGCACGTGGACCTGGAACAGCCAGAACACCACTCCGCCCAACAACATGCAGGTGCGCACGGACACGGTCGACTGGTTGAGTGCGACGAAGCTCTGGGTCGACGACAACAACGTGAGCAACGTCGATCTCAGCGCCGAGCTGCGCGCGGTCGAGGTCGGCGACAACATCCGCTTGCAGCAGAAGACCGACTCGACGCGCTGGGTCAAGTACGAAGTGATGCAGCCGCCCGTGGATCAGGGCACCTACTTCGAGTACACCGTCAGCGTCCTCGACGGGCTTGGGGCCTCGCCCAACAGCGGCGCGGACGCCATCCTGAGCATCCTGGCCGAGGGCTCGCCCGTTCCGCAGTGGTACACGGGCAGTGGCGCGCCACTGCCCACGCTGGGGCGACCTGGCGACATGTACGTCCAGGACGACGGTCAGCTCTGGTCGTTCGACAACCCGGAGACGGGACCGTCGGGCTGGAATCAGACCTCGACCAACATTCGGGGGCCGGTGGGCGGGGTCGGAGCGAGTGGCCCGGTCGGTGCGCCGGGCGTGGATGGGGCGACGGGTGTGGCCGGGCCACAGGGTCCAGCGGGGCCGATCGGCGCGCAGGGTCCGGCGGGTCCGCCAGGTCCGCAAGGCGACGTCGGCCCGGCGGGTGCGCAGGGCCCAAAGGGGGATGTGGGCGCCAGCGGCGCGCAGGGGCCGCAGGGGGCACAGGGCCCAGCCGGCGCGGATGGCCTCCAGGGACCGCAGGGGCCGAAGGGGGATGTAGGCATCGCGGGTGCCAAAGGCGACACGGGACCGCAGGGCGCGGCCGGGACGGCCGGGGCGCAGGGGCCGCAGGGCATTCAGGGTCCGGCCGGCCCGCAGGGACTGCAAGGACCGCAAGGGTCGATTGGCGTACGCATCGTCGGCTCTGCCGAAGGCGTGCAATCAGGGCCATCGACCACCTCCGCGACCTATGCCGACATTCCGGACATGACCGTCACGGTCAATCCCGCCGCGACGTGCACCCTGGTCGCGTGGCTGAGTATCACGCTCAGCCACTCAACGCTGTCCAACGATCTGAATATCGCGTTGCAGTTGGACGCAACAGCCGAGAAGGGTCAGATCAGCACGCGCATGCCATCCACCAACGGCCGTACAGCCGCGACCATCTTTGCCATCTGGACCGACGTGGCAGCCGGGTCACACACCATTCGCGGCCGATGGAACACGAGTGGTGGAACGATGACTGGCGTCACTACGCTGCGCCACCTCCTCGTCGAGCAGACCGGCTGATGACGTCCATCCTGGGCACGCCGCTCACACAGCTCGGCGCGGTCGTGCCAGCCAGCCCGATGCAGCTGAGCGTCGGACCTGGTCCAGGCCCTGGCCCAACCGCGGGCCAGCCGGTCTCGACCTACCGCCGATTGGGACCGACGACGACGGTTTCGCAGATCCCGGTCCGATGACTGGATCCGGCTACGCGCTGCCGCCCGAGATCGCCGAGATCGACGACGCGTGTTTTCGCGGCGACACGGTCGTCTTCGAGATCACCGTGGCGCGCCAGGGCGCGCTCGCCGATCTCAGCGAGGGCCAGTGGTGGTGCACCGGCAAGTGGTGGCGGAACGCCGTCGACGACACGGAAGCGCTGTTCCAGGTGACGCAGCTTGGCAGCGACCAGGGCGTGATCACCAACCCGAGCCCAGGCGTGCTGAGGGTGCAGCTCACGCCCGCGGCGAGCGCCGTGCTGCCGCCGCTGGACTCGCCGGTGCAGATCGACGTGCAGTGGCGGGAACCGACGGGCGAGGTGTGGACGGTGGCCTCCGGGACGCTCACCTTCCGCGCCGACGTGACGCGCTCCAGCTAGAACATACGTTCTTCCGGCATGGTTTAGCCCCGTTTTTTCAAAGAGTTCTTGGAGGGAATTTCTGTTAAGAAGGCCGGCCTCTTTAGGAGCAGCGCCTTGGCAGAAAATGAGAGTAAAAACAGAAATTCTGTTCTATTACTCACGACGCCCGAAACCTGACTGTGGTCGATTCGTGAGGAAAACGGTGCGAACTCCGGCACCATTCTCAGTCGCACACTTAGTGTGCAGACTGATAGGCTTCGATTCCGGAACGGGCGTTCACAGGGGTCTGTAGTTGAGACCGCTGGGTTGGCCCGCCCGTCCCGAAAAGGCGCTGTCGGGTAGCTCCTAACGCTGCCCGGCAGCGTCGCCCTCCGCGACTTGGACCTTGTCCGGGTACGGGCCGCACCAGGGTGTCGCGACCGGGGAGTTTATCGCCCCCCACTATCCCGCACAACCGAAGATAGTTCCCCTGGAGCGACTCTCGGGACACCCGCAAAAGCCCGAGGAGCAGGCATATTCAGTACAACTCGGACACATCACGCGGCTGTCATCTGCGGCGCCACGGCGTTCGCCCAGGCGTTCCACAGGCAATATCTGAGTACGTGATATCGTCTGGGACGATATTCGTATGATCGCCAACGGGCCGCGCACGTTCGGCCAGCGACTCAAGTATCTACGCCAGCAGCGTGGGCTCAAGCAGAGCGAGCTCGCCGTGCTGATCGACAAGCCCCAGTCGAGCATCTCCAGTTACGAGGCCGACGAGCGATCGCCGACGCTTCAGACGCTGCAGGCGCTCGCCGTCGCGCTCGGCAGTCGCGTCAGTGTGCTGATCGGCGAGCAGGGCGAGGGCGAGTTGCCCGAGGCGACGGCCTGGCCAGAGCGGCTGCTCGAGCTGAATGGCTACGTGGCCCAGCTGCCGCCGGCGGAGCAGGACGAGCTGCTGACCATGCTGCGCGTGGTCGCCGCGCTCAAGCTCGAGCGTGTCCACCGCGAGCACGGCCGACGCCGGGAACAGGTTCCCGAGACAGCCTACTGAGGCATGTGCGACCGGCAGTTGCCGGTGCCGCGGCCGCTGGGACCACACGCGGACGCCGGCCTGGAGCTTGGCGCTTCCGAAAGTGTGGCGGGACAATCGTCCGGTGTTCCCCAGGAACACCTTCGCCCGTCACCGCATCACGCGCTACCTGCGTCATCGCTACACGCGCGTGCCGGTGGTCGACGTCCTCGACAGCGGCCAGGTCCCGGAGGATCCTGACGGGCTCGACGACTACAACCAGCCGGAGATGACCTACGGCACGCCCGTGCCGAACCAGCCATGCCTGTACGAGGCGGCTGGCAACCAGACCAGCACGCGCCTGGTGCGCACCGACCACGGCACCGAGCTCGTCGATCGACCGATCCTGTTCGTCGCCTATGGCGATCCGCTGCAGGCCGGTGACGAGGTGCACGACGTGCGCGACAGCGAGGGCCACATCTACGTCAAGCGCGGCGTGGCCGAAGAGCCCGCCGATATCGCGCCTGGCGGCCCACGCGTGTACCAGAGCTGGCTGCTGCGCGAGACGACCACCCCGCACGAGCCTGGATAGAGATAGACCGCATGCCCTTCCGACGCTTCCGCAGCCGCCGTCCGGTTCCCAGCGGCATCAAGAGCGTGTTCGGGCGCGCCACGCCGAGCCTCTTTCGCGGCGCCCAGATCCGCTACGTGTGGAACGGCAACAAGGTCCTGGCGACGATGAACGAGGCGACCGAGCGTGCCATGCAGCGAGCCGCCGCCGACGCGCGCAACTATTGGGAGGACGTCGTCTGGCAGCCGCAGCTGCACCCGTACATGACCGGCAACGAAAGGGATGCCGGGCGCTTCCTCGTGCGGCGCAGCGCTCGCAATCGCGTGCGCTTCACCGGCAGCGTGGATCTCGGGCAGGCGCCCGAGGCGATCTACCACGAGTTCGGCACGCGCAACTACGAGGGCCACTTCCCGCTGCGCCAGACGATGGACTTCATCGCCCCGCGCATCCGCACGTACCTGGCCCAGGAGCTGAAAGGCCGCAGCGACTGATGGCGGTCGTGCTCGGCGACCTGCCGGCAGCGATCATCCAGCGCCTCCGCTCGAGTCCCGAGGTCGTGGCGCTGTGCGGCGATCGGATTTCGGCCGCGTTCCCAGAGGGCCGCCGCGCCTGGCCGATGCCGACGTACGCGATCATCGTGCGCGCCGTGGGCGGGCTGCCGCCGTCGGCCTACGACGAGCGGCGCTGGGGCCGCGTCGACCTGCACTTCTACGGCTCGGGGCCCTCGCCGAACGTGCGGCGCCGCACCGCGCGCCTGCTGTGGCGGACAGCCGAGCCGGCGCTGTGCCCGCCGGCCAGCAGCGGCACCCCGATGGGTTTCCACGCCGCGGGGCTGATCGTCTACACCATCCTGCCCCAGACCAGCGAGCCGCTCACGCTGCCCGAGCCAGGCACGGACTGGGACCGGGCGTTGATGAGCTACCTGGTCCAGCACGCGCGGCTACCGGTGGCCGCGTGAGCCAGGCGGGCGAAAACTGGCTCGACACCGAGCAACTGACGCGGTTCATGCGCGAGCGCGGGCTGAGCCATCTGCGCGTGCCCGACCTGCTGCTGCCCGAACACCTGACCGCGTACCGCCGCCTGCGCGACAGCCAGTATTTCCTGGTCCGCAATCGCGACGGCATGACCGGCGAGCGCTATCGCTGCTCGGTGCCCGAGCTGCACAACTGCAACGGGCTGCACGAGTACCTGACGTATATGGGCGTGTACCGCCCATTCCGCGGGCTTGAGGGCGCGCTGTGGGGCTACGCGCAGGTCCGCGGCGACAGCACGCTGCGCCACCGCCTGCTGGACTGGGCGCCGCACCTGGCCGCCGGCCACCCGCTGACCGCCCAGGCGCTGCGTCCGAACGAGCCCGGCGTGGACATCATCGCCATCGCGATCGGCGTCCTGGAGCCGATCAGCAAGGCGCGCGCCGAGCAGTTAATGGCGGAGATCAACAGCCGTCGGCCGCCGGTGCCGGTGCGCCTGCAGTGACGCTGACATGACCAGTATTGGTTGGACCATTCGGAAATTCGCCGCGCGGCGAGATTGCACAGCGCGCGTGTCATGTCGCACTGACGCGCAGTTCCTGACAGGAGGTCACTGATAATGGCCACGGTCTACTGGCTCGGAGCGCCGGGCGTCAGCCAGCTCGAGTATCCGCCGGGCAGCGGCGTCTTCTACAACGTGGGCGACCTGATCCCTGGCATGAGCGAACCCGAGGCGCAGGTGATGGTGCCGCTCGGCCACAGCTTCGAGATCCCCAACGTCTACCCCTATGGCACGCCGTACATGGAGCCGGCGGCCATGACCCAGCGTCGCGTGCCGCACACGGCAACGCGGACCGGCGAGCCAGAGGGCTCCACGCCGGGCGTCATCCTGAACGGCCCGGCCCCGCAGGCGAACTGGGTCGCACCCGAACCACCACCCGCGCCTGGGCCGGAGCTCGCGCCTGGGGTGGTCGTGCACGGCGCCGCGCCCCAGGAGTCCTGGACGACCTCCACCAGCGGCAGCGCGGTGACCGCCAACATCGTCGACCCGCCGCCGCCGCTGGTCGCCGGCGAGGGCGTGGTGGCCGTCGCCGTGCCAGCAGCGGCCGAGCTGGCCGTGACCAGTGAGCCCGAGGACGTGGTGGCCGTGGCTGTCCCCGATCCCGAGCCACCGCCCGAGCCGCCCGAGCCGCTTGATCAGGAGCCAGCCGCCGACGAGTCCGACCTCGAGCCACTGCCTGACTTCGGCGAGCCCGCACCGGCTGAAACCGAGGAGCCCGCCGCGGATCCAGAGGCGACGGAAATCCCGCCCAGCTCCTGAACGACTGCCGGCCTGCCGGTCGCTTCGCGGCAGCGGACTGCGTACGCTGCCCGCCAAGAGCTGCAAACCGAAGAGCGCTCACACCTCGGGCACCGAGCTCGCGGAGCTGTGAGCCGTTCCTCCGCCGAGGGGGTATGCAGCGATGCCGGGCGATCAAACACAGGTAGTGGCCGGTAGGAACCTGATTGTCTACACCGAGCCATGGCAGCCGTCCAACGCGTTCCCAGCTGACGCGATCCCGTGGGGCCAGACCTGGGGTGGCACGTGGGTGGACAAGGGCTTCACCAGTGGCGGGCTGCACGTGCGGCTGGCCGTCCAACGCCAGGACATCCTGGTCGATCAGCAAGTCGACCCGGTGCTGCGTATCCCGACCTCGCGCGACATCACGATGGAGTGCCGCCTGGCACAGATCAACATGGCCAACCTGGCTGAAGGCACGGGCCAGGGCACGCCGACCACCGTGGCAGGTCATGACGAGCTGCAGATCTCGGGCACGATCATTGACCAGTACATCACCACCGGCTACGACATCCTGAATCCGGGCGACAACAAGCCCGTCCGGGTCGTGGGCTGGAAGGGCTTTGCCACTGGCGACGTGACGCTCGACTTCGTCGTCAACGACGCGGCCCAGATCAGCTTCAACCACGCCATCGTGCCGGACACCAGTGCCGCGCCACCGCGGATCATCTGGTTCCGCGACCTGACCTGAGCTGGTTCCAGCCATGCAGGGCATTCCAACCCTGGCGCGTGCCAATGGCCACGCCAAGCAGTTCGACGTCCTCAAACTCGGCGACACGGTCGAGGAGCGCCGCCCGATCGAGATCAACGGCAAGACGCTGTTCGCCTGGGTCACGACCAATGGCCGCTACCCGTCCAGCGTCGCGGCCGAGCTCGACGACGCCCGCAATCGCTGGCTGAGCGCACGCGAGCCGATCAATCCCAACGTCGCGATCCCCAGCACGCTGTGGGACGCGGCGGAGACGCTGGCGGATGTCGTGGACCAGTCCGACGAGCCCGAGGCGATCGTCTCCGCGGCGCGCGGGCTGGCCGCCGTCGTGCGCGAGCTCCAGGAGGAGCCCGAGCTGCGCTCGAGCGAGGTGGAGTGGCAGCGCTACGTGACGCGGGCGCTGTGCGCGCTGATTCCCGGACTCGAGGAGCACGAGGCGGACCTGCTGAGTCCGCAGGCGCGGGTGATGGTGATCACCGAGCTGGGCTATCTGCGGCCGCCACGGGCCGAGAACGCCCAGGACGAAGGCGAGGGCCAGGCCGAAGAAGGTAGTGAGGGCGGAGGCGAGTCCCAGAACCCCCCGGAAATGGGCTCGATCCAGAGTTCGATTGGGGCCGAGCCCGAGCCCGATTCTGCCGCTACTACGGAGTAGGCCCCGAAGAGCAGGGGCGGATGCTCCTGAAGGAGTGGTGGGCGTGGTGGGATGCGCTCAGGGCGCTGCACGCGCAGGAGATGCTCGATCAGCGGCGGGTGCTGACCGTCTCCGACGCGGGCTGGCAAATGGACCGCGAGGCGGAGCTGAACAGGTGGATCAAAGACGCGGAGGGCGCCAGTGGCTGGCGCACGCGCCCCGAGACGGGCACCGATCCGTCGCAGCGCGACGCGCGACGGGAGATCCGCGCGCTGTTCACCTGGCTGCGGGGCAAGTTCTGGGGTGACCCGACGCGCACGTCCGGCTTCGAGGAGGATCGGCGCCCGCGTGGCGGCTAGCGAGCACCGCCACGATCCGCGCGATCTGGAGGCCGAGCCGTGCTGCTACGACTGCTGCGACTGTGCCGGGCCGAGCGTGCTGGATCAGCACCTGCTGGGGTGCGCGGCGTGCCGTGAGGGCAACGAGCCGTGCGAGCTGGGTGAGGCGCTGTTCGCGATCGAGGAGGAACTGGATGCCGGGTAGGCGGCCGGTCTGGGTGGTGCCGTCGAGCCCACGCACCGCGCGGCGCCCCCTGGTTCAGCAGCAGGTCCAGCCGCGCCCCGACACCGCCAGCGAGATCCGCGCGCTGTTCGCGTGGCTGCGCGCGCGCAGCGGGCGCCCGGCCTCGGGCTTCGTCGAAGACCACGGCGAGCGGCAGTAGCGCATGGCGGGTCAGTTCACGCCGAACGAGGACTTCACCGGCGAGACGGGCTCCGAGGCCGTCGCCGGCGAGCTCCAGGTCAACGTCGACGCCAATCTCCAGCCGCTCGCCGAAGGGCTCGAGGCGGCCAACGAGGCGCTCCAGGACTTCGCGGCTGGCGTCCAGGACGCCTTCAGCAACGCCAGTCAGGCCGCCAGCCGGCTGAACCTGCCGACCGACAAAATCAACGCCGCGACCGAGGCCACCCAGAAGCTCACCGAGGCGCAGAACGCCCAGAACGCCGCCGTGCAGAAGGGCGCTGAGGTCGGCGATGCCCAGCGCCGCGTGCTCCAGGAGCTCGAGGAGGAGTACCGCGCCGAGCAAAAGGCCATCCGCGACGCGGAGCGTGCCCGCCAGCAAACGCAGCAGCAGCAGCAGCAGACGGTCCAGCAGCGCCAGGAAGAGCGGCGGCGGGCGGCCACCGGCCCAACGCGCGGCACCGCCGGCCGCATCGACGCGCCCCAGGGCACGCGCCAGTTCATGGAGCAGGTCGTCACCGCCCTGGCGCACGACGTGGCCACGCGCGCCGGCAACATCGCCGCCTCCGAGCGGGCGATCGCCGCGGGGACGCGGTCCAAGATCGCCGAGCGCAACCTGCCGACGGCCAGGGAGCAGCTGTCCACCCTCGAGGAAAAGGAGCGGCTGGCGCGCGAGGCGCTCGCGGCCGGCGTCTACCGCGCGCCGCTGATCCCGCGCTTCGTGTCGGCGAAGTCGTACGTCGGGCTCGAGCGCGAGCAGGCGCAGGTCCAGGCGGCCGCCGCCGCGCCGGTCGACGCGCTGCAGCAGCACTTCAAGACGAGCCAGGACAACCTGCAGGCGCTGGCCGAACGCATGCGCACGGGCACGACCCGCTTGCAGGGCGGCGAGCAGCTGACGCGCTCGCAGGAAGGGGCCGTGGCCGCCAGCCGCGCGCTGCTGCAGCAGGCGCTGCCGATGGTCAAGCAGTTCGAGCAGCTGCCGAAAGAGACGGCGGCCGCCGTCGATGCGGTGGTCACGACGCTCCAGCCGGCGTTCGAGCAGTGGCGCGCGGCTGACCGTGCGCTCAAGGCCGCCGCGGCCAGCTCGGCGCAGCAGATCGAGCAGCAGGCGGAGACCGTCCAGCAGGCGGCCGCTCAGGCGCAGCAGATCGACCAGCAGGCGCAGACCGTCCAGCAGGCGACCACCGCAGCGGCGACTACCGCGGAGACTGGCGCGGGCGCGGGCGCTGGTGGTGGCGGCGGACGTCGTCGACGACGCCCAACCACGGCCGCCGAGCCGCCGCAAGAGCCAGGCGCGGAGCAGGTGCCCGAGGCCGCGGCCGCGCCGGCGCCCACCCAGACACCCGCCGAGGCCTTCGGCGCGGTCATGGCCCGCATCCGTGAGCAAGAGGCCGAGATCGCCGAGCTGAAGCGGCTGATCGAGGCGCGCCGCGGCATCGAGCGCGACACGCCGTACGTCGAGTCGCACCAGGACGTCATGCGGGCGCTCGCGGAAGGTGAGCGGCAGGGCGTCTACAGCCACGTCGGCCCGTCGCGCAAGATCGCCGAGTACGAGACCCGTATCCGCGCCCTCGAGACGCGCATTACGGAGCTGACGGCTAGGGCCGAGGCGATCGTCAACGAGAGCGGCCTCACGCGCGAGCAGCTCGGCCTCACCGAGGGCGCCAGGCCGACCGGCGCGCCCCAGCCGTCCCGCCAGGAAGTGGCGCTGACGCGGCGTGGCCGCGAGGACGTCGCGACGCTGCAGCGCATGGTCGAGGATGGCGTCGAGGGCGCGGTCGCGGCGCTCGCCCAGGCGGTGCGCACGCCGATGTCCGAGGCGGTCCAGCAGGCCACCCGCGCGCGCCCGGCGCGCTCGCCGGAGTACCTGGCCGTCCAGGCCGGCATGAAGCGCATCGACGACGTCGTGCTCAGCATCCGCCAGGGACTGCTGCAGACGGCGGCCGAGCTCCAGCAGCGCGCCACTCGCCTGACCACGCCGGGCACGATGGCCCAGGAGGCGCGCCGCGCGGAGCCGCCGCCGGCCGACACCCCGGAGCGACTCGCGTGGCTGAAGCGGCTGGACTACGAACCGCCGGCGGCGAAGGAGGCACGCACAGGCGAGCTGACGATCGGGGAGGTGACGGCCGCGGCGCGTCGCCAGCTGGAGGCGATCACCCAGCTCGAACGGCAGATCGGCGAGCGGAAGGACGCGGTCGCCCAACAGGCGCTGAACAGCCTGGCCGAGACGCGCGCGCTGCTCGAGCAGGTGCTCTCCGGCCAGGACGACTGGCTGCAAGCACGCGGGGACCTCGCCAGGCGGATCGTCGAGGCGCGGAACGCGGGCGACACGCGGCGTGTCGAGGAGCTGCGCGCGCGCGCCGCGGAGATGGCGCCAGGCGTGCGCGGCCGGCGTCAGGCGCAGAGCGGCGGCCGCACGGCGGCCGTCGAGCCAGGCCCGCAGCTGACCGCAGGCGCCTACGCGCGCTACCAGGCAGAGCGGTCCACGCGCGTCGCCGCCATGCGCCAGGAGCTGGTGCGCCAGGGCCTCACGCCGGCCGGCGCACGCCAGCAGGCGGCGCGCCAGATGGGCGACGTCATCTTCCGCGACCGCCCGATCGGCGTCTCGGCCCAGCCGAAGAACTGGGATGTCGAGCGCGGTCAGATCCTGCAGATCCTGAGCGGCCAGTACAAGGGGCTGACGGGCCGCTTCCAGGGCGTCACCGCCGATTCCGGCCGCCAGCTCTTCGCCGAGCTCATCAGCCAGGCGGGTAAACAGGTCAGCGTCTACGTTGGCAAGAAGGCCTCCGGCACCGAGTTCCGCAGGCTGTTCCAGACGATGCCGGAGGGCGACGACCCGCAGAAGTACCGCTATCAGGTCGCCCAGCTGTCCGAGCTGCGCATCGCCGAGCTCGAGGCGGAATGGAACCGCGCCAAGGCGCAGATGCTCCAGCTGCGCGCGGATCGCCGTGCGCTCGAGCACGAGGTCGCCACCAGGACTGGCAAGGAGCTGGACGCCGCCAAGTCCGAGCTGCAGACGGTCAACCAGGTCATGCTGCAGGTGTCCGGCAGGCTCAGCTACCTGGCCGACGAGCTACCGCCGCAAGCACCCGAGGAGCGCCTGCGCGAGCCCGAGGCGTCACGCACGATCGCCGCGATGGGCGCAGTGCGCAGCCCCACCCGCCGTGCGGCGATGGCGGCCGTCTCCGCGCGTCTTGCGGGTGCAGCGGCAGCGCCTGAAGAAGAGGACATCTACCCCGAGCCGACTATCGGCCCGCCACCGGCCGCGATCCCAGCCGCCGCAGCGGCCCCGACCGGTCCGTACGTCAGTCCGCTGGCGGCCGCGGCGATGCGGCCTGCCTACACGCCAGCCGCGGCCGCCGCCCCAGGGCCGTCGACTCCTGAGGAAGTCGCCGACTACCTCGAGGGACTGACGGACCGCGAGCGAGAGACCGCCGACGCGACCGACGACGCGGCCGCGTCCGCACGCGACAGCGCCGAAGCGATCGACACCGAAGCTGAGGCCATCCGTGCCAAGCTGCCGCTGCTCGAGCGCCTGATGCGCGCCGAGGCCGAGGCGGCGGGGGCGACCGACCGCGGCACCGCCGCCGCCAGGCGCAGCGGCGAAACCACGGCGCGGCTGTCCAGGGACACGCGTGGCATGCGGGCCGTCGCCCGCGCGGCGGGCGTGCCCGAGCGCTTCCTGACGACGCCGCTGCTGGCCGAATACGAGTCGGGCACCATGAGCCCGGAGGAGCTGGGCGAGCTCAGCGTCGCCGCGCGGGAGGCCCGTCGGCAGGCACGGCGACGCGGCGGTCGCGCGGGCGAGCTGCTGAGCGGTACGCGGCTCGCGAGCTTCCCGCCGTTCATCCGCGCCTACGCCTCGGAGGTTGAGCCGCCCTCCGCCGAGGAGTTGGCGGCGCTGGCGCGACGCTCGGAGGAGGAGCGAGAGAGGGAAGCTCGCCGGATTCGGGCCGAGACGGATCGGCGCGCGCGTGAAGAACGGGCGCGGGTTCGCACCACACCCGAGGAAGTCGCGGAGCTGCTGCCGGTCTCGCGGCGCGCGGAGGCACGCGCGCGGACCGACGAGCTGCCACCCATCCTCGCCGGCACCATCCAGCCCGTCGGCCGCGGTCTCGAGCGGCGCTTCGTCCAGATCAACGAGGCGACCTACCCGCTCTACCGCGCGCTCGTCGACTACTCGGCCGAGCTCCAGGAAGCGACACGCGGCACGCGGCGCACCACGCGCGCGACCCGCCAGGTCCTCGAGACTTCGGAACAGGTCATTAGCCTGCTGGAGACACCCGCGCTCCAGGCGCGTGCTCGAGCCGCGGTCGGCACCGCCGTCCCGGCGGGCATGGAAGGTCGGATCGTCCCGATCGGCGGTCAACGCATCCGCATCACGCCCGAGACCTACGGACCGGCGCGCGTCTTCGGCGAGCAGATCCAGTCGACCCAGGACTACAGCCGCAGCCTGCGCGGTCTGGAGACCAGTTCCGAGCGGGCTGGCCACGGGCTCGGCATCGTCGGCCGTGGCGTCCAGGCCATCAACCGTCTGTTCCGCGGCACCTCCGGCGACGTCGTCCGCTTCGGCACGGACCTGATCGGCCTGGGCGTCGGCATCTCGATCCTGGGCTCCCTGGGCCGCCAACTCCACGACCTGTTCGCCGCCGCAATTCAGACCGAGGGCGACTGGCAGCGCGCCGCGCGCGCCACCAACGCGGTCTACGGCGAGCGGTCCGACCAGATCGAAGGCGTCAACCAGCAACTGGCGCGCAGCGCGCAGATCGCGGGCACGCGCACCGAGCTGGTCCGTGCGCAGATCGGTCAGCAGGCGTTCGTCTCCCAGATTCAGCGTGGCCTGCCAGCTGATATCGGCGCCCAGCTCGGCGCGACGACCGCCGGTCAGGCACTCGCGCGGCGTGCCGGCGTGGCGCCGCAGGGCGATCTGGCGACGCAGCTCAATCTGCAGGCTGGGCTGCTGGGCAGAGAGTTCGGTACCAGCGTCGAAGACGCGGGCCAGGCGATCCAGCAGGCAATCTCCGGCAGCACCGACCAGCTGACGCGCATGACAGGCGGTGCGATCGACGTCAGCTCTGCCGCGCTCACCCAGCGGCTGACCGGCCGCCAGCCGCTGCCTGGCCAGACGCTGCAGCAGTTTGGCGCCTGGTTCGACCAACTGCCTGAGGCGACGCAGCAGCTCATCCGTCTGCAGGCCATCCAGGAACAGCTCAACGACACCTACGAGCGCCAGGTTGGTGACGCCCAGAAGCTCGCCGATTCCCAGGACCAGTTGGCCAAGAGCAACCAGCAGGCGTGGGAGGCGTTCTCGACCGTCGTCGGCTATGCCGGTGGCGAGCTGGCCAAGATGCTGGCGGGCCTCACCGGCCTCGTCGGCCTCCGCTCCGAGGACATCCTCCGCAACTTCCGCACGCGATCGCTGATCGAGGCGGCCAACCCCGAGTTGCAGGCCACTGTCACTGGCACCCGACCCGAAGACGTGCGGATCTATCGCCGCGGCCCGCAGGGTTATCTGCTCCAGCTCGGCGCGGAGGAGTCCAACCCGATCGCAGCGCGCGCCCTGGCGCAGGCGCAGATCGAGCAGGGCGTCAAGCCCGAGGACATGGCGCCGGCGGTGCGCGACGCCGCGATCGCGCTCCAGCAAGAGAAGCAAGCGGCTGATGAGGCCACGCGCGCGCACAAGACGCAGCTGACGCCAGCGCTCGCTGGTGCGGCCAACAGCCTCACGGCGCTGTCGACGGCCAGCCAGGACGTGCAGTCGCGGCTGGACCTGATCACCAATCTGCAGCCCATCGCCCAGCGGGCGCAGCAGCTCGGCCAGGCGGCGCTGGGACCCTTCGCGCCGCTGGTCATCCCGCCGGGTGGCATCACCAGCTTCGCCCAGGGCCAGGCGATTTCCCAGGTCCTCGCCCAGCGCAACGCGGCGACGGCGCTGCAGGCCCAGAACCTGGAAGTGCTGCCGCCGCTGGTCCGCGCCGCGGCACAGGGACCCGGCGCGGTCGCGACGATCCAGGGTCAGCCCGGCACGCGGCCAGCCGCGGAGGAGCTGGCCGATCTTCAGCGCCAGGCCGGCGCCCAGGCGCAGCTCAAACAGATCGAGCAGGCGCGCGCCTACATCGCCATGGGCCGTGCCCAGGCCCAGGCGCAACTCGACGAGCTCTCCGCCCAGCACCAGCACGACTTGCTCGACGTCCAGGCCAATGGCATCAGCCGCCAGCAGGAGCTCACCAATCTCAAGGCGCAGCAACTCCAACTCGAGCTGGCCATCTCCGACAACCAGTTGCAACAGACTCAGCTCCAGGCAAGGGTCACCATCGCCCAGCGCACCAACCTGGAGACTGAGCGACAGCTGCTCCTGGCCCGTCAGGGCTCGTTGGCTGCCACGCGCGAGCAGGAGGACCTGCAGTATCGCGCCACGATCGCCGGCGCGCGGTTGCGTGCGATCGGCGCCAATGTGCTGCTCGGCCGCGGCGCGGACTTTGGGGCGATCCCTGGTCTGGTGCAGGAACAGATCCAGGCCACGCTCGAAGCGCAGGCCCAACTGCCCCAGTCCCTGGAAGCGCAACGCTCGCTGGTCGGCCCCCAACGCCAGCTTGAGGACGAGCAGATCGCGCGCGACCTGATCCTGAATCAACTGAGCAACGAGCAGCGCGCGCTCGAGGACGTCCAGCTCCAGCAACAGCAGATCGCGGCGAGTCTGCAGAACCAGCAACTACACATCCAGACGGCCCTCGATCTGCGCGATCTGCAGCGCGAACCGGAACGCGAGATCGCCGAGCGGCAGGTGCTGGGGGCTGACGCGCTCGAGCGTCAGGCAACGGCCGCCGAACGCGCCGCGATCCTCGAAAACGCCGGGTTGGCAGCCGAGACCGACCTGCTGAATGTCGCCAACGACCTGCTGAAGACGACGGCGCTGCAGCTCGTGGCGGACCAGGCGCGCCTGGATATTCAGAAGCAGATCACCGACGAGCAGACCAAGCAAGCCAACCAGCGCGCGCTCGAGGACCAGCGGCGCGGCGAGCGCGGCGAGTATCCGGACCAGCGGCCGGGTGGCGGCGCAGGCGGCGGCGGACAACCGTCCCAGCCCCCACCCGCGGCAGCACCGCCCTCCGCGCAGGAAGTGACCAATGCGGCGCTGCGCCACCTCGGGCTTGCGCCGGAGTTCGTGCACAACGATCTCGGGGCCATCGAATCGGGTTTGCTCGATCTGCCGACGGCCTTCGCGCGGGCCCAACAGGAGGGCGTGCGCCAGGGCATCCTCGTCCCAGGCCGAGATCCCTACCAGACCCAGCCGACGCCCGAAGAGCTGAGCGAGTTCGCCCAGATCGTCGCCGCGCTCCGCAGTCTCGAGGCCCAACCGCAGCCGCAGCCGGCGCCACCACCCGCCCAGGCGCCGGTCGCGACCAAACAGCAGCTCCAGGCAGCGATGCAGGGCTTCGGCGACACGCTCACGCCCGAGATCCGGCAGATCTTCAGCGGCGCGAGCGACCAGGTGCTGCGGCGGCTGTTTCCGCAGGGGCCCGACGTTCGCCCGATTCAGAGCTACGTCCAGGCGCCGATCACACCCGCGGCCGAACCCGAGCAGGCCGAGGTGTACCACGCGGCGATGATGCCGTCGACCGCGCCGTCGATCAGCGTCGATCTGAGCGGCGCGACGATCAATTCCCAGGAGGACATCGAACGCATCGCCCGCGCCGCCGCCGATCAAGCCGGCGATCAGACCTACGAACAGGTGCGCAATCAGCTCGTCTACGTGTTCCGCACCGCTCAGGGCAACGTCAACGGCACGATGTCGGGAGTCGCTCAGCGATGACGATGCCCTCGCCCTACTACTCCCCGGTCTCAAGTTTCCGCGGCACGGGCTTCGACTGGGAATACGGCAACCCGAAACGCACCATCCAGGACGGCGCCCTGCACCTGTCGGGATCCATCCTCGTGTACGACATCGTCGAGCTCGACGCGCTGTTCAGCTACGTGCGCCCATGCTCCGTGCGCGTGGCTGGCGATCCGAGCGTGGGCGGTGTCGTGTATGTCGATCACTGGGGGCCGGACCCCAGTGGTCCGCTCAACATGAGCCTGCAGGTCCGCTCTGGCATCGCCAACCGGCCTGTCATCACGGAGCCAGTCACCTACACGGCCATCCTGGTCAGCCTGAGCCGCAACGAGGCGCTGCCGATGGCGGTCCACAAGGCGGAAGCCGACTTCCTCCTGCTGGTCGATCCCGCCAGTGCCCCAGACGGGGCGATCGGTGGGACCGCGAAGACCGCCCAGACGCACGAGGAGACGGGCGCTCCGTCGCCGAATGGAATAGGTCCCTGATGCCGATCGTGCGCCGCCAGATCCAGGCGCAGTTGACCGTCGGCAATCAGACTGTGCACGACTTCCTGGCGTTTCGCGCCAGCCACTCACTGACGGACGCCGTCGCGCGCGCCACCATCGTCGCGCCCTACGCCTACGGCACGTACGACTCTCCGGTCGAGATCAAGTGCGGTGTCGCCGTAGCTGACGGGGGTAATGGGCTCATCACGCGCTTCAAGGGCCGCCGCCGCAAGGCGCACTACGACCTCTTGCCGCGCAACGTCGTCATGGACTGCGTCGGCGAGCTGTCGCGAGCCGACGAATACATCAACTGGCAGGAGAGCACCAGCATCCCCGGACGGACGATCCCCAATCTGACCTTCGGCAACACCACCTACTCGATCGGGATCGGGGGTCTGCGCGTCCAGGACCTGGTGCCCAGCTCTGGCCACTTCGCCGGTTGCGCGACGTACACGGAGATCGCCCACGCGGTGCTGCTGCGGGCGAACGTGCCGCACACGCTGGCCAACCTCCAGTCCACGGGCCGCGTTTATGGCTTCGGCATCGCCGATCCGGTCGGGTTGCGCTTCATCTGGCACTCCGGCACCGGCGGCCTGTCTGCGGGTGGGGACGTCAACGTCGAAAACGCCTACCGCCGCGCGGGTGAGTCCGCGCTCAGTTATCTCCAGAAATACTCCCAGATCGAAGCGCTGTACGATCTCGGGCCGCCGAATCGCATCGGCTTCTTCCGCCTGTTCGAGATGCCGTCGGGCGACGTCGTGGTCAAACTCGTCGGCGGTCACCCGAGCGGCCCGTACTCGCAGGACCTCGACGGCACCGACATCATCTTCACCGAGGGCGGCTCGACGGAGATCCGCGACGCCGATGGCAACCAGTTTCCGCCCGCGCCCGGCACGCCGAACATCCTGTCGGCGAGTTTCCAGCGCGACTATCCGCTCGGCAATCGCACGCTGGTGATGGGCACCGAGCTGGGGCCCTTCCAGATGCACTGGGAGGCCGCGACGAACATCCCGATCTTCATGCCGATCGGGCCACCAGGGCCCACGACCTACCACTACGATCCGTCGCCGCCCTCGAGCGACTGGATCGACTGGATGAGCGTGAGCGGGCAACTCAGCTACACCCAGCGCTCGGTCTCGGCCAAGGCGGCGGCCGCCGCCACCGCGGACGCCACGTCGATCACCCCCGACAGCATGGACCGCTTCCCGGACCCGCCCTTCACGCTTTTTTGCGCGGAGACGGCCGAGTCGATGCTGGTGACTGACGTCGCTGGCAGCAGCTGGACGGTCGACCGGGGCCAGGACGGCTCGGACGCCAAGGCCATCAATGCCGGCTTCACGCTGAACGGGCCGCCCCAGGACATTGATCCCACCCAGCGCTTCGGCATGGATTGCGAGACGGTCGCAAAGGCGCGGCTGCTCGAGATCGCGCGCGAGACGGTCACCGGCTCGCTCACCACCGCGCAGGACACGCTGATCGCGCCCGGCCAGATCCATCTCGTCCAGGGGCCGGCGGGCCTCCCCGACCGGCTGGGCACCGGCGAGCCCTTGTGGTGCCAGGGTAACGACTTCGAGCTCGAAGTCCGCGCCGGCGCGCCGGTGCTGACCCAGACGCCGACGTACCTGGGCGGTGGTCTGGAGCTCGATCAGAACGGCAATCCCATCATTCCCACCCAAATGCGGAGGTCCGGTGCCCCAGCAAATCCTGCCTGATCGCGATCTGCAGCGTGCCGCAGAGAGCTTTCTTGCCCGCACGCGGCCGAACAGCCCGCCCATGCCCGCCGACGCGCACGGTCTGGAGCAGCAATTCGGCGCGCCAGGCTACTTCTTCACCGGCGACGAACAGGCGATTCTGGTGGTGACCAAACCGTGCGTGCTGGTGGAATGGTCGATCGACTCGACGGTGCCCGGCGAGGTTCGCTTCGCGCTGTCCTGGTCGGACTGGCAGACGCCGCGGGTGTGGCGCGACATGATCGGCGATGGCCCGGCGCCGTATCTGCCAGGCACGACGAACATCAACTCCACGGATCTCTCCAGCTGGAATGGACCGCTCCAGCTCAACCGCCGCGACGCCATTCTGATCCAGCCTCGCGACGCCGCCGTGGTCGAGCAGTTGACGCTGGTGCTGTACATGAAGGAGCAGCCGCAGCTCACCGTGCAGCCGATCGCGGTCGGCGACCAGGAGCAACTGCTCCGGATGCGAGGGCAGCCGACGTGAGCTTGCTGTTCACCGACTCGTTCGACCATTACACGATGGACCTGTCGCTCGATCCGGAGAACCTGAACGCGTGGCCGCTTGCCAGCAAGTGGGGCATCATGCAGTTCGCTGGCCGGGGCGATTTACCACAAGTGCGCACGCACGCCACGGGTGGCCGAAACGGTCTGGGTTATCTCGAGCTGAACTATCACGACCAGTTCGGCCAGTACAACTTTCTCGGAAAATACCTGGCCCAACCGAAGGACGAAGTGATCGTCGGTTTCGCCATGCGCCCGTATGTCAACGTCAGTGATGTCGGCGGGGCGCTTGGGACAAGCCCGCCAGCCATTTACGGGTGGGACTTCATGGGCCTCAGTCGGCGTGGGATCTGCCAGGCCAGCGCGCTGATTGGCTACCACAACGAGGTCATCGGCATCGGCCGACGGGATCGGGTGTACATCCCGCCGCCGCCCGGTCATGGTGGCCTGATCGGTCTGGGCGAGGCGGTCAAAGCGATGTACGCCGCGATTGTCGCCCTGTGGCACCCGTACGGCACGGGCTACACGACATTCAGCTACGACGAAGCCCAGGGCTCCACCGGGCTCGGTGTCGTGTTTGAAGGACTGCATTTCGAGCCGAACGGCCCTGGATTGCCCACGTCGGGGTTCGAGGAAGCGGTGTGGGGCAATCAGCTTGGCAACGGTCCGCCCGACACCGCGTTGCCTGGCGAGTGGCACTACTGGGAGTTCCGTATCGGCAACGGAAGAATGACCGTGCAGCGCGATGGCAGACTCTACGGCTCCTGGGAAGGCGACGTGGGCAACCAGTACGACACGATTTATCTGGGCAAGATCGGTGGTCAGAGCAGTTGGCCGTTTCTGTTCAACTTTCGGTACGACTACGACGATGTGTACATGCTGGATACGATTGAGCCGGACCCGGTGTCGTTCCTGGGAGATGTTCAGGTCACCGCGATCCGGCCCCGTGCGGTAGGTACGACCACGGGCTGGACACCCCAGCCGGACGGCGCGAACTGGCAACTGGTCAGTGATCGACCCACGCCAGACTTCGACAACGGGCTGGTGTCCGCCAGGGAGACGGGGTTGATCGACACCTATCCGATGGAGCACGTGCCGCGGCGCATTCTCGGTGCGCAGTACGTCTACACGACCAAAAATGTGAGCGGAACCAGCTTCAAGCTCGCGACCGTGACGCGTCGGGCCGGGCAGCTCGTCGGGCAGTCGGTCAGACCATCGCCCGCCAACTACACGGTGTATTCGGTGCCCTACGGTCTGAATCCATTGACGGGCGTGCCGTGGGTTGCCGACGACTTCAACGCCCCCGACGCCGAACACGGGATGGCGAGCACGTGACGCTGCTCTTCTTCGACTCCTTCGACACGTACACGGCTACCAACGCTGACCCAACCGCGCTGGTAGCCAAGTGGGGTACGTACGATTGGAATTCGATTCCGGGTAACAACCGGGGCGGAGTTGGTTACCCGCTTCCGCCAGGTGGTCCGTTTCCACCAGAGACCATCGTCGGGCCAACAGGCTGGACAGGCGACGGCAATTATCTGCGGATGCACTACCAATCATGGGGTGCGGCGTACTATCTCGTCGGCCACCCGACGCCAGGTGCCACCACCCTCGTCATCGGTATGGCGTTGCGTTGGAGACGAACAGCGGGACATCCGCTGGGGGTGTTCGTCTATCTGGGGAATCCGAATTCTTCCTTCGACATGCACTTTCTGAGCCTGGGCCGACCGGAGACGTGGGATTTTTTCGACAGCAGGTGGGAATTCGGGTTGGGTGGTCCGTATCCACCGAACACCTATCTGCGGTTGAATCTGGGATTTCGCATCACACGCGGCAACTTCCTGGCCATCGACGTCCAACATGCAGCGGACCGTTTCTGTGAGGAGATCGCCCGCACCAGGCGCCCGGTCATGCGCGAAGGCATCTGGTCGTACCTGGAATTCAGGATCTCCACCGACGGGACCATCGTGATTCGCCAGGACGGCGAAGAAATCCTGAACGAGAGTGGACTGGAAACGAACCGCTACGGCTTCGGCTATCCGTGGGTCTATCTGGGCGCGATCGGTGGTCGCGGGGCCGTCACCTGGGGACTTGGCGGAGGGGACCTCGACATCTGGGAATGGTGCTACGACTACGACGATGTGTATATCGCTGATACGCAGGCTGGAGATGTGACGGACTTCCTGGGCGTGGTCAAGACGACCACCCTGCGGCCTACTGGAGCCGGACCACGCACGCAGTTTGCGCCCATGCCGCCGACAACTCAGAACTGGCAGGACGTGGCTGACGTAACAAGCGATGACGACGCGACCAACGTGGCGAGCAGCACCTTCGGGGCTACGGATCAATACACGATGGAGGCGCTGACAGCGCACGGGCGGATCATCGCCGTCCAGTTCGCTGCCGTCACGAAACGCCTGGGCACGATCAACTCCACGCTGGAGACGGTGATTGGCGAGGCAGCCGTGCAGGCGCTCGGACCAACGTTGACGATTGACCAGCCAGGGAAGCCCATTGAAGTTCCGTCCTGGGTGACGTACGGCCCGCTCAACGCTGGCTGGGCGTTGACCACGGCCACGCTCGAGCGCAATCCGTTTGCCCATCGCGGCTGGCTGGCGAGTGACTTCACGACCGACACGTTCGGTTACCGGGTGAGCAACTGATGGCCAGACTGCTGACGACGGGCTACGAGACCGGGGACGTGAATGAAGCGGGGATCACCGTCAACAACTCCAACGCTACGTCGACGGTGGTCTCAAACACGCCGTCGCCTCGATCCGGTGCGTACTGCCTGAAAGTAGCCGCGGCGACCACTATCGGGAACACTGGCTACAAGAACTTTGTGCTGCCTGCACGGACAGAACTCTGGGTTCGCTTCGCGTTTCTCACACATCCATCCACAGGCACCCTGTCAGAGTACCCATTCGCGCAACTGACCGATGCCAGTGCTGCGGTCCAGACATACCTGAGCTATAACCCGCCAGACGGGTTGCTGCGTGTGTACGGCCCTGCACTGCTGGGAACGTCTACCGTCAGCTTTCCCATCGATACCTGGCACCTGATCGAGTGGCGTACGCAATTACTCACGACGAGCACCGGCACCACGGAGCTTTGGCTCGATGGGGCGCGGGTCGTCAACTTTAGCGGCGACAATTCCGCGACAGCCACGCTCAATCTAGCTGGCCTCAAACTTGGGGGCTTGGGTAATCCTGGGACTGGAGGCTCGGTTTACCACGGGTTTGATGACATCGCCATCAACGACACCAACGGCACGGTCAATAACGGCAGACCCGGTGACGGGCGCATCGTGCTGCTGGTGCCCAATGGTGCGGGTTCGGTTACGACCTTGAGTCGGGGTGGGACCGATACGGGTGCGAACTGGAGTCAGGAAAACGAGCTGCCGCCGTCGATGGCGCAGTACGTCAGTTCCGGCGTGGTGGCTGATCGCGATCTCTACACGATGAACGATACCCCTGCTAGCGGTGTCGGCCCCATCAATGTGATCGAAGCCGTGGCGTTTGCGCAGAACGCCGCTCCGGGTGTGGGCGCGTTTGGGCTCACGATGAAAAGTGGTTCGACGATCGATGAAGCAACTGCGCAAAACTTGAGCACCAGCCCGGCGTACATCGGCGCGCGCTGGGAGATTGACCCAAACACCGGTGCCGCGTGGACTCAGGCTGCCGTCGATGCGCTTGAAGGCGGTGTGACTGTTCGGTAGTGGTGCTGTACATGGTGAAGGTGCAGACGCGCTGATGCCCGCGGTCCAACTCGGTTCGCAAACCGGAGGTGCCGCCGCCACGGGCGTGGCCGTCGCCGCCGGAGGGCTAACGCCGCCCTCGCCGTTGACCACGCTGTTGATCTTCACCATCGCGCTGCCGACGGCCGGTGCGGTCACCAGCATCACCTTTCCCAGCGGCACCGCGACGACGACGCGTCTGGCGTTTACGACTAGCGGCGCGCGGGCGCTCGAAATCTGGATTGCCTACAACTTCAGCGGTGGCGCGCCGACCTCCTACACGGTCAATTTCACCGGCGGCGGAACGGCGGCCTCGGGCGTCAGCTGCGTCTGGGTGGACTCCGATCTGTCGCAGGGAGCCCCGACGGCCACCGCCGGGACGCCCACGTCCGGCACGAGCGTGACCGCGGATAGTGGGACGATCACGCCGGCGGTCGGCGATCTGGTGATCGCGGCCACCACCTGGGCCAACAACACCGCCTCGACGGCTCGCGCGTCGACGGGCAACACCTTCGTCAACAACGGCGAAAGCGGCTCGAGCACGACGATCAGAACGGCCGTGGCGTACGCCTCGGCCACCGCGGCGAATCTGTCGCGACTGCAGTGGACGATCACGTCGGCGGCCTGGCTGGGGTTGATCGTCAATCTGAGCCATTTTCCCGCATCGCCGACGCCGGTGGCGGCGTTTGTCTACAAGGGGCGCGACAGCAATACCGCCGACGCGGGCGTGGTGGCGTAAGGAGACCGCATGCCGAATTACTTCGCAGAATTTAATTCGACCCCGGCCAACATCGTCGCCGATATGAAGGCGCGCATTCTCAACTCCTCCAACTGGGCGAACATCTCGGGCGGCACGGGCAACGTCATGCAGGCCGTGACCTCGCGCGGGGCGCAGATGAACGTCGATCTGGCGGATGCGGCGGCGACCGCGCAGCGCATGCAACTGGGGGTCTACCGCAGCTACAGCGCCGGTTCCGGCACCGACAAGCTCACGCGGTATCTGTGCTGGCACTCGGTGACCGGTGCGACCACCGACACGATCCATGCGATGGTCAGCGCCGGCCAGGACCATTTGCTCATGTCGATTGAAGGCCCGCGTGCGGGCGAGACGAACGCGGATTCGGCGTCACTTGGGTCCATGCGCCAGGTTTTCTTTCTCGGCGATGTGGTGCCCTACTTTGCGGGCGAGCCGAATCCCATCGTCGTGCTCATCGCCAACCCGACCGCGACCACCCAGATGGATGTCGACACCTGCTGGGTATCGCGCAATCGGGCCGACACTGCCTCCTGGGTGACCGCCAAGCTGGCCACGCTGTCCATGCCGAACGGAGGGTCACAGGCAGGAGCGGCATGGCTCAACCCGCAACGCGCGTGTCTGGTGGACGGCAACAACTATCTCTGGCCATACGTGGTGATCGAGGACGCCGCGGGCATCCGGGGTCGTATCGGCAAGTGTTTTTCCGCGGGCTTTGCGATGAGTTTGTGGAACGCCTCGTCGGCGAACGACTTCCCGGCGCCGATTTACGGGCGGCTGGTCTACAACGCCGAAAACTACATTCTCGTCCTGGTCACTCGCCATACGGTGAGCGCGCAACAGGTGCGCACGCCCTTTGGCTGGGGGTCGACGGCCAACACGAACAACTATCCCGTGCTTGCGGTGCCGACCCAATGACGCGGCTGTTCACCTGCGGCTGGGAGACTGGTGACCCGAACGAGTCGGGCTTGCTCTCGGTGAATGGGCCAGGTGTCGCGACGGTGGTATCCAGCGGACCAACGCCACGTGCTCCAGGTGCGCACTGTCTGAAGCTCATGGCGATCGGCGCTGTCAACATCGCCAATGTCAACTGGGTTCTCCCCAACCCGCTGACGGATGTGTGGGTTCGCCTGGGAGTGCTCATGCACGCGAACCCGAACAGCGAAAACGCGCTGGTCAGCTTCTCCGACAACGCTGGCTCGTTGCAAGGCCGCGTGACCTGGACCACCAGCGACTCGCTGTTACGCGCCTATCGGTCGACCGTCTTCTTGCTCGGGACCAGTGCGCTGCAAATGAGCGCCGATCAGTGGCACACACTCGAAGTGCGCTGGCAAATGACGTCGCTGACCGTCGGCACGGTTGAGGTCTGGCTCGACGGCGCCCAGACACTCAACCTCGTCGGCGTCGATAACACACAGACTTCGGCTCTGAATATAGGCAATGTTCTTGTGGGGACGGGTGCTGCCATGCTCTCTGGAGGCCCGTACTACGCGTTCGATGACCTGGCGATCAACGATACCAACGGGACGGTCAACAACGGGCGGCCGGGTGACGGCCGCGTGGTGCTGCTGAGTCCGAGTGGAGCTGGCAGCAGCACGCAGCTGCTGCGGGGCGGGACCGACAGCGGCGCGAACTGGTCGCAGGTCGACGATGTGCCCATGTCCATGACAGACTTCGTGTACGACGCCACCGCTGGCCACCGCGATCTGTACACGTTGCAGGACGTCCCCTCGGCGGCCAGCGGCTGGTCGGTGAACACCGTCGAGGCGCTCGCCTACGCCCAGACCAGCGACGTCGGCTCGATGTCGGTGGCGCCCACGCTCAAGACGGGCGCCACGACAGCCGAAGGCGCTGCGCAAGCGCTCGCAATCAGCCCGCAATATTTCCGCCAGCAGTACCAGACCAACCCGGACACCACCGCCGGCTGGACGGTAGCCGACCTGAATGCGCTCGAGGCTGGAGTGACGGTGCACTGATGGCCCGCCTGCTGACGTGCGGCTGGGAAACTGGCGACCCCAACGAGGCGGGCACCAACTTCCTGGGCCCCAGCGCCGAGATCTTCGCGGTCAACAGCACGCCGGTGCCGCGCGCGGGCAACTGGTGCTGTCGCATGGGCATCAATTCGATCTCGGGCGCGGACGTCTACAAGACGTTCAACTTCGGAGCGCGCACCGAGGTGTGGGTCCGCTGGGCGGCGCAATTTCGCAGTCCGCAGCTAGCGGGTGGCACCGAGTGGATGGTGGCCCGACTGCGAGATAGCGGCGGGACGGCGGTGGCGTGCCTCACGTACTCGAGGGTCGACGGGTTCATCCGCGCACGCCAGGGTGGCGCGACCAACACCACACTACTCGGCACCAGCCAGTCGGCGCCGCTGTTGGTGTGGCATACGCTCGAATGGCGGCACCAGATGACCAGCCTGACGCAGGGCATCACCGAGCTGTGGGTCAACGGCAGCCAGCAGATCAGCTTCTCCGGCGACAACTCGGCCGGCACGCTGCTGAACGTCGCGCAGTTGGACCTCGGCGTCTGGGGGTCCACCCGCTACTGGTGGCACGCGGTCGACGATCTGGCGATCAACGACACGACCGGCGCCATCAACAACGGCCGCCCCGGCGATGGCCGGGTGGTGCTGCTCACTCCGAACGCTGTGGGCAGCTCCACCACGTGGCTGCGGCTCTCCGGGCCGGATAGCGGCGCGAACTGGAGTCAGGTCGACGACAACCCCATGGCGATGACCGACTACGTCGAATCCTTCACCATCGGGGACCGCGATCTGTACGCCGTGGCCGATCTACCTGCCATCACCACGAGCGTGAACGCGGTGGACAACCTCGTGCTGGCGCAGGCCGTGGACGTGGGGGCCAGTCTGGCGCCGACCATCAAAAGCGGAACGACGATCAACGAGGCGGCTGCCTCAGCGCTCACCACCACGCCCGCGTATGTCCGCACCCAGTACGAAACCGATCCGAATACTTCCGCGGCGTGGACGCCGGCGGCGGTGAACGCCGCGGAAGTTGGGATCACGGCGCGATGAGCCGCCTGGTGACGTGCGGCTGGGAATCGGGTGACTCCAGCGAGCTGGGCTTCGATTACACCAACATCGGCAGCGTGACGGCGGTCAACACGTCCCCGACGCCGCGCACGGCGTACTGCATCAAGGCGTGGACGCCAAGCGCGTCCTTCGATAGTTCCTACAAAACGATTGTGTTCGGTCCGGCTGCAAACGAAGTCTGGGTACGGTGGTCGGGAAACTTCCAGCTATACAACGGCGGCGCCTCCGGCGATAGCATCGCGCCGTTCTGCGAGTTGCGCGATCCAAACGGCGTGGCGCTGGCCTCGCTGTGCTTGCGCAGCACTCAATTCATCGACGCGTGTCAGGGGAGCAACGGCACGGTGGTCGCGACGTCCAGCGTGAGCGTGTCGCTGGCTGTTTGGCACACCCTCGAATGGCGGCATCAGATGAGCAGCACTACCAGCGGCATCACCGAGGTGTGGCTGGATGGCATGCAGATCATCCTCTTCTCCGGCGACAACAACGCGGCGACCACGCTGCTGACGATCGGGCAGCTGCGTATCGGGTGTATCGGCGTAGTGCGGGGGGCTAGCTACCACTGTTTCGACGACCTGGCCATCAACGACACGACCGGCACGATCAACAACGGGCGGCCGGGTGACGGCCGGGTGGTCTTTCTGCCGCCGAGTGGGACTGGCAGCAGCACGATGCTGACGCGCGGCGGGACCGACAGCGGCGCCAACTGGAGCCAGGTGGACGAGTCGCCGATGTCCGTGGCGGACTACGTCCAGTCCGCCACGCCCGGCGACCGCGACCTGTACGCCATCACCGACCTGGCGGCTCCGCCAGTGGTGATCTACGCGGTAGACGTGGTCGCCCAGGCGCAAAAGGGCGACGCGGGCGAAGCCGCGGCCGCGGCCACGCTCAAAAGTGGCGCCGCCGTGCTGGAAGGCTCGGCCGTGACGCTGGGCATGTGGCCCGCCTACCCGCGGCTGGCACGCGAGACCGACCCGAATACGGGGCAGCCCTGGACGTTCGCCGGCGTCAACGGCGCGGAAGCGGGGGTTACGGTGCGATGACGCGTTTACTCACATGTGGCTGGGAGACCGGCGACGTCAACGAGGCTGGCACCTCAACCATCGGGGGTAACACGACGCTCACGGTCGTCAGCACCACGCCGACGCCTCGCGCGGGCACGTTCTGCCTGAAATACGCCCAGATCGCGTCCGGCGCCGCTCTGACCTACAAGAGCTTCGTGCTTCCCGCACCGAAGACGGACGTGTGGGTTCGGTTTGCGTTCTACGCGCACGCCACAAATTCGACGGAAGAAGCCATCGCGCAGTGGCTTGAGTCAACCGGGCAACAGCAGACCCAGTTGAGCTGGTCGGCGACTGATGGTCTGCTGCGCATCTACCGCGCGCCGGGCTCACTCGCTTCGGGAGGTTCTATTGCCTCGTCCAACGCGGCTTGCCCGCCCGACAGCTGGCACGTGATCGAATGGCGCACGCAGATCACCAGCGCGACCAGCGGCACCAGCGAGCTCTGGCTGGATGGGAGCCAGGTCATCAACGTGAGCGGCGTGGACAACACGGCCAGCAGCACGCTGAACGTCCAGGTGCTTCAGGTGGGCTTGACGCTGCTCAGTGGGGTTGCTCCGACGACCGGCACCTACTACGCGTACGACGATCTGGCCGTCAACGACACCAACGGCACACTCAATAACGGCCGTCCCGGCGACGGGCGCGTCATTCTGCTCACACCCAGCGGCGCGGGCAGCAGCACCGTGCTGACGCGAGGCGGCACGGACTCCGGCGCCAACTGGAGCCAGGTGGACGAGGTGCCGCCGTCCATGTCCGACTACGTGATGTCGGCCAACGTGGGTGACCGCGATCTGTATGCGATGACGGATGTGCCCGCGGGGTTTTCCATCAACGTGGTGGAGGCCATCGCGCTGGCGCAGAACTCGGACGCGGGCGCGGGATCGCTGGCGCCCACTCTCAAAAGCGGCGCGACCACCAGCGAAGCGGCCGCCGCCGCGCTGGGAACCAGCGCCAACTACGTCGTGAGCCGCTGGGAAACAGATCCCAACACCGGCGCTGCCTGGACCTCAGCCGCGGTCAATGCTGTAGAAGCGGGCGTCACGGTCCGCTAAGGCCAATGCGGTGACCGACCGCCGAGCTGGCAGTGTCGGGCTGAACGTCGAGATCGTCGCGGCCCCGCCTGTACGTCAAGTAGGCGGCGATGCCCTGAACGTGGACGTGCAGGCCACGGCGCCCGCGCGTCGGGTCGGCAGTGTCGTGCTGAACGTGGACGTGCAGGCCACGGCGCCCGCGCGTCAAGTCGGCAGTGTCGCGCTGAACGTCGAGATCACGCCTGGCATCGGACGTCAGGTGGGCGGCGTCGGGCTGCAGCCGGACATCGTCACCACCGCGCCGCGCCAGATCGGCGGCGTCGCGCTCCAGATCGACCGCTACCCGCCCGCCGCGCTGGTGGGTGGCGCGGGGATCAGCGTCGAGTTCGCCCGTCCGGCCACGGGGTATCCCCAGGTCGGCGCCGCGGGCGTCAGCGTCGACTTCTACGTCCCGCCCCAGCTTCTGGGACGCAGCGTGCCGGCGACCGCGCAATTCGGCGGTCAGCGGCTGTCGCGCAACGTCGTAGCGCTCGCGCAATTCTCCGGGCTATTCCCGCCCTGGATTAGGGCGACTGCGCCTACCGCCGCCGCGTCACTGGACACCGCCGCGGTGGTGGTTGCCGTCACGGATGCGAGCGCTGCCCAGCGCTGGTGGTACGGGGCGATCAGCACCAACTCCCGCAGCGTGCCTGCCACGGCGCTGCTGTCCACGGTCGTCAGCAACTTCCGCAGCGTACCCATTACGGCGAGCTTCTCCGCAGGACCACTCCGCCAGGTCGGTGCTTTCGGGTTCGTCGTCGACTACCAGCCCACGCCACCCCAGCGACAACTGGGTGGGTTTGGGTTTGTCGTTGACTTCGCCTCACCGCCACCGGCACGCCAGCTTGGGTCGTTCGGTTTCCTTGTCGATTACCGGCCCGTCGCGACCCGCGTCGTTCCAGTCACCGTCGTTTTCGCCACGCCGCCCACGCCGCGCCGCATTGGCAGCTTCGCGCTCAACGTCGAGGTTCGCGCCGTCCCCAGCCGCCGCATCGGCAGCTTCGCGCTGAACGTCGAGGCTCTCCCGCGACCTCAGATCGAGCGGTCGGTTCCAGGCACGGCGTGGTTCCTGCCTGCCAGGGAACGCCCGGTCCCGGTCTATCCCGCCTTCCGTTGGCACCAGCAACGCAGTGTCCCCGCTCGATTCATCGCGCACTGGGACCGCTACATCCCGGTCACCGCGTGCTTTGGCGGCACCCGTCGGTCGCGCTCCGTGCCTGCCACGGGACAGATCGTCCAACCCACCCCGCACGCCCTGACGGTTCCGCTCCAGCTGTGGGTCAAGACCTACGCCACCCCGCGCAGCGTCCCGGCGCGGACGCAGTTGTACCGGGCGGGCTGGATTCCGATCCAGGCCGTCTTCACCTCACTTCGAACGGTCGTCCCGCTGCGGATTCCGGTGCAGGTCGAAACCAACCTCCCGGTCCCGCTGTCGATACCGGTCGGGTTCACCAGACCGTCGCAGGACGTACCCGTCCTGGCGCGGTTCGTCAGACGGCCCGATCGGGCCGTCCCGCTGACGCTGATCGTCAAGGGACGCGGGTCTGGCCGCGCCGGCGAGTGGGTCGTCGCCGTTGGACGGCTACTGCTCACCAGCACGTTCACGGTCCCGCTCAGCATTCCGGTCGGCGACACCCGTCCAGGCATTCACGTGACGCAGATGTTCCTGGACGTGCTGACCACGCACGAGGATGAGCTGGCGGTGACGCAGTTTGTCATCGAGGTGATCGCGCCGAGGCTACAGCCGACGCCGTATGGCCAGATGGTCGGCTAGGAGAAAGGAGACAGCATGCCTACTGCAAACATTCGGGCGAGTTGGTACGGAGGGGAGGCCACCGAGCCACTGGTCGGGTCCGACGCATCGACGGGCGTCAGTCTGGATCGGTCGGACATTCAGACGGGGACCGAACCGCTGCCCGTGCCGACCACCGGCCCGAGGACGTCGTATAGCGCCATCAAGCAGATCGCCCTCGAAGTGCTCGACCCGTTGCCGTCGCCACCGACCACGCTGGTGAACGGCACGGTACGGGCAGCGGCGAGCATGCCCACCGGCGCGGCCTGGATGTTTTCGTCCAGTCCCACGTACATCCCGCAACTGTCGCTCACATCGTCGCTGGCGGCCGGTGCCACAGGCGGCGATGTAACGCTGGTCGCATCCTTCGCATATGCCATCAACGCCTTTGTCCAGATTGATGAGGGCGCGACGGCTGAGCTACGTCAGGTGTTGGCCGTCACGGGCACGGGCCCCTACACGCTGACCGTGGATCGAATTCTGGCGTTCAATCACTCCATCGGCGCACAGATTGCGCAGTTCAACACGGCAGGACCGGCAGACGTGCCTTCGGAGACTGGCGGACAGCCGTTCGTCCCACCCAGCTATGCGCTGCCACTGACGACTCCGACCCAGTTCTCCCCGCTGGGGTTGAGCGTCCTGAACAAGGGCCGCATTGGTCCGTTCGTGGTCGTGATCGGCGCTATCTCCACGGCATACGGCACCACACCGGGCACGGCGGCGGTGCCGAACCTGATCGTCTCCTACGACGAATTCTGATGGGCCGAACCGGGTGAGCTCAGGTGGCGCCGGCCGCCTGCCGGCCCGGCGCTTGGCGCCGCGGCAGGCCACCCGGACAATGCCTCGTGGAAGGAGTCTGAGGATGCCTGCGACCGTCCAAGCCCAGTTCTTCGGGGCATCAGCCACGCTCCCCGCGGGCGTGAATGCCGAAACGGGTGTGACGTGGAATAAGGTCGATACGCAGACCGGCACGACGCCGATTCCGATCCCCACCTCGACTGGCACCAATTACTCCTACCTCAAGGCGCTGCAGCTCGCTGTCACGGCGACAAGCACCACCACGATCAGCAACCGGACCGTGCGCATTTCATCGGCCTTCGCCGCAGGGCTCGGTATGCACTGGAAAACGGATACCCAGGCCAACTGGCCGACGACGTTCAACCAGCAGACGACGTCGAAAGCTACGGCTGACCAGACCACGTCGAATTCCGGGCCAACGGCACCGAGTGGCTATACGGCCATCACCCCAACGGCTGTGCAGTACGACAACACGTCCCAATCAACGGCAAGCACGGGTATCGGGACGACGCTGTTGCTAGGCATTGAGCTCGCGGTGGATTCGACCTACGCGGGCGGACCTGGCAGTGCGTCACTGGGCAACATCGTGCTTGGGTACGACGAAGCATAAGGGCTCGCGAATCTATGAGCACCAGAAGCGTTTCCCCTACACCGATGAGGGCAAAGCCGCGGCGGCGGCGTGGGTCGAAGCACATCGCGCCGGCCCGGCGCTTGGCCCGACCGGAGGCTGAGCCGAACAATTACGACGAACCATGACGATGTCCACGATCCCGCCCGACACCGACGTGCTGCTGGAGGTTGCATTCCCATCGGGCGAAACGGACTGGACCGGACCGCCCGCGTGGACCACCAGTGATCCGGACCAGTCCACCATTACGCTGGTTGACGGTTCCAATCAGGCACAGGCCACGCTGCGCGCGCTGGCGCCCGTCACGGTGACAGTGACGTGTGACAGCGATCCCACGCTGCCGAACTTCAGCGGTGCGATGGATTTCACGACCGACGCTGGGGCCATCGCGCCGACCGCGCCGATCGTCATCGCTCTTGACGTGTCCCCATGACCATGCTCGCCCGACGGGGTGCTCCCGATGGGTGGCACCCGCCCGTCTGCACGCACTGTAAGGACGCGTGGACGTGGGTCGCGGTGTACCACGACAACACCGGGCTGTTTGAGTGCGAAGGCTCGAGCGCCTCGCACGCCGCCTGGGCGCACATCGACGTGCCGCGCGTGCAGACCATGGTGCTGCTGCCGCGACGTGAGGGTCTGTCGCAGCTAGCCGTGCGCATCACGCATCCCAGCATGCGGCCCGTCTTTTTCCGGCGGCGCGCCATTGAGCTCAATCTGGCAGGTCAGCAGTCCCACTGGCCAACGGTGCATTGCCTGGGCTACGAGTGGCCGGACGGTACGGGCAGCTACACGTTTGCCTTTGAGGACGGCAGCGTGGTGTTGACGGCGAATCGGAACGAAGTCTGACCCTGCCGGCCCAGGCCGGGACAACGCCAGACGCGGTGGCTATCGTCGGTCGGGTGGCAGTCACGACACGGCCGCGCTCGATCCTGCACGGCACCGACCAGGATTGCCTGCGCCAGCTGCTCGAGTTGCACGCGCCAGCCCAGCCGCGGATTCTCGACGCGACCTTCGGCCGCGGCAGCATGTGGCGCGGCCTCGAGTACCAGCCGTGGCGCAACGACAGCAACCCCGAGCTGGAGGCGGACAGCCACTACGACTTCAGGGAGCTACCTGAGGAGTGGACGGGCACCTTCGACGTGGTCGTCTTCGACCCGCCGCACATCGCCGAGGCGGGGGCCAGGAGCCGCTACGCGAGCCACTTCGGCGCGCGGAATGATGACTTGCAGCACGCGCCGGACATCTGCCACCTGTTTGCGCCGTTCCTGCTCGAGGCGGCGCGCGTGCTCAAACGCCGCGGCACGATCCTGTGCAAGGTCATCGACCAGGTGCACCGCGGCCGCTACCGCCACCAGTACGTCGACTACATCCTGGCGGTGCGCGCGACGCCGGGGCTCGTGGCGTGCGAGCCGCTGATCAAAGAAGAGCGGCGGGCCGAAACGATGACTGGCCACAACTGGCAGGTGGTGCATCACTCGAGAAGAGCCCACGCATATTGGGCAGTGGCCAAGAAAGGAGCCAGGTGCTGATGACGATCCCGAACCCCGAGCAGCTGGTCGAAAAGCGCGTCGAGCCCGAGCTCGAGTTCCTGAATCGGTTTCCCGATGCGCGCGAGGCGGTGGTCTACGAGTTCGACACCGAGGGCGACGCCGAGACGGCCAAAGCCTTGCTGATGAGCACCGCCTTCGTCGCCGGCAAACGCGGCCGCGTGGTGCGCGTGCCCTGGAAAACGAAGGTGCGGCTCATGGCGGTGGCCCACGTGTGAAGACCTGGATCGTGCGCGTCGGCGAGCGAGGCTTCGTCGGCAATGCCGAGACGCCTGAAGAGATCGTGCTGTACGCGATCGCGCGCGACGGGCTGCTGGCCGACACCTACGTGGTGTACGACCACGACCTGAACCGCTTCGAGGTGCCGCGGCCGCGGCCGCTTCAGGCGGACGAGGCGGCCTGAGCTTCGGCGCGTCGCCGGGCGCGGCGGCGGGCGGCGTTCTCGCGCTGCATGCGCTGCAGTTCTTCGCGGGTGGGGATCGGGCGCGTTGGCCGCAGCTTGCGGAGCTGCGCGGCACGCTCGTCGGCCAGTTCGCGTTCGGCCTGCAGCCGGGCAAGTTTCTCGCGACCGGGTCGGCCAGGGGTCGTCTGGCGTTTGCCGGAGCGCCGCTCGCGGTCGAACTGCAAGACGTCCTTGCGCAGCAGGACGTAGTCGAGGCCGTTGACGCTGGTCGCGGGCAGGTCGCCGCGTCGAATGTAGAAGCCGACGCGCTGTGGTGCCAGCCCCAGCAGCTGCGCGGCTTCGCGCACGCTCATATGCGTCCGGCGAGCAGCGTCGATCACGTCGGGAAATTCTAGTGAGATGGAAGCGTTCATAGGCAAATTCATGATTCCGCGCGGCGTACCAAGCGAATATCAATCGACGCCCCGTGGCGCTCGCGCAGCAGCCGCAATGCCGTGTCGATGTCGGGGGCGACCACGCCTTCGGTGGTCGTGCTGACGTAGGAGATCTCCCAGAGCGGCGCCGGCGGGGCCTGGCCGTCCGACGGCGGCAGCTGCGGCGTGGCGAAGCCGGTACCCGCATTGAGCCGCTCGAGATCCGGCTCGGCGAACTGTTCGGCGGGCGCGGACGCGACGGTGAGCGTCGGGCGCGAGGCGCGCCGTCGGCCCAGGCCGTGCTTGTGGCGCACCTGCGCGAGCGTGTTGGTGCTGATGTGCAGGTCGGCGAGGATGTCTTTGGTCGGAGTGCCGGCTTGGTAGGCGGTGACGATCTCGTTCTCGCGCGGGTGAAGCAGGTCCTGGCGTTTGCGGCGGGGCACGGTTGGCTCCTTCCGGTGGGGTGGGGTGTGGTAGGGCCTGGGCTACAGGATGCGCGGCCGGAGCCCCAGGTCGCCACGCAGCCGATCGGTGACGTCGCGCGCCTTGCGGTAGCGGCTGGCGACCGCACACTGGCAACGGAGTATCGGCTGCGTCATCAGGTGCTGGCCGATCTGGTCGTCGTGCAACAGGCGCAGCTCTTCGAGCGCCCACTCCAGCTGCTGCAGATCGGTGCGGTCCAGCTCGACACGGTTGGTGCGCGCGACCTCGACATCGGCAGCTTCCTCAGCCTGGCCGAGCAGTGCGTTGAGCTCGGTCTGCTGCTCGGCTGAGAACTGCCCGGCGTAGCGCGGCGCCCACACGCTGGCGGTCACCAGCGCGTCGCGGTACGCGCCGTGCTCGCTCAGGAAGCGCACCGACTCGACCAGCTCGGCCGGGCCGTTGACGCGTCTATCCAGCATTCGCTTTCACCCGAGCAGCGCGAACAACTCGCGGACATGCACGTCGCGATCGTCGAAGAGCGGTCCGAGATCCAGTGCGCGCGCATCATCCTCGATATACAGACCGACTTCGTCCGGCTCGTCCTGGCGCACGAGGATGACCACGCGTTGCTGCGGGTCGATGATGAGTGCGCGTTGGGCGCCGTGCTGGACAAAGTAGCGGCACTTGTTGACGAGTTCGGTCCAGTTCTGATCGGGCGAACGAATCTCGATCGCAACGGCCGGAGGGACGTCGGCATAGCCCGCCTGGCCAACCCGCTCCCACATGGCCAGATACTCGTCCTGTGCGTAGACCATCGCGTCAGGGCGAAGCATCGGACGATCGGCCCAATCGGCGTACGCCTCGACGAGTACCGCTCGTCGAGCCGGCAGACCAGCCTCGAGAAATTCGACCAGTCTCGATGCCAGCCGACTGTGGCCGAGCGTCACAGGTGGTTTCTCGCGCACGAGTCCATCGGGCCAGAGCTCCAAGCGACGATCATCGTTCTTGAGCAGTTGCCGGAACTCGGCCCGCGACATCGGCTCGGTGCTGACGATCGCCACGTCACTCCTCCATCCGTGTCATTGAATGCCCCATCTCAGATTGGCCCTGTCATGATGACGACCCGGCCGGGCACATAGTCGGTATCGACCCGAGCGATTGGATGGACATCGACACTGACGACGATCTCAAGATCGAGGTTGTCCAGCTCAAGAAGCGATTTGAGCAACTCACGAACAGTCACGGGGGATCCTCCCATCAGTTCTCGAACTCCAATTCGTCGTGCTGGTCGTGCTGAAGCTCGGCGTACCAGGCGCGGCTCAGCGCGCCGCAATAGCCGTCCCAGGCGGAGCGAGCGTCACGTTCCAGCTCCTCGATGCGATCCCGCGTGGCTTTCGGGGAATCGCCCAGGTAGCCGACCACGATCGAGTGGTAGAGATTCAGTCGGCGGTCCAACTCCAGGCGCAGCTGCAACAGCTCCTCCTGCTGCGCCATGCGGACCGAGTGTGGCTGGCGGCTCACGGCGCATGCCCCCAGAACGCGCGTAGACGCGATTCTGGCGCGTTTCTGCGCGGATGGTCGGATACACGTCGCGGAGCCCGCACGCGGTGTGCGGGCCCGGAGATGTGGCTGGGCGTGGCTGCTGACGGATTCATGGTCGCAGCGGATGCGGCGGGGCCGGTGGGATGGGCGCGATGTCCAGCGAGCCGTCGCGATTGTGCCGCCACGCGACGCCGATGGGGCTGTCGTCCGGGTGCGCCAGGGCGACCGCGCGCGGATCGTCGGTGGTGATCCCATCGGAGCGGTGGCGCAGGATCTCGGCGTAGACCTGGCGCACGTGCAGCTTGACGATTGGGACGAAGCGTGGATCGCGGATCATCTCGCGGAACGTGCCGAGGCGAAGGACGCGATCAACGAGATCGCCGAGGCGGTCGGCGTCGATCATCTTCGCGCAGAACTCGCACGCGCCCCACGCGCCGTCGGCGTTGACGAAGCGCATAAGCGGCGTGTCGGTGGTGAAACCGCTGACGAGATACACCGCGCTCGGTGCTCCGGAACAGCAAAAGTCGCAGTTGAGTGTCACTTGCCCGACGTTTCCCCCCGGCAGATCGAACAGGCGTCGCGGTGGCTTACCCACAGCGGGTGATCGTGGTCGTGCTCGTCGCTGACGTCCTCGATGGTCGATTCGTCAACCGAGCAGGAGGCGATGAACTGGACATCGACCTCCTGAGAAATGTGCTCGTCGAGCGGCGTGCACTCATCCAGCTCGTGCAGTACCTGGAGTGCGGCGTGCGCCGAATGCGCGGCGACGCGGTAGCGGGTGCGGGCCTCGATCTCCCACACGCGCAGCGCACCGAGCGCAAACACACATGGCGACGGACAGGCCTCCAACTCCAGACCCGGCACGGGGTGATCGACGCTCACGCACTGGATGCACCACACGGGTGCTCCTTGCGGAGCGGTGATTGCCCGCGCGCTGTGCTGGACGAAGACCTGATGGCCGCACAGTTCGCAGGCGAGCAGTTGCTGGTCGTCCATCGGCACCAGCTTGAGCGCCTCCTGAAAGTACGGCGACTCGAGTCCGTGGAAGCGCTTGGCGACATGCACGGCTTGCATGCTCATCTACGTCGTCCAGATCGGCTCGCCGAGCAGGTCGTCGATGCTCTTGCCGCGCGCCAGCTCGGTGCGGTCGTGCACCGCCTCGCGCGAGATGACGCTCAGGCGGACGATGTCGGTCTCGGGGTCGACGCGGCCGAGCACGACGTACTGGTGCTCGCCTTCGAGCGCGCGCTGGTCGAGCGCGATCACGCCGGCGAACTGCACGAGGCGGCGTCCGTCGAGCGTGACAGCGCCGGTCTCGCGGACGAAGACCTGGCCGGTGATGTGGCGCGGATCGGCCGGGATCGGGCCGTCCTCGTCATACCCGACGGGCGGGGGTGTCATGTCAGCGGGCCACTGGCGAGATGGGCCAGGGTGTCGGTCGTCGGGTCGTTTGCCGCCCGGCGTCATGTCATGGGTCAAACAGCGAATCCTCCGGTAGGAGCTTGGCACGGGTCCTCAGGGGTCAAGGCGCGCCGCGGTGGTCACGACGCCCTGCGATAAGCGGGCTGCGACGAGCGCGTCGTCAATCGTCTCGGCGGAGACGATGTGTTCGACGAGCACGCGGGAGACATCTCGTAAAGAAATTCTAGCAGATCAACGGCTTATCTAGCCGTGGCGATTGCGAGGTTTCTTGCGGTCGGTGCGGGTGGCGTTGTCGAAGATCTGGCGGCGCACGACCTGGCCGGCGTGGCTGTACCAGATCACCTTGCGCCAGGACTCGGCGCGCATGAACAGCATGCCGTTGGGCGCGACGCCCGTCTTGTAGCCGTGCGTGAAGCCGAGTCCGAAGAGCTCCGGGCGCGTGTCGGCGACGAGCTGGTTGTAGCCGCCGCCCTCGGGGATGTTGTCTTCGCTCGAGGTGTAGCGGCCGTTCGGGCTGGCCAGGAACGGGCACACGCGCAGCGCGTAGACCGCGCACGCCTCGTGCATCGGGCCATCGGTGAAGCTCCGATTCGTGATCGACAGCGGCCCGCCGATGAAGCACATCCAGTAGTCGAGCGCCTCGCCGCACAGCCAGCACAGGTGCTTGTTGAGCAGCTCGCGCAGCTTGTCGGCCTGCGTGATGCGGAAGTCCGGGTGGTCGGTCCCGTCATCGACGGAGAAGGGGATGACGAATCCACGCTGATCGCGCGGGCGGCGCGCCAGGCGGGGCGGTGGAACGATCTTGCGCCAGTCGGGGGCGCTCGGGGTGGTGGTCAAGACGTGGCGACGGCTTCCCAGGGCAGATTGAGCAGCATCGAAACGCGCATGCGGTCGACGGAGCGGTCGGCGGTCTCGCGGTGCATGCCGAGCTCGAGCAGCTGCCAGCGCAGCTCGTCGAGCAGCTGGTCGAGGCTCGTGCCGCGCTCGATCAGCGCCAGCAGCTCGGTCTGGATGCGCGCGCGGTGTTTGGCGTAGCACTCCGGGCACAGCGTGGGCACGCTCGCCCCGGTCGGGTCGATCGGGATCGCGCAGTCGCGACAGGTCGGCGCGTCAGTCACGACCGATCGGCCTGACTCCACGCGGATGCAAAGGCGTGGCGCATGATGGCCAGCAGCGTCTCGCCCAGCCGTGCGCAGCGGCCACACCACGGCGCATCCAGCGCATAGTGCGTCCCGTCTGCGCCGTACCAGGGACAGTTCGGATTGCCGCAAGGCGTTGTTTCGATCTCGGTCACGCTGCTTGCTCCGGGGCCTGAAAGTGGAGTTCGATGCGGCCCAGGCGCTGGTCGATCTGCTCCAGCCGCCCCTCGATGCGGGCGAAGCTGGTCGCCATGCGCGTCGAGATCTCGGTGAGCAGTTCCAGATGGCGGTCCAGCACACGGTCAACGCTGTCGAGACGTTGCTCGATGCGGCCCAATCGTTGCTCGATACGCGAGTCGTCGGTACTCACGATGGGTCCTTTCGCGGGTGACATTTACACGTCCCGCTGGTATGTCGGGCTTGCATCGCGGCGCGATGTGACGGGCTTTTGGGTACGCCGCGCAGGGCGGCGGCGTTCTTGGCGATCGCCTCGGGCGAGCGGAAGTTGGCCGCGGCGTCCTGGCGGATGGCGGACAGGTGCTTCTGCGCGCGAACGACGAGCTGGCGCGCCCAGCGCGCAGTGGTGCGCGCGATCTCGCGGCGCGTCTCGAGACTCAGCGTGTCGCGGCCCTCGAGGTAGCGCCGCTCCCAGGCGAGCAGCTGGGCGCGGCTCATGGCGGCGCGGCTCTCGGGGCCGTGACGGTTGTCGGGCATGGCGTTGTAGAGCCGCCCGCCGAACGCCTTCATCCAGAACTCCTCGCGCGGTCGCAGCGGGCGCGCGGGGAGCACGAGCTCGAGGATGCGGAAGTCGAAAGCGTCGCGGCCGTGCTCGGTCCAGGCTGCCAGCAGCGCCGGGCTGTGGTGTTTGCCGGCGGCCAGGTGCAGCAGGTGCCAGCGCCAGCGCGACTCGATGTCGTCAGTGCAGCCGACGTACGCCTGGCGACTGGCGGTGTGCACGATGGCATACACGCCACGCAGCGGCTGACGCGTCATGACGTCGCCTCCGTCCTGGGTGCGCAGCCGGCGTGCAGCTCGGTGAACTTCTGCGCGGCGGCGAGCCACACGTCGATATGGACCGGCAAGTCCAGGCGCATGCGGTCGCCGCAGATCGTGCAGTGCACGCTCATGTCGCGATCGTGCACCAGGATGTGGTCGCGGCTCATTCGAGTTTCATGTCGCGCCGCACGCTGCGCATGCCCCTGGCCGGCGGCTCTTCGGCTGGTTTCGGCCGGGGCGGCACGTCCAACTGGATGTCGCGCAGGGCATCGTTGGCGGCTTTGAAGGCGGCCGAGTCGCGGGCCGCGGCGGCGTCGATGTCCCTGGCCAGCGGCCCGTCGCCAAGCACGCGTGCGGCCCGCTCGCCTTCGGCGGTGCGCAGCGGCTCATTGTTCTTGCGGGTCTGCCACGCCTTGCGCGCGGTGTCGCCGCTCGTGACGGGGTCGGCCATGCGCCTCGGCAAGTCGTCGATGAACGGCTGCATGTTGACGGTGTTGCGCCATTCGATCGGCTGGTAGCCCTCGAGCTGTTTTTTGCGCAGCTCGTCCTCGTAGCGCCTGGTCGCCTCGGTCGCGCTTGTCCACGGCTGGGGCTTGTGCTGCAGCGTGCCGCCGGTCGGTCCCCACACGGGGACGAAGCGCCACGCTTCGCCACGTGGCAACGTGCTGGTGGCCGGACCGACCCGCTTGAGCATGACGCCGGCCCATACCTTGTCGGACCAGCCGCCCTTGGTGGCGGATGGGCCGTTGAAGCGCATCGCCTGGACGCGAAAGAGTTCGACGTCCTCGGCCATCAGATCTTCCCCGTGAACGCGAAGATGCGCAGCAGCGAGTCCGGGTAGTGATAGTCCTGGCCCCGGAAGCGCGCCAGCGTGCCGAGCCCGAGCTCGCGGCGGACCTGCGAGCCCCACGCCCAATCGGGACTCTGCCGCCAGTCGGCCCTGGCGTTGGGCATGGCGGTGTAGAGCAGCCGCATACCGCTGTCCTCGTGCAGATCGGCGCTCTTGCCGCCCTTGAAGAAGTCGCGTGGCAGCTCGACCACCAGCGGGCTGTCGATGACCAGCCCGAGCTCGGGGCGATGCACCTGGGGTAGGCTCAGATCGACCAGCCACTGGCGGCGGACGACGGCCACGAGGTGCCCGGACCAGACTTCGGTGAAGCCACGCGCTGGCGCGTTGGGCTCCCAGCCCAGGATGGCGACGGCGCGATCGCCTCGCTCGGGGCATTCCGTGATGCGCTGGTTACAGCCATGCTCGAGGCTGTGCTCGGCGGCGTTCGGGCTCATGACGATGGCCAGGGCGACCATGCCGTCGGCGCCCTGTTCGCCGAGCGCGTTGAGCGCGTCCACGAACACGCGCGTGGCCAGCACGCACGAGTCCGGCTTGAGGAAGCGCGTGACCTCGCCCCAGCAGCAATTGGCCAGCTGCTGGAGCCGGTCCTGGGTCCAGTTCACGGCGAAATTCTATCGCCTCTGCAACTATTCGCGGTCAATGAGATGCTCGCCCTTCCTGGGGTTGTGGAGTGAAGCCGTACTGCGGCGTAGTCGGCACGCACGGGCCGGTGCGATGAGCGAAGAAACGCTCGTGGAGCGCCGTGCCCCATGGCCGCAGGAACGGGCGGACGTGGGCGGGCTTATCGGCGAGATAGCGATCGAACAGGGCGCGGCGATCGTCGCGCTCGATGAGCGCGGAGCACGCGTCGCACGCGGCCCACGCGCCCGCGGACGTGTACAGGCGCCCGTCGGGACCGGGCAGGGTGAACGACGTCGCGGGGTACGCCCACGCGGGAGACCCGTCGGAACAGAAATCACACACGCCACGGGGCGGCAAGATGACATCGGGATGGGGTGGGGTATGGTTGGCCATCGAAAGAAACTATAGCATATTCACAAGCAATCTTTGAGGCAGCACGATCTCACTCAGAGACCGGGAATCACACGCGGCAGACGTTCGTCCGACGTCATGTAGCCGCGCGCGACGTTATGAACTCTGCAGGCCATGCGCCCGCGTACGGTGCTATGAGCTTTCGGGTGACGTCGGAGACGTCGGAGACGTCACGGTGACGTGCGCTCGAACGGGCGCCTCGCACACGTCGCACACGTACGGCGCCCTGACGTCGGCGCTTTCGAGAAACACCTTCTTGCACTTCGGGCACCAACGCCGCCACATGCCGAGCGCCCGAAGGTCCTCGGGTGGCATGCCAGGCACCGGGCTCGGGGTCGTTGTCATCGCCCCGCCGACCATGTAGCCCGAAATCGTCGCAATGGTTTGGCCGTGTGCCAGCCCATTCGCCGTGGTCGTCGCCATGAACGCGCAGCTCGTCGTCGTCCCGTTGCTCTGCTCGAGCAGCTCGGGCGCGAGGTCGCCGACTGAGCAGCGCAGCAGGCTGGCCAGCGGCTCGAAGTATTTGCCAGGCACCGGTTTGTAGCGCGTCGTCTGGCCGTTGTGCGTCGAATCGAAGCCCTCCCAGCGCGAGGGGATCGACGAGTCGACGCCGAGATGCCGCGCGATCTCGCTCTGGCGCACCCCCGCCCGCATGCGCAACATGCGCAGCGCCGGCCCGACGTAGAGGCTCGGGTAGCCGTCTTCTTCGAGTTCGCTGTCGTCAGGAAGATCGGTGAGTTCGCGTGGGTCGGTGCGTTCGAGCTCCGCCTCCAGGTGCGTGCCGAGGCACTGCATAGGGCGACCTCCGGGGCCAAAGGTCGGCCAACCCGATCGGACAGTTAGCGCGGCGGCCCACAGCTCCCCCGCCAGCGCAGCGCGCGCGCCCACGTCGATTACGGTTGCTCGGCGGTGGGATGCAGCGCGGCGTGGATGCGCCGAGAGGTGCGGGGTTGGCCGTCCACACCCGTCGGACACGCCGAGGCGACTGCATAACGTCGAAGGCTAACGCATCCGGCAAGGGTCGCTCGATACCGGTCAAGTGGGCTAGCCCGAATGACCTATGCTTCCAGTGGCAGCGCGACATCCTCGAGCCCTTCGCGCAGCCGCTCGACAGCGCGCGCAAGGCCCGGCTCGCGGTTGCGCAGGTCCAGCTCGACATCGCGCAGCTGCCAGCGCAGCCGGTCATAGGCGCCCTGCAGCGACGTGTGCTTTGCTCTGAGCCTCTCGTGCTTTTCCTGCAGCTCGTCCAGCTCGTCCTGCAGATCCTCGCGCTCGAGGTCGTCGTTGGCGAGGTGCTGGTCGGCCTCGGCCTCCTCGAGGTCCTTCTCCATGCTGCGATAGCAGTCGCGGCATACGACCAACGACGCGCCCGAGCTGTACGCGAAGTCGATCAGCGCCTCGCCGATCAGCTGGCCGCACTCGGCGCAGCGCAGCTGCTCCAGTCGCGTGCAGGGCGGCAGCCCGTGACGATCGAGCAGTGGCGGCGGGACGGACGTTGCTGCCGTCGCCGCCGCGGTCGCGACACCCGACGGCAGGACGACGTAGATGGCGCCAGCCGCGCCGACACTCAGTAGGAACTCGCGTCGGGAAGGGCTCACTCAGGCACTCCTTTGCTCCTCAATGCCGACGGCCGCGAGCATCTCCAGCAGCCGCCGTTTCTCTTTCAGCCGCCAGGCCCAGCGGCCGACCAGCCAGCTCGAGCGGTCGATCACCAGCGGGCTGATCTGCATCTCGCCCGGCGCGACGACCGCCTGCTGCAGCGCCAGGTCCAGGTGCAGCGCGCACAGCACCTCGGGCTGATTCGGCAGCTCGCGCACCTCGAGCGCGTAGAACGCCCGCCGCGGACAGCGCCGCGGCGGATCGGTGGCGCTCAGCCACTGGCAGCCCGCCGTCGGCGAGCGGCTCGGAAACTGGACGGGGGATTCGGCGCCAGGAAAGGCGACGACGTTGGTCATGACGCGTCACTGACCTTCGGGCTCGTTTTCGGCGATCCACAGCAGCGGGATACGCCCGTCGGCGATGTTGCGGCCCTTGAGCGCGAGCCAGTCGCCGATCTCCTTATCAGAGCGGCCCGCGGCGTGCAGCGCGTACCAGACGCGGCCGAGCAGGGTCATGGCGTCGTTGTCGAGCTCACGTCGACGCAGAAGCTCGCTCTGATCGCGGCCGGTCATCGTCTCAGGGCACCTCGAAGCCGTGCTCGAAACACAGCCACGCCAGGCGGTGCTTGTGCTGCTCGATGTGGATGTCTTTCTGCATCTGGTTGTCGAAGCGCTCGCGATGCGTGGCGCAGTACCAGCGACCCTCGTTCAGGTCGCACTTCGGTCGGGCGAACGAGCGCCCGCTGTGCTGCGACTCCGGGTAGTAGATCGTCTCGTTCTCTTCGACCTTAACGACCGGGTCTTCCTGGTCGGCAGGGACCCAGTTCTTGTGCGGTGTGTTGGACGATCGGCGTGGGCTCATGGCCGCACCTCCTCGCGCACGGCGCGCACGCTGCTGGACACGTCGTTCAGCGCTCGGTCGAGCTCGTCGCGGGCGTCGTAGTCGAGGATGGCGACACGGCTCACGTGGTGGGCGAGGAGGATGAGGGCCTGCTCGATGTCGCGCAGCGCGGTGGCGACCTCGGTCATGACGGCTTCCTCCCGCGCACACCGGGCGTGCTGCGCAGGCGCTGGTCCTGCAGCCGCTCGAGCTCGAGCTGCTCCTGCTCGTGCTCGCGCTCGGTGATGGCGATCTTCTGGGTGAAATTGCCGTGGCCACGGTTGCCATTCGGCCACTGCTGCACGTCGTCGATCAGCTCGGTGATGTGGCTGTTGAGGGCCTGGGTGGTGTTGAACAGCTGCCCACAGTTGCACATGGGCTGCTCGCGGAAGCCATACGGGTAGGCGGTCATGCGGTTCTCCTCGGGTGTGATGGGGCTTACGCAGCGACAGCGCGCTGGAGATGAGCGAAGGCTTTCGGGCTGGCCCGACGCCCCTGGGGCGTCCGCAGCAGGAAGCCGGCGTACAGCAGGAACGGCTCGACCATCTCTTCGAGCGTCTCGACCTCCTGCTGCATGCTCGAGGCGATCGCCTGCACGCCAGCCGGTCCGCCCTGGTACGCGTCGCACAGTGTCTCCAGATAGCGGCGGTCCAGCCGGTCAAGGCCCCTGGCGTCCACGCCCGCGACGGCCAGCGCGTCGTTAACCGTGGCGCGATCGACCGTGACCCGATCCTTGACCACGGCGTAGTCGCGCACGCGGCGCAGCAGCCGGTTGGCGATCCGCGGCGTGCCCCGCGAGCGGTTGCCGATCTCGGCCGCCGCCTCGGGTTCGATGCGCACGCCGAGCAGCCCGGCCGAGCGGCGCACGATCAGCATCAGGTCAGCGCTGGAATAGAACTCCAGGTCAAACAGCAGCCCGAAGCGGTCGCGCAGCGGCGAGGAGAGCATGCCCGCGCGCGTGGTGGCGCCGACCAGCGTGAACTGCTCCAGGTTGATCTGCACCGAACGTGCGAACGGGCCCTTGTCGAGCACGAAGTCGACCCGGCCGTCCTCCATGGCCGGGTACAGGTACTCCTCGACCGGCCGCGGCAGGCGGTGGATCTCGTCGATGAACAGCACGTCGCCGCGCTGCAGGCCGGTGAGCATGCCCATCAGGTCGGCGGTACGCTCGAGCGCCGGGCCCGAGGTGGTCACCAGGTTGCCGCGCATGCTCTTGGCGATGATGTTGCTGAGCGTGGTCTTGCCGAGCCCAGGCGGGCCCTTGAGCAGCACGTGCTCGAGCGGCTCGTCACGGCGGCGGGCAGCTTCCAGGGCGATGCCGAGCTGCTCGCGAAGCTCGGGCTGCCCGACAAACTCTTCGAGGTCGCGAGGACGCAGCGCGCTGGAGATCGCGTCGGCGTCGTCGCCCTGTTCGTCGCTGGCCACCACGCGGTTGGCGGACGTGGGGCTGCTGTCGGTCATAGGTGGATGAAACTCCTACAAGGAAAAGCTGAGCCATTCGACCGCGTGCGGAAAGCACAGCGGCGTCCTGGGGCCGGCGCTGGTGCCGCCCGAGAGGGTGATCAGATCGAGCGCGACGTCGTAGGTCGCGGCGCTCTCGCAGTTGTCGCGATAACACGAGCGCGGCTCGGTACGCGGGTGGCGTTCCTGCACCACGTAGCGGTGCAGATTGGTGCTGGTCATCGGGGGTGGTGCTCCTCGAACGGGTTCTGGCGTGCGCCAGCGCTGCCCACGCCGTTCGGCAGGTCGCGCACGTGGCGGCCGTCGCGGAAGCCGAACGGGAAATTGATGCTGTCGTCCGCTAGTACCCACAGGTGGTACTGGTTGCTGGAGTCGACCTCGCGCGATCGGCGCGGATAGAGCTCGACGGCTTCGTGCTTCGGGCCGACCAGCTCGTCGCGAATGAGCATGAAGTCCCTGTACCGCTCGGGTCCGATGGGCGCCCGGTCATGACGCTTGATCGACAGGTGGATCATGTCCGGCCAGCCAGGGCCGGTCGTCTCGTTGGGCGGTGGGGTACGGCGGACGTTGACCTGATAGCGGCTGTTGACCCACACGTCCTCGTTGGCGTCAATGTCGTCCATCATGGTGCGCGCCTGCTCGACGCTCACGCCGAAGTCGCGCGCGACCTTCTCGATGAACTCGATCCTCTCGACGAGCGTCTGGCGCGGCCGGGTGCCGCGCACGAACGGCGTCCAGCGCGGGAGAGTCACGCCTCGGCTTCCTCCAGCAGCTCGTCCGCGGGCTCGGCGCCCGCCTCCTCGGCGGTCTCGGGCGCGGTGCGCGGGAAGATGGTGATCTTGTCCGCCTTGTAGCGGGTGGCGACGCGGAACACGGTGCGCCCCAGGTGCTGGCGACACACGGTGATGCGGTGACGGGTCTCGGGGGCCGTGCCCTCGGAGAAGTGAAAGAAGATCAGCTTGAACTCCTGCGGTTTGGTGCAGTACGAGCCGTCGCTGCGGTGGAAGCCGCAGGCGCCTCTGGGCAGCGACTTGCGATCGGTGGGATCGCTCATCGCGCTTCCACCAGCGCCTGCTCGAGGCGCAGCATGAGACTGCGCGCGTCGCTGTCGGCGAACATGGCGAACGTGGAGAACTGGTCGCCCAGGTCGGCCCATTCGGAGTCGCGGGCGTTGCGCTCGTAATCGCGAAGCGCCCGGATGCGCGGGTAGAGCGCGCGCACGCCGTCGAGCAATTCGGCGACCTCCGTTTTGGTCGGCCGACGCCTGAAGCGGGCGCGTCGTGGGCGCGACAGACTAGCTGTCACACGCCCAGGTTTTCGGGGATCCAGCAGACCACCGCGCCGCTGGCCATCGTCGTGACGCCGATCTCGCCCGCCTTTCGGTGGTCCTTGATCACGTCGCGCAGCAATTCCCTGAGCTGTGCCTGGGCGGTATCCACACGTTGCGTGGCCGCGGCGAGCGCGGCTTCGGCCTCCTTCAATTCGGCGAACGCGGACGGCAACTGCTCGCGCGCGGCCTCGTCACGCGCCACGAACGTCGCGCCGTGGTTGATAGTGCACTGCTCGCGTCCGTGCCAATGCGGGCTCTCGGCGTGGATAAGGGTGTTGTCTGTCACCTCAGTCCTCGGTTTCGTTGACGTCGTCGGCGTGGGCTTCGATCCACGAGCGCATGGAGCCTTCATCGGGCTCCCAGTGGCGCTGCGCCCACTCGGGGCCGTAGCTGAGCGTGAAACCAGGCGCGTCGTCCACGTAGCGGCCGGCCTGGTACTGGCCGCGGTCGTAGCTGCCCGCGTGGCGATCGTCGACGTACACGTTCACGCCGCCGTCCTCGTTCGGCTCGTAGCTCACGTAGTCATCGGTGGTGGTCATCGAGAAACTCCATGCAGAAATGATAGCACATCGTAACCCAATTGCATCGCCTAATCAACGGGCCACACGTCGTAGCCGAGCGCGATCGCGTCCTTGCGGGCCAGCTCCAGGGGCGGGATGTAGTCGTCGCTGAAGGCGCCGTGGCCCTCTGTGATGGCCGCGAGCAGCTGCTTGAGGAACGGGAAGTACGTGTAGCGCAGCCCGAAGGGCACATCGTTCCTCGCGTCGTAGCGCACAAAGCTCATCAGCATCGCCTCGAGTCCCCACGGGTGGTAGACGCCGATCTCGTTGCGCTCGATCAGCACGCGCCAGTGCTCGAACGTCAGGTCCTCGAGCATGCGCGCGTACACGTCGTTGAAGAACACGTCGAAGCTCTTGCCCTGGACTGTGCCGACATCCTGCTCGGAGATCTCCAGGCGCGGATCGTCCGCCTGCTCCGGGAAGTTCTGCTGGAACAGCGCGATGATCCGCGGGTTGACCTCAAAGACAGTGACGCGATCGACGTTCGGCTTCGACAGGATGCGCTGCGTCGCGTAGCCCAGGCCGAGCCCGCCGATGCCGACGCACCCCTCGGCGAGCGCGATCGGCATGTACTGGCTTTCGATCTCCATCGGCGTGATGGACATCCACACCAGGTCGTCCATCGGCGCGGGGTTGCGCTCGCCGAGTAGCGGGAACGGTCCCCACTCGACGAGGTCGCTGCGCATGTAGCAGCGGATCGGGCCGTCGGTGAACGGCCGGTGCTTGTCGGGAATGAGCACCAGGCGCCCGTCGTCGTAGGGCGCCAGATGCTGCATGCTCGCGAGCTCACGCTCGAGGTACTCGTCCGTCCAGGGATTCGCGTCTGTCCAGGGTTGGCCGTCTGTCCAGACTTGGGTCATGACGCTGTCAGTTCCTCCGTTTCACGGGCAGTGTTGGCTTCGGCGTGGGCGTGTGATGCGCGCACTGGCACCGATAGTGGCGGCCAGTGCGCGTGTTGTCGTAGCCCTGGCAACCGTGGTGCTGGCCGTACATGCACTCGTAACTGATCCGCAGCTTGTCGTACTTGACCATCGCTCAGTCGTTCGGGTGGTCGCGGGTCCACGCCGCGACGCCACCGGCGTAGCTCGCCGCTTCGATCGGCAGCGTGCGGACCTCGCCGATCTCGATCGTGCTCGCTTCCGCTTGGGCGGCGCGCTCCTCGGCCTCTGCGGCTTCGCGCTCGGCGCGATCCTGCTCGTCGCGCAGCCGATCTTCCTCGGCGTGCGCTGCTCTACGGGCCATTAGCGGTTGACCTCCGTGAATGCTCGTTCGAGCGCCGCGGCCTGGTCCTCACTGAAGCCGGCACGAACGAAGAACGCGATGTCGAGCGTCGGAATCGACGCGAGATGCTCGCGCCCGTTGTCCTGCGCCAGGGCGTACTGGGTGCGCTCCGGGCCTGTGTAGCTGCAGGCGCATTCCGAGAAGAACGTGCGCCGCGGCGGCCCACTCCGTTCGACGATGAGCAGGCGGTGGCCTGGCTTATCGGTCACTTGATCTCCTTGCTGTCGATCGGGATGCACTCGATCTCGATGTCGAAGGCATTCGCTTTCGCGAGCAGGTCCTCGAGCGCCTTGTCGAATGCAGCCAGCTGTTGCGGGCTGGTGAATGACACCGCGAACGTCACGTCGTAGCTGACGTAGTCGGGTCGCATTGGCTTGGACCTCCTGGCCTATCGCTCGCTGTGCTCATGGCTCCTTGATCGCGCCCAACAGCTGCTGCGTCAGGCGCATCTTCTCGTCGCACGCTGGATCCCAGGGGAAGCGGTCCTGCATGTCGGGCAGCACGATCTGCAGCACCTCGTAGTCGCGATGCCCGTAGTAGGCGGTGGCCGACGTCGTCGGATACATGTCGTCGTCGTTGCGCACGCGGTGGAAATAGACGCGGTAGTTGCGCACTACGCGATCGGCGAACTGGCCGTCCTCGAAGCGCTCGCCCTTGAGGATGCGCTCGCGCACGCCGCTGAAGATGCCGTGGGCGACCTCAGGGCGCAGCCCGAACACGATCAGCTCGGGGTGCTGCAGCGTGCCCCACAAACCAGCCGTGTAGACGAAGTACGTCGGCACGCCCCCGTCCTCGCTCGGAAATACGCCTGTGACGTGCCATCCGGTCCGCCGGATGTCGTCCTCGACGCGGGCGCGGATCTTCGAGTAGACGCTCACGACCGCGGCACCTCGTTGAGCCCGACGGTGGTGAGATAGCCGATGTGGTCGTCCAGTTGCTCGCGCGCCAGGTCCTCGGACGCCAGCGCGCGTGTCTGGAAGTGGCAGGCACATTCGGCGACCCAGCCCTGCGCCACGTGGACAATCTGCCGCTCACGATGCGGCGGTAACGATTGCGTTGTCACGAGTCCTCCCCCGTGGTGAGCGTGCCTTGCGGCTGCCCCTCGAAGCTTTTGAGCGTGCCCCAATCGGGCTCGTCGTCCCACTCGACGCTGCCGGCCTCCCAATCGAAGGTGACCACCAGCGCGGATTCGTCCCACAGCCGGCCGTCGCACACCGCCTCGCCGAGCTCGGCCTCCCACTCGCTCATCTCCGTCTCAATCCACCACAGCTCGCCCTTGGGCGTGCGGCCCAGAACCGACGCCAGCGAGTAGAAGTAACCGTTCTCCCACTTGTCGGTGCGGATCAGCAGTTGGGTGATCGGGTCCGGGTCATCGGCCTCCTGAAGCTCTTTCACGCGATCGCGAAGCATCTCGAGGATGGGCGTCGGGTCGCCCGGCTCGCTCTCGACGCGGCGCCGCTTGAGCTCGGCCACCAGCCACTGGATGTCCTCGCGGACGCCGGGCGGCAGGATCAGCATCCCCTGCGACGTCACGGCGTAGCGCGTCTCGATCTGCTCGAGGCGGTCCGTGGTCGTCTCGGTCATGACTGTCCGGCGGATTCGCTCGCACCTCCGGCTTGCAGCAGTGCGCGCAGTCGCTCGAAGGCCTCGCGGCACGGGCCGTACATGCGGTCGGTCTCGGACTGGAACGCCATGTACTGGCGCACCGCCTCGAGGATGACCGGCGTCATGTCCTTGGCATCGGTCTCGGACCGTTTGGGGGCTTCCTGGGGCTTGTTCAGCCAGGGGTTCTGAGAACGCAACGGGTGCTCCTTGTTGCGGAACAGGCCGTACAGCGCGGGCGGGTAGTACCGGCTGAACGGCCAGTGCGACGTGACGGCCCACACGCGGATGCGGTCGTCACGCTCGCGCCAGAGATCGGCGTCGTCGACGGACTCGAACGGGCCCCAGGCGCGGGGTTGCAAGAGATCGCACGCGAACGCTTCGCGTTTGGACGGGTTGGTGGGGATTGGACGGTCGAAGCGAATCAGGCCACCGTCGCCGTGGACGAGCTCGTCCAGCAGTCGGGCGCGGTCCAGGGCGCGCCCAATCGGCAGCTCGAGGTTCAGCCCGTCGCACACCATCTGCGCGTCGCGCAGGTGATCGAACGGCATGATCGGCCGCGGCGGATCGGTGGACGCGACGACGAAGGGTTGGACGCCCTTGATCCGCTCGAAGTGCACGACGTAGCGCGGCAGCGGCTCGCGCTCGCCGTCGGGCGGCGGGATGGTGACGTTGAACAGGCCGGCATCGAGCAGGACCTGGCGCATCTCGGGGCGCTTGCCGCCGAGCCCGCTGGCGAGCTGAGCGGCGAGGTCGTCGAGCGTGGTGTCGGGGAACTGCGCGAGAACGGCTCGCGCGACCGCCAGCACGCCTCTGGCGGCATTGGCAGTGGTTGGCATCGGTCAATAAATCCTAGCATAACCGCAAGCAATTGGTCAGGTAGCTCAGCGGTGACACGCGCACTCGCAGCGGCGCGCCATCGACTCCGGCGTCTCGTCCGCGCGGTGCTTGCAGCAGTAGTGCTGGCCCGGTGCGTCCGCGGGCCTGCCGCACACGCGGCACATTCCGTCGCCGCGTTCGACGAAGGCGTGGCCCCACGTCATGACGCGTCGCGCTTGCGCCAGCCAATGTCCTCGCGCATGCGCGTGACCAGCTCGTCCATACGCTTGCTGTACTCGGCCGGCTCCGCCTCCGGGCCCACGCTCGCCAGCCACTTGCGGCAGGCGCGGTTCACCATGTGCAGCAGTTTCTTCTCCGAGCCCAGGTGTTCGACCAGCACCGCGCGCAGCTCCGAGGGGATCTGGCGCAGGAGGTAGTGGTCCAGGAACATCGGGTACATGTGCGTCGCCAGGCCGTCCTGCGCCTGGTGCTGTTCCTTCGTCAGCTTCCACGAGGCCATCATCTCGGAGAAGCTGCCGTCCGGCTCGATGTAGTTCATCGCGTACGCCTGCTCGCCCGAGGCGCTCTCGCCGATGGCCGTCAGCATCTCGCCGCGTTTGTGCGGCGGCAGCCGGCTGGGCGTGAGTACGCCCGCCATGAGCGCGCGCATGTCCGGATCGTCGCGGCTGAGATCCTTGCGCGCCGTCCAGCCTTCCATCATCAGCACCGCGTGCTTGGGCTGGCGGAGCAGCAGCGCCTGGCGCATGGTGTGCGCCATCATGTGCCCGTCGCCGGTGAACGCCAGGGCCGCGATCTCGACCTGGCCCGAGAACGTGACCAGGTGCAACATCGGCGCCAGGTCTTTGCGCTGCGCGCGGCGGACCTGCATGGCCAGTCCGGCCGCCTGCTCGACGATGTCGGCAATGTTGTCGAAGCTCATCTCGCGTCCTCCGCGATGTAGCCCTCGACCGGCGTGCGGTCGATGTTGTGCAACTGGACCAGGGCCAGCCGCTGCTGTCTGGCGCGGAGCCGACCGATCACCGCCAGGCCAGGAAAGCGGCCTTCCGCGTTGAACTGCGCGGCGATGGCGTCCAGCGTCTCCAGCCGCCTGGTGACCAGTTGCAGGTGCATCCAGCGCACGGATTCGGACTCGCTGAACTCGAAGCTCGGGTCAGGCTGCCTCGTCTGGATAGTCGTCACGAGCGCGTGCCTCCGGCGACCAGCTCGCGCAGTTTCCCGAGCTGGCGCAGGTAGAAGTCGATCGTCGTTTGCGGGACGCCGACGGCGTTGTCCTCGACGCGCTTGATCGCGAAGTCGAGCGCGGCCAGGATGTCCCGATCCAGCGCCGGATAGACGTAGTCGATCGTCGCGTAGTTATCGACGTCCGCGCCGTCCAGGCCGTAGACGAAGTCGCTCGCGGCCCGTTCCGGGTCCCACGTGTCGTCGGGCTCGTCGTCGTCCGAGCGGATCGCCTCGGTGTCGACGATGAACGTCACCAGCCGCGTGAGCTGGACCTCGGTAATCGGCGGCGCGGGAATGTCTGCGCCGACCGGCTCCAGGTCTGACTGCGCTTGCGCAGCTGCGCGCACCTCCGCCATATCGAGTGGCATCGGCTCTTGCATTACTCGTCCTCCTGCCAGCGTCGGCCGCCATCGCACAGCGGGCAGCGCTCGCGGTACGACTCGTTGTAGTCCGTGCGCAGGTTCGGCCTGGGACCGCCCCGGTAGTTGCGGACACGCTCGTTGTGCAGGGCGCCATAGCCCCGCACGCGACGCGTCTCCGTGGTGTAGCCGCGCCCGCCGCAGTTCGGGCAGGACTCAGGCGTCGTCATGTCAATGACTCCTGGTGCATGATCAGCGGCCCGCCGTTGTTGTCCGGATCGAGGTCGATCACGTAGCGCGTGGCGCCGTTCAGGTCGGTGACGGTGTAGATCGTGGCGATGTTGGCCGGGTCCTGGTGGATGTCGCGGGCGAGCAGGGCCGCGGCGATCGGGTTGCTGGCGGTCACCGGCATCGCCCAGCCGACCTCGAAGTCGCGCTCGCCGTCGCCGCCGAGCCGCTCGCGCAGCTCGGCCACGGCCTCGCGAATCGGATCGCTATCCCAACTCGCCATGTCATCGGACGCGGCTGCCTCCTCGATGCGTTGCAGCAGCGCCTCGATGCGGGGCGTGAGTTTGGTCGCGGTCATGACACCACCCTGTCGAGCACGATCCTGCTGCTCTGCGGCACTGCGCTAACAGACTTGATGTCATTGGCAAGGATCATGGTCGAGCCGCTGAAGTTGAGCGCGACTGGCGTACCTTTCGCGCGACCCAGGAAGTCGACGACGGATTCGTGGTCCTTGCGGTGCATCTCGCCCCGCCACACGATGCGATAGCGCTTCCCGGACTCCATACCGAGCCCGGCATCGTCTGCGAAGCAATGAGCGAATAAGCGCAAGCCCTCTTGATCGTTCATGCCGGGCATCAATCGGCCGTCTCTGTCGCAGGCCGAGCACACTATCCGCCGCACTGGTGCGCCCATCATGTCGACTGCGAACTGCTGCAGTCGCTGATCGGCGAGCTCAACGATGGTGATGCTCTCTGGCGCCTTGCACGCCGGGCAGTCGTAGCTGGTCATGACGGAATCAACTCCCAATCAACTCCCAAGAACTGGTCGTAACCCAATTGAGTTCTCCCCTCAGTTGAGCGACCGCCCACGTGCGGCGCGGGCGATCGTGATGTCCGCAGGGCCGGTGTCGGCCCCGATATCCAGCGTGCGGCGCGAGCGACCGGCCAGCGCTTCCAGCTCAGGCCCGTCCTCGGGGATGCCAAGCTCTTCGAGCTTCAGGTCGCGGCTCGAACGCATCTCGGCGCGATCGAGTTCCTGCAGCGTCAGCTGCGCCTCCGCGGCGATGCGGCGGAACAGCGCCTTGATCTCGTCGGCGGCCACCTCGCGCACCGCGACCGGCAAATCGAGCGCGGCGCGCATCTCGGCGATCTGCCCCTCGAGCGTCGAGTCGGGCCACACCTTGACGGCTTCGATGTACTCGATCAGCGTGCGGATGCCCGTCTGCGTTCGCGACGGCAGCTTGCCGTCGTTTTTGTCCATCGCCTCGAGCGCCTGGGTGCAGTTCTCGAGCAGGCGCGCGCGCAGCTCGCCGACCACGTCGCGATAGAACGAGTCGACCGCGTCGCGCGACTTGGCCAGCATGTCCTGCCGCAGCTCCAGCTCGGCCGCGTCCAGGGCGTCTTCGGCCTGCGCTTGCAGCAGCGCCTGGGGCGGCAGGATCGGCTGCATGCCCCACGCGAAGCGGAAGCTCGCCATGGCCTCTTCGCGGCTGCGCATGAAGGGCTTCACCCGCGTGTTCAGGAACCAGTCGACCCACTGTTCCTGCGAGGGCGTCTCGGCGAGATACGTCTCCCGACTAGCGGCCTCGGGCTCGGTGACCGGGAATTCCGGCTTGCGCGGGGCGAAGCGCACGCCGATGTCGCCGCGCGTAGGCAGCCGACCGGCGCTGAGCATGTCGCCGTACAGCCGGTCGGCGATCGTGGCCCAGTAGCCGATCGTCTGGCTGACCAGGGCGTCCCACTGCTCGGGCTCGCCCATCTTGTCGCGGACGGCCAGGAAATCGCGCTCGACAGCGGCGATCGCGGCCTTGAGCTCGCGGTAATGCCAGCCCGCCTCGGGGTGCTGGTCGTCGATCTCGCCGAGCGGCACGTACGGACCGAGCGCGGTCGGCACGCTGTACAGCTTGAGCAGGGTACGGCCACGGCTCTCGACGCTGGCCGCCTCGGCGATCGGGTCGAAGTCCTCGCGGCCGACCAGCAGCCGGCCCTTGGGCAGCTTGATGACGCGCTGCAGCGCCTCGCGCTCCTGGGGCGTCTGCGGCACCAGGCCGATGTCCTCGAGCGTCAGCGCGCGCACCGCGCGCCAGTAGCCGAAGCTGATGCTGGCGCGGCCGCCGCGCTGCATAACAGCCGACCAGTTGACCCTCAGGAAGTCGACGCTGGCAGCGTCCTGCTGCATCGCCTCCGCGTACTCGGCGCGCGCCTCGTCGGCGAGCCGGTTGGCAGCGGGCTGTTCGCTCAGCGCCTGAGCGATCTCGGACGGCGGGCGGCCGCGCCGATTGCGCGGCTTGCCGGGACGTGGTTCGGTCACGGTCGTGGTCAAGAGTGTTGGCCTCCTCTTGGTGCTAGAAATTCTACTACATCGGCAACCAAACGGCCGCGCGGTCCCAAGGCAGTTACCTCGGATCGCGCGGCCGTGCTCGGTCGGTCGGGACGGACGCTGAGGGCTAGTCGATCTCGCGATCGGGCGCTTGTTCTTGCTGCTCCTGATAGCGCTTCCACGCTATGTACGCCCACGCCTCTGCGGTGGCCCAGGATTCACCTGGGCCTGGATTCAGCTCGACGACAGCGATGGGCGTGCCGTCGCGGTCGCGCACGATCAGGCGCAGCGGCTGCACGTGCGGTGGTTAGTCGATCTCGCGATCGCGGCGAGCGCGCAGCCCGCCGCTCCGGCGGTCGACCTCCTCGGCGCTCTTGGCCAGGGCTTCCTCGTCTCTGGCTCGCTCGCGGTACTCCACTGGCATCAGCTCGCGACGGTTGCACGCCGCGATCGCCAGGTCGGTGTGCAGCTTGATGTCCCGCGTCGACGGGATCAGCTCTTCGGTCGCCTGCAGCAGCGCGGCCGGCATGGCCACGTTGCGCAGCTCGTTCAGGTCGTACGCGGTGATGACCGCTTGCTCGATCTCGGCGCCCGTCCAGCCGTCGCTCGTGTTGACGATCGTCTTCCAGTCCGCGCCGTCGAGGGCCGGCAGCGGCCCGTCGGCGTGCCGCGCCACCAGCGTGCGGAAGATGCCCTCGCGCTCGGCGGCGGGCGGCGGCAACACCGGCAGCTTGTCGTCGAAGCGGCCAGGCCGGAACAGCGCCGCGTCGCAGGTGTCGGGACGGTTGGTCGCGCCGATCCACATGATCTGGCCGCGCGAGCCAGGATCACCGACCTCCTCCAGCATGCGGCCGAAGATGTTGTTCTCGGCCGCGTCCGCAGCGCCGCCAGCCCCGCCGCCGCCGCGCCTGAAGCGCTGGTCGATCTCGTCGATGAACACGACGCACGGCGAGTTCGCCCGGATACCCGCCAGCGCGCGGGCAAGATTCTGCTCCGACTGGCCGTAGAGCGAGCCCTTGATCTTCTCCGGGCGCAGCAGCACGACGTTGATCTGCAACTCCATCGCCAGCGCCTCGGCGAACAGCGACTTGCCCGTGCCCGACGGACCGGTGAACACGATGCCCTTGCTAAGCCGCTTCACCTTGCCCGTCTTCATGCGCTGCACGACGTACTCGAGTAGGTACTCCTTGAGGGCGACGTTGCCGCCAATGTCGTCGAACGAGAAGCGCGGCTCCATCGTCTCCAGCACCTCGGCGTACTCGCCGCGCATGATCTCGTTCTTGCGGGCGATGACCAGCGGCTTGGTGATGGCGCCCACCTGCTCGCCGCGCAGCCAGATGTCCAGGATGTGTCGGCGATACAGGCCAGCCGTGAGATTGGCGATCTCCTTGACGCTGACCTCCATGCGCACCGAGCCCTTGCCCTTGGACTGCTCGACCAGCTGCGCGAACGCCAGCCGCTCGGTCTGATCGGGCAGCGTGACCTCGATCGACTGGATGCCCGTCTTGGCCGACGGCAGGTCCTGGTGGATGCTCTCGATCGTGGGCGCCAGCAGGATCAGCGGATTGCCCTTGTCGATGAGCACCGTGTCGGTGCCCGCGTTGCCGATCATGCCGAGCACCGCCGCGCGGCCGTCCGGCAGCGTGCCCAGGTCAGCGGGCGGCACCAGCAGGTCGGCCCGCTCGATGATGACGGCGGCTTGCATGCGCCCGCTCGCCCGCAGGAAGCGCATCAGCAGGCGCACCAGATCGGTGTTGCTGGTCGGCAGCGGCCGCGCCATGGGCGGGCCAGCCGCGCCGGCGGGCTGGTTCTGGCGCAGCGCCTGGAACGGATCGGGCACGCCCGGCTGCGCGGCGCCCGCGCCCTGCGGCATGCGCAGGCCGGTCACGATCTCGAAGCGCTCGCGCGGATCGGGCTTGTTGGGATCGGGCTTGTTGCCCCTGGCGTCGCGCGCGTTGGCGCCCGAGAACGCCAGCGGCTCGGCGTCCAGGCTGCCCACGTTGAAGCGCACCACGGTCTCGAAGAAGCGCTCCAGCTTGTCCGACAGGTAGTCGGGCAGCAGGTCGGTGCCCGACTGGTAGTCGTGTACGCCCGCGCCGTGGACGATGAAGGTCGTGGCGACGTTGGCCGTCAGGTCCGCCGCCAGCTTGGCGTACCAGTCCGGGTTGCGACGAGCCTCGGTGGCGTTGTCCACGAGCTCGGTGGAGGGTGCGGTGGGGGACAGGGTCAAGCTGCTGCTCTCCTTAGCGCTGTCAGCGCTGTCGCAGGTTCATCTGATCGACGACGAGCGTCTGCTCGCCGTGGACGTGCTGCTCGATGTCCGTGAGCGGACTGAAGCGCACGCCAGCGATGCCGAGGGCTTCGAGCACCGCCTGGATCTTGGGCTTGGCCAGTTCGTACGTGGCCGAGTCGGTGCCAGGCAGCGCGCTGATGATCACGCCGGGTGCGTCCGGGTCGGAGCGGTCGATCTGGATCTTGATGTCTGCCATGGGTTCCTCCTGGGCTTAGACGCGGACGACGAGCGTGCGGCCAACCTGCTGACCAAGCTCGTTGTAGGTGGGCTGGTCGTCGAGCAGCGTGAGCTGCGTGGCGAGGGCGGTGACCAGCGCCTGCTCGGCCATCGCGGCCGGCAGCGCGTTCACGAAGGCCTCGATCGCGGCGCGCTCCTGGGCGCTGAAGCTGCCATACAGCTGCAGGCCGTTCGCGCCGAGCAGCACGTAGCGGTAGTTGCGGCCCTCGGTGATGAAGTAGCAGTCGATGCTCGGGGCGCTGCCGCTGAGCTGCACGCGGATCTTCTCGCCCGTGATCTGCTCGAGGGCGGTGTGCAGGGCTTGCAGCGCGTCGGCGTTGCCGCGCAGCTCGTTGAGCGTGCCGACGGCGAGCTTGATCGAGATGACGGCGATCGAGTTACAGGGCATGGTGGCTCCTTGAGGGAATGGCCGCTCGCTCAGCGCGAGCGGCGGTGGGTCGGGTCACTGGCTTGCATGCGCGCGCGGGCCAGGGCCGCGCCAGACGCGCGCTCTTCCATGCTGAGCTCGGCCAGACGCTCGTTCAGGTAGTCGATAGCGCCCTTCTTGTCCTTGCCGAAGTAGCGATCCTCGTTGGTGCGGATGTCGCGCACGGTCCAGCGCTTGTTGCCGTCGCCGAGCAGGAACGGGCCCTGCGGGTCGAAGGTGCGGAACAGCACGCCGAGCAGCTTGCCGTCCTTGCGCACGTCCGGCAGCGTGGCGGCCTCGCCGTCCACTGTCTGCTTGGCCACGCGCACCAGCGGGCCGCGCGGACCACGCACCTGAGCGGCCGCTTCGGAGCGCGTGCGGGTGGGCGCAACCGCCGTCGAGGTGAGCGTCAGCGTGCCGTCGGGCTCCTTCGTGACGGTCGCCTTGCCGCGCGTCTCGGCGGCCAGCTTCAGGTTGGCGCTGAGCGTGTTCAGGCGCGCCATCTCCTCGGCGTTCGGCGCCCACTCGCCGCCCAGGATCCGCTGCATGGCGGTCTGGACCTCGCCCAGGGCGGCGTTGAACGCGCTCTCGTCGAGCAGCGCGGCGATCTCGGGCGCGACCTCGACCTTGCGCGGCTCGGGCGTGCGCTGGCGAACGCGGACGAGATTGTCGTCGGGCAGCACCGGGCGGCGCTGGCCCTTGTTGTAGGGCGGGATCTGCTCGCCCGCGGCGAGCTTGACGCACCAGCCGCAGCGCTCGAGATCGACCTCGGCGGCCGACAGCGGGGCCTTGGGGTCGACCATCAGCGTGTAGCCGCAGTCGGCGTTGGCGAAGCTGCCGACCAGCGCCTTGCTGACGCGGTGGCGGACCAGGCTGAGCGGCTCGGCAGCGACGCGCAGCTTGTCGATGGGCGCGAGCCAGCGCTCGCTCGGGGCGGCGGGCTCGTCGGGCGTGCTGGCGGCGACGCGGGCGGCCGCGGCGAGGGCCGCGTCGGCGTCGTCCGTGGCTGGCGCGGGCCTGGCGATCTTGCGCGAGGCGCGCCGCGAGCTCAACTCGACCGGCGCGGTATCGGGAGCGGGACCGGGTGCGGGATCTACGGCCACAGTGGCATCGACCTCCTGGGTGGGAACGGCGCTCTTACGAGCACGGGTGCGGCGCGTCACGAGTGTGAGTGGGGTGATGGGGTGTCGAACACGAACTGAAGTTGGAACACGTTGGACAGAAACTGTAGCATATCGGAATGCTATCTGTCAAACTCAGAACGGCGCGCGGGCGCACGGATACCCGAGCCGCATGCAGCCGCGCGTGTGCGTATGAGCGCGAGCGAGGGCTTAGGGCTGCGCGGGCGCGGCCGAGCGCTCGTGGGCGGCGATCAGGCGGTCCTCAGGCCCAGGCAGGCGATCGCTCAGGCTTGCCAGGCTTTCGGCCACGCGCAGATCGTCCGTCTCAGGCCCGAAATGGACGACTGTCGTCGCCTTGTCGAGCGCGTGCATCCAGCGCACCTGATCCAGGTTCAGCTCGATGCTGCCGTAGCCCTGCGCCAGGACGGTGATGAAGGTAGCCACCTCAGCGGCCCTCCTTGTAGATAGGCTCACAGGAAGGGGTCAAGCTCAAGCTCCTCCGCCTGACGAGGGCTCGTAAGGCCACGAGTTTTCGCTGGAGGTACTCCAGCCGTTCGATGTGCTGCGCGACCTCGCTGATCGTCTCGTCAATCGAGCGCTCGAGCTCCTCGCGCTCATCAGCTGCGACAGCCTGCGGCGTGTGGCACTGACACGTGCACCGCACGCGTGGGCCGGTGCCGCGGTTCTGGAGACGACTGCCCTTGCAGCGTGGGTGTCCTCCGTTCGCGCACGTGGTGGAGTAGCCCTGTTGCAATCGTTGTTCGGCCAGCGGGCCGTAGTCGTAGTCGCTCACCGCCCCTCGCGATACTGCGCGTCCCAGGCGGCGACCGCGGCCAGATCGGTGATCTCCACGATGCTCCAGGTGTCGGTGTCGTAGGTGCCCACGGCGTGCAGCTTCTCGGGTTCGACCCACCGGCGAGCGACGGTCGGGTAGCCGCGGCCCTCGTTCCACACGTGGCGGCCGGCGGCGTGCTTGACCCGGTCCTCCCAGGTCACGATGTTGACCGCGCCGTGCAGGTTGCCCTCGTAGTCGATGCGCACGCGGTCCATCGCTGCTGCCAGCCCTTGCACGATGCTCGACGAGGTCGGTTCGCTGGAACCGACGATGCCGCTGCCAGGCTTGATGCCGAGCGTGTCCTCGCCCGCGGGGACGTAGATGGTCAGTAGAGTCATTGAGCCCTCCTTAGCTCCAGGTGCAATCCAGGGCGGACTTGTCGTCACGCGTTCTCCGCGCGTAGCGCGCTCGCTGCGCTTCGTTGATGCATTTGCGGCAGGCGATCTTCGGCAGCCCGTTCGCGGCGAGCCCATTGGGCTTTGCGTTGTCACCGTGCAGCCAGTGTCCGCGACGGCACAACTGCCGCTTCGGTGGGCGGCGGCGCACTGGAGACGAGGCGGCTATGACTGCTTCGAGACGCTCGCGGCGACGCGCGCCAAGCCATGGTCCGAGCGCCTCACTGACCTTCACGAACGACGCGCGGCTTGTGGTGCTCCAGATATGGATGTCCTTATGCGGTGGGCGCTTTGCGGTGCGGACCGTCCCACAGCCCATGACCTTGTGAAACCGTTCCACAACATCGCGATCGGTCATGGCCACCACCATGCGGCCGTAGCCGAGCCTCGTGCGAGCCGGGCCGCTGAGTTTGTAAGCCAGCGAAATGCTGCCCTCACCCTCAAACAAACCCGCCGCCCAGGCGATCTGCTCGGGTGTTACGTCCAAAGGCACTCCTCCGGGGCTTTGTCATCCAGCGGGCGCAGATACTGCCATTGCGGGTGACGGAAGCCGGCTCCGTCATGTCCCATGTGGCGAATCACGAGTACGCGGCTCTCGTAGCGCTCGGGAAAATTCGCCCACAGGTCATGACGGGTCCGGTCGTCCATGCCGCTGCAGGTGCCACGCTGCACCAACACCCCGTCGCGGTATTGGCCGAAGGCGACCGCGCCGGTGGTGCCGGTCAGCGAGTTCTTGCCTTCGACCAGGCCCATGATCACCACGTCCTCGTCGAAGACCTCCTTGAGCTTCAGCCAGCTGCCGCCGCGGCCGCGGGGATAGGCACTGCCTCGCCGTTTGAGCACCACGCCCTCGTGGTAGACGGACACGAAGTACGCCTGGGCCTCGGGACTGGCGGGCACCTGGTCGACCAGCCGCAGCTCGTCGAGCTCGAGGATTTCGACCAGCTTGGCTACCACCTCGCGGCGCTCCTCGATCGGCAGCCCGCGCAGGTCATTGCCCGCCAACGACAGGATGTCCCAGGCCATCAGCACCAGCGGCCCCTCGGCCAGCTGCCGCCGCAGGCTGAGCGTCGGCTCGGCGCGGAACAGGCCCGAGCCGTGGTGAAAGTCGACCTGGCCCGAGCGGTCGAACCACACCACCTCGCCGTCGAGCACGAGCTCGAGGGACTCTAGCCGCGACTCGATGCGCGGCAGGCGGCCGTTGAAACGCTGGCCGCGGCGCGTCATGACGTCCACGCGCCCACCGCCGGCGCGGACATGCACGCGCACGCCGTCCAGCTTGGGCTCCATGAGCCAATCCTGCAGTCGGTCTGGCAGGCGCTCGGCGCGCGCGCACAGACCGAAGGCTTCCACGGGAGCCGGCTAGGTGGACCACTCCGCTTCCAGGGGACGGACACCGGGGATCGTCGGCGGGTGTAGCGCGTGCAGTAGCAGCGTCAAAGCTCAGGCTCCTTCCATGCGCGCCTGGAGCAGCTCCAGGCACTGGGCCCAGACAGTCAGAACCTGCTGGACCAGGGCGTTCGGATCGGGAGTGGCGAGCTCGGCGATCGGCACGGTGCGGTGTACTTCGCGCTCTAGGCCGCCACGGCGGGCGGCGGCGAGAACGTCGCGAGCCTCGAAGTTGGTGGGGATGGTGGCCTCCCATTGATTTGATCGAGCCAGCCGGCGATCTCGCGCACGCCGCGGCCCTTGCCGCCGCCGCGCGCACGGAACGCGACGTAGGTGCCATCGGCGGTATCGCAGCCGAGCGCCTTCGCCCAAACAAGCCGTTTGAGCGAGTTGCACTTGCCGAGATGTACTCTCAGCCCGCGCGCCTTCGCCTGGCGGACCATGCCGGCGGCGCCTGGAGAAAACTTCCAGTCGACGGTGCCACCCAGGAACAGCCAGTCGTAGCACTCCCAGGGGATGCGCCAGCGCTCCATGCCGTTCTGCGCGGCCAGCGCCAGCGGGTAGCCCGTCTTTCTCAGGGCCGGCCACCACAGCATCGACAGCGTGATGGTGTTCACGTCCTCGTAGGGCACGTCCGGGCAGACCAGGAACAGGCACGTCGGCTTGTAGCGCTCGGTAGCATCCAGCAGGCGGAAGAAGCGGTCGTCGTCGAACTGCCGCTCGGGCTCGTCGGTGTCGTGGTACAGGCCGTTGTCCAGGGCCCAGTACGTCCGGCTCAGGTCGGGGCGGTTGCCCGCCCGCGGCGTCATCATGACGCCCAGGTCGGCGCGCGCGCCCAGGATCTCGGGGCGCACCACGCCGGACAGGTAGATCAACTACTCGACCTCCAGTCGGTCGCCGCTCACGGCGAAGCCGCAGGCGTCGTCGAGGCAGAACACGCGCTCCTCGAGGATCTCGTCGTACTCGTCGCTGGCGACCTCGTCGTCGACGGTGAGGCGCCACGTGTCGGGACCGCGCGCATCCGGGCCTGTCGCGATCGGCAGCTGGCGCTCAAGCGCCTGGATGCCGCGCGATTCGGTGCCGATGTAGCGGCGTGTGAAGTCGAGCCTGCCGCCGCACTTTGGGCACGGCGGGCGTTCGAGCTGGCGGATGACCGTCGTGGTGGTGATTTGCTGCATGTTCTCCTCAGCAGTAGGGGCTGGCCACGAGGATGTACTCGCGCCCGCCGATCTCCACGGTCTGGAAGTGGCCGTCGGCGCCCACGGCCGCGTACAGATTCCAGAAGTCGCCGTCGTCCTCGATCGCCGTGGGTTCCTGGATGCCCTCCTCGTTGACGCGGACTTCCCACGCCTCGAGGTGCATCGGGCAGTCGTTGATGCTGATCGTCGCCAGCAGCCGCGAGCGTGGATCGGCTAACCCGTCGTTCGGCTCCCAGGCGTCATCCGGGATGGTGATCTGGACCTCACGGTTCTTGAGCGTCATGACTCTTCGGTTGCCTCCCGAACCTCGAATGTGCAGCCCGTCAGGACCTGACTGACATCGCGAATGCCCATCAGGTACTCGGCAGCCTGCTCAGCTTCGTCGCGCGCGAGGAAATCCTCGACGTCGGTTTCGTTGCCGTCAGCGTCGCTGTAGTAGACGGTGAACACCACATCGCAGCTGCCCTCGTGGCCGACGGGCTTGCCGCACCGCTGCCAGGGGATCGGTTCGCTGTACGGGCCGTCGCGCACGTCGACCGTGGCGCCGCAGCGCTGGACGCTCATCCGCCCACCTCGTCGATGTGGCGCGTGCTGATCACGTCCGGGTTGAGATAGACCTCGAAATACTCGATGTCGTCGTCGTAGCTGCTGACGGAGACCTCGCGGTTGAGGTCCTCGATGTACTCCTTGAGCTTCTCGACCGCCTCCGACTTGTTGCCCGCGTCGACGCGCGCGCAGAAGCCGATCGGGCCTCGGGAAGAATTGCCAAGCGAGAAGTGGCTCGTCACCGGGCTCAGCCTCCCCGAGAGCCGTGGTAGTCGCCGCTCGTTTCGTCGGCGATCTCGCCGCCCTCGACGACGACGTGGCACTGGAAGCCCATGCCGCGCTCGTACGAGTCCATCTTGAACTTGAGGGCGGGGAACTTCGTCGAGACCTCCTCGAGCAGCCCCGTATCAAAGGGCCCCCAGGCGGTCGAGAAGTGCAGTTCGACACGCCCGCGGCTTGTGCGTCTGAGCGGCGGCTTGCCGGTGTAGCCCTGGTGGTAGCAGCCCCACTTCGTGCCCCAGTTCTTGACGCACCAGTCGTAGCCGCCCGAGTTGAAGCCGTCCTTGGGGCGCTCGCCGTGCTGGCGAACGTACTCCTGGTAGACGGCCATGCTCAGCTCCCTGGGCAGCGGGCTGTCGCCCTCGCCCGCGGCGGCGCGGGCAGCCTCGTAGCCGCTCGACCACTCTCTTTCGGCGCGGTCGAGCTCCGCGAGCTCCTGCGGGTACGGGCGGATCGTGTTCAGGTCGAGCACGGTCCCGTCATCCTTGACGACGTGCTTGGCCAGGAACTCGTCGATCTGCTCGGCAGGCCCGGTGACGATCAGGTCGGATTCGCAATGGTTGGGCATGATGGCTAAGCGGCTCCCTTCTTGCGCTTGGGCTGGATGGCGTCCGGCCGCGCCTTGGTCTGCGCGTCGGCGACGGCGGCTTGCAGCATGGACATCAGGTCCGGGATGCCAGCCTCGGGCTTGGCCGTGGCGATGGGCGCGACGATCGCCTGGCCGCTCTGCTTGGCAGTGATGAGCGCTAGCAGCGCGTCGCGGTAGGTGTCGACGTTGTCGGCCGGCACGAACGGCTCGGTCTTGGCATCCACCAGCTGCAGCGCGACCTCGAGCTGGCGGGCGTCGACGGCGGGCATGCTGAGCGCGGCGCGCTCGCGGATCTCGTCCGGGTAGAACAGGGTGTCGAGCATCAGCGCCGGCTGCGGCCCGCCGCCGGCACGCAGCGCGACCAGGCGCTCCTTGGTGCGCAGGGTCACCGTCCCAATGCCGTAGACGTTGCGCTCCTGCAGGGCGCGGTAGAGCAGGTTGTAGGGGCCCACGCCGATCTTGTCGGGCTCGAGCCAGTACGCCTTCTCGAAGTACACCGGGTCGAACTCCTCGGCGCCGGCGAACTGCTTGAGGTCGATGGTGTGGGCCGACTCGACGGCCACGCTGGCCAGGTCGTCGTCGCTGACCGGGACGTAGACGCCCTTCGACCACTGGTAGGCGCGCTCGGTCTCCTCCGAGGGAACCTCGCGGTCGCACGTGGCGCACCAGCGCTTCTGATTCAAGCGGCTGCTGCACTGGCTGTGCAGGGTGTTGAAGGCGAGGTCCTTACTTTCCGTGGCCGCGTACAGCTTGACGGGGATGCTCAGCAGGCTGAGCGTGATAGCGCCGCTCCAGATGGCTCGTGCAGGCAATTGCGGTTCTCCTTGAGGGTGCTTGGCGACGTGCGCGCGGCCCGAAAACGGGCCGCGGATCCCTCCGATGTGGGCACTGCTCAGCTCTGGCTGCGGGCGCGTCCGAGCAGGAAGCTGGCGACCAGCATGACCACGAACAGGCCGATCAGCAGCCAGTCGTCGTAGAACAGGGCGAACAGGTTGACGCCCAGCCAGGTCATGGCGTGCGTGGCAGCGTTGCCAAGGACGGCCACGGCGAGGCCGATGAGCAGGACGAAGGTGAGTGGGTGGAGTCGATTCACGTGGATGGTTCTCCTGAGGCTTAGCGGCGTTCGCGCGGCTCGGACAGGCCGCGGAGGATGAAGTAGCCGCCGACGAGCAGCAGGGCGCAGCCGACGCCCGCGAACAACGGCGGGAAGGCGACGGCCAGCGCCAGCAGCAGCAGCAGGCCGAGACAGCCGAGCGCGTTCACGGCTCAGTTGCGCCTGCGCTGGCGCTGCTCGGCGATCACGGCGTCGACCACGAGCAGCTCCAGCATGCAGCCGGGGCAATCGTGGAGGCGGACGTGAGCGCGCACGTCGGCGAGCGGCAGGTTCTCGGCGCAGTGCGGGCAGCGCCAGCCGTCGATGGTCTCGGGGTCGGGCGGCAGCAAGGCGAGCCGCATCAGCCGAGCGGGCCGAGATCGTGACATACACGCCACATCCTCTCGACGGCGGGGGGCGTGGAGCGCTCCAGGGCGGTTCGATCGAAGCGGCCGCCGGGCGGCACGTGGCCGCGCACGCCCAGACCGTCGGCCTCCTGCCAGATGGCGCGGCGCTGCCAGGAGATGCCGCTGGTCCAGGCAGTCAGGACTTCGCCGAGCAGGTCGGCGTGGACGGCGCACCACGTGCGCGGATCGGCGAGCGTGCAGCCGCAGTCGAGCGGCTCGGCGGACGGAGGCTGCGGATCGAGCAGTTGCCCGAGATCGCGGCCGCGCAGCGTGCGCATGCGAACTGAGCGAGAAATAGGTGGTACCTCCTGGGTGGAACGGTCGGCGAAACTCAACGCAGAAATACTAGCACATCGGCACCATTTCTGCAACGTCTCGGAGCATGCGGCGGCGCGGTGGCGATGCGCCCGCGCGTGGCGCTATGAGCTCAGGTCGAGGGCGTTGCCTCGCTCCTGGCCGCGGGCGGTGGTAGGCGGCGCCGCTGCGCCCGGTACAGCTGCAGCCAGTCGCGGAACAGCCGCAGGTCGGCCTCGTCCTCGAACAGCTCGTCGACCAGGCGCGCCAGACGTTGCACGAACTCGTCGCCGGTCATCGCTCCGCCCTGGGCTTGCTGCCGGGCTTGTTCGCCTGCCAGGTGTAGCGGCAGGCCGGGGTGCACACGTGGCGCGTGTGCGTGCCCAGGACCGTGCACTGGTGGGCGACGCCCTTCGCGTCGCGCTGCGTCGCCTTGCAGAAGGCGGGCGGATCGTAGACGGGGATCGGCTGGTTCGAGGCGGCCACGGCTAGTCGGCCGGCTCGCGCAGGTCCGGGTCCCACGGGCGGACCTGGACGGCGGTCTCGTCGCTGACGATCGCGCCGTCGTACCACTCCCGGACACGCTCGGCCAGGTGGTCGTTGCACACCGACGACACCCGCGCGACGGTGCCGTCGCTGCCGTCGTCGGCGGCCAGGTCCCACACCGCCAGGTTCTGGCACTGAGCGGAACGCGCTGGCCGGTAGCGCAGGCACAGCGGCGGCTCGCGGCGCGGCCCCCACTCCTCGAATGCCTGGCGCAGCTGGCGGACGATGAGCTCGGCGACCTGCTCGAGAGTCTCGTCGGTGACGGTGACCAGGTCGGTGCGGTACTCGTCCTGGCCCCACTCCTGGCGTGCGGCGTCGTCGCCGGAGCGGCCGACGTAAAAGTCGCCTCGGAAGCCGGTCGAGCGCCCCTCGACGAGCGAGCCCGGCCCGGCCTCGACGTCGGGCTGGGTGCGGCAGGGCAGCGACACGCCGGGCTCACGGTAGGCGTAGATGGTCATGACGCCGCCGCCGGTGTGCTCGACGTAGGCCGTGAAGCCGGCCTGGGCGACCAGCTCGGCGATGCGCTGCATGTCCAGTTCAGTCATGACCCTGCCTCAACTCGGCCGTATGAACCTCCCAATCGTGCTCGCCGCCGTAGCCGCCGCAGATGCTGCACTGAGCCAGCGGAGCGTCCTGGATCTCGGGCAGACTCAGGGCGCGGCGGATTTTGCGGAGCAGGGAGTCGGAGGCCGGGTGGCCTCCGTACTCTTCCGCGGTGTTGGTGTCGAAGGTCACGTCCTCGACCAGGGCGTCGGCCTCGTCCTCGGTCAGCAGCAGCGTGATGCGCTTCACGACAGGGCGTACCTCACGAACTTGCCGAGCTGATCGGGCGAGGCGGTCTCGCAGTCCGGGCACAGCGCCCAGTCGTCGAGCGTGTCCATCTCGCCCTGGGTGGTGACCCTGGCGATGACGAGCGTCTGCCAGCGCGCGCCCTCGGGCATGGGCAGCTGGCAGTTGATGCACTCGGGACCATCGTGGTTCTCGTCGAAGCGAGACTCGCGCTCAGGGATGGTCATGGCGATGGTTGCCTCCTTGGCGGGGTAGGCCCGCGCGAAGCGGGCGCGTTTGTCGGCGCAGACGAAGCAGTCCGCGGGGTGGCTCACCTAGTCGTCCTCGTCCTGGAGGGTCTGGCTCGAGGTGAGGTAGGCGTCGATCAGCTCGCGCGCGCTCTCGAGGAGCATGAGCGCCTCGTAGCCGTGGCCGCCGGCGTTCCACTCGGGCACGTCGCCGGCCTCACGCGCGATGTGGATGAGGTGCGCGCGGGCGGCGTTGACCTTCGAGTCCAGCAGCCGAAGCTGCTGGCCCTCGAGCTGGTACAGGGTGCGCGGCACTCAGGCCGCGGCTTTCTTGCCCTTTGAGCCGGGCTTGGAGCTGGCGGCGATCGGCGTGGGCGCCGAGCGGGCGTCGATCTCGGCCTTGGCCAGCTCGACGAAGGCCAGCGCGGCCATCGCGGCGTCGGTCAGGTCGCGGACGATCTCCGCGTTGGGGCGATCGGCCGACAGGTTGATCCACAGGCCGCCGCTCATGTTCTTGCGGAACTCGCCGCTGGAGAGCTCGTGCGAGCTGCGGCGGATGGCCAGATACGGCGTGACAGCCTTGGTCTTGTCGTCGGCGATTTCGACGTGCGCGGCGGTGTGCTTGGTCAGGTGCGGCAACGAGGTGCTCCTTCAGGGGGCGACTGACAGGGGCGTGCGGCGTCACTCGGACGCGGGTTTGCGCAGTGGACGCGCCCCACGCGAAGCGGGGCGGAGCCGAATTCAGTCGAACTCGGGACAGAAACTGTAGCACATCGGGATGCTATCTTGCAAACTCCCCGATCCGCGCGGGCGTGTTACGCGGTCGCGTTGGGTCCGCTCGTGCGCATGCGCCCCTCGAGATCGCACACGCTGATCCAGCCCTCGTCGCCCCTGTACGCGATGAGCTTGGGGTCCATCGCGCGTTGGGTGCGGAGCACGCTTGGCTCCTGCGTTGCGGGCGGCGGCACACCCAGCGCGCCATCGGCGCCGACGCGTACGTGCAGCGGCAGGTCCTTGCACTGGCCGGTGCGAGCCAACTGCTCGGGCTCGAGGGGCTGGATCGACGCGGTGCCTTCGATCCACGTCTGGCTGGGCGGGGACTGGAAGGGACCGTCGGTCAGCACGCGCGGCCAGCCGGCGCGGAAGTCGGCCTCGGTGCGAAAAAGCGGGACGGCCACCAGCTTGGTGGCGATGCGCTCGATGCGTGGTGCCGGCGTGCAGGCGGCCAGCGTGCTCGCCAGCAGCAGCGGCGCGATGAGGAGGTAGGGACGGAGCGTCATGACAGGGCTGGTGTCTCCCAGGCTGGGTAGGCGGTGGTCACGCCGGAGTAAGGCGGTGGTTGGTTGTAGCTCGCGCGCGCGCACCGCTCCGTCACGCGCGCATGACAGGCCCGTGACAGGCCAGGCTCAGGGCGTGACAGGTGCGCACAGGCGGCAGGCAGGGAATGGCCCAGGCTTGCCAGGTTTTCGGTCCGAAACGAGGCTCTAGCGGTCGATGCGGCGGCCGTGGCGGGCGCAGGTCTCGAGGGGGCAGTCCTCGGCGTACGCGGCGGCGCAGCGGCGCAGGGTCCGCGCCGGTCGGCGCGCGCGCTGGTAGACCTGCAGGTAGTCGTGGATGCCGTCCCACTGCGGGATGTAGACCCTGTCGTCGAGCTCGGTCCACTCGCGGGTTGTACCTCTGGACGCCGGCCTGGCGGTAGAAGTCGAGGTAGGGGTTGGCGACGGGTGTGGCCACGGTGCTCAGGGAATGATGCAAGCTCAGGCTCCTTTCAGTCGCGGGTGATGAGCATGTAGCTGAGGCTGAGCGCCAGCAGCAGCAGCAGGGCAATCGTGGATGGCTCGAGGCCGATCACGCGTGGACGTAGCTCGTGTGCAGGCAGGCCGCCAGCTGCGCGCCGCACTCGGGGCAGGGCTGGTCGGGGCAGTCGGCGCACAGGCCGAAGCCGAAGCCGCACTGGTCGCAGCACAGCGGCACGCGCAGGGCGTGCTGGCACAGCGGTTCGTAGGGCTGGTTGCGGGTCATGACGTGGCGGCCTCCTCGAGGGCGTCGGTGTAGAAGCCGGCGGCGACGGCGCGGCGGATCATGACCAGGCGCGTGAGCTGGGCGAGCGCGAAGGCGCGGTCATCGGCGAAGGCGGTGAGTGCCGCCTCGGATTCGGCGTCGGTGGGTGGCACGGGGGTCATGACAGGGCTCGACCTGGACCTGGACGCCCTCGCCGGGGCCGCCCTGGTCGGCGTTGAAGGCGACGTACGCCCAGGCGTGGCTATCGCACAGGTCGAACGTGACGCTCGAGCCGTTGCCCTGGTCGAAGCTCAGGCGGTAGCTGGCGGTGGCGAAGCACGGGTCGGGCAGGCCGGAGGTAGATGTCCTCGCGGTGGCAGCAGGTGGCTGGCAGGGTCATGACGGGTCAGGCTCCTTCCGGGAGAGAGGCCAGCTCGGCGCGGAGCTGGCGATCGAGTTGGCGGCGGATCGAACGGCTGGCCAGCGCCTTGGCGTCGCGGCGGCCACCGATGGTGCGCGGGCCATCCCAGCGGCGGCAGTAGGCGCAGCAGGTGCACCAGAACTCGATGCTCGGTGCCTGGTGGAGTGCGCGCAGGTAGCCGCGCCCATTCCGGGGGCGCGGCAGGGTATCGGCGTACACGGGTCGGCTCATCGAGCCTCCTTTCAGGCTTGCACCCAGGCAAGCCACTTCTCGGCGGTGGCGATCACGACGTTGTCGGCCCAGTCCTGGCCGGAGCCGAAGCTGGCCGCGGCCTGCAGCACCGACAGGCGCAGGTTGATGCGGTCGCTGCCGCTGATCTCGACTGGCGGGCGGCTGAGGACCTCGAGGTCCTGGATCCAGCCGTCCTCGTCGACCTCGACGCGGACCTCGGCGCCCCTGGGCGGCACGGCCAGCGGGCGGTAGCGGGACACGTTGGCCCACTCGCCGGCGACCACGAAGCCGCGCGTGTTGGTGCGCTCGACCTGGCCCTCGAGCACGTGTGTTGGCTTCGGCTCACGCGCCGGGCGGGCCAGGCTGCCGCGCAGCTGGGTCACCGGAGCAACGGCGGCCACCTGGCTTGATCCAGCCTCCGTCGTCGTTGCCGTCACCTCTGTTGCCATGCCCTCGATCGTCCTGAGTCGTCGCATTGCCTACTTGGCTCCCTTTCCCTTCTTGGTGCTCGCGGCCCTGGGCCGCTCCGCCTGCGCGTCCTTCAGCGCTTGCTCCTGGGCCATCAGCTCGCTCTTGACCAGGCCCAGGAACTTGCGCGCCAGCACTGGCTGGTTGCTGATGCAGTGGCCGTCGGCCTCGGCCAGCCAGGTGATCAGCCGCCGCGTCCAGCGCAGGGCTTCACCGCGCAGCGTCTGGTTGGCGAGCAGCTCCTGCATCCGCGGCTCGAGGTACGCGCCGATCTGCGCGTCGCTGGCTGCGGCCTCGGCGACCTCCTGGCGCTCCTTGACGACGGCGGCCTTGTCGCTCTCGGCTGCCGCGACCGTTGGTGTCGTGCGCGCCTTGGCCTTGCGGCGCATCTCGGTGCCGCTCAGCCGCGTCGTATCGCTCGCCGGCTTTGCCGCCTCCTCGGCCTTGATGCGCTGGAGCGCGTCGGCCAGCGCCTCCTGCGCCGTCGGCGCGCGCTCCAGCTGGCGGTACGCCTTCAGCGCGTCCTTGACCATGCCCTCCGCGACGGCGACCTCCGCCGGATCACCGCGCATGCGCGCCGCCTTGAGCAGCTCCCTGGCGCTTTCGCGCTCGGCCATCGCCGCCGCGATGCGCGCGCTCAGGTCCACCGTCACCACTGCCTGCTCGTCCTGCTGCTTCGTCTGCGTAGCCATTCAGGTCTGATTGACCTCCTGTGTGGGAATGCGCGACTTGGCGCGCGCTGCCGCTTTGCACGTGGGGCAGAACCTCGCTGCCCCCTTGCGGTTCTTCAGGGACCGCTCGAGGTGGCGGTCGCCAGGCCACGTCCTGACCACGTTCCACGCGATGCCCGCCTCGGACACCGCCGCCATGAAGCGCGCGCCCGAGCCCTTGCGGTGGTGCACCAGTCGAGCCTCCAGTCGCTCGGTATGCGCCCACCCCAGGTAGTGGCCCGCGTGCGCCAGCTTCTGATCCAGGTGAATCAGGTAGACGGTGCCCTCAACGGCCATACGCCAGCCTCCTCTCGACGCGGACCAGCCGCACGGACCGCCCGGCGGGGCTCGTTCGCCAGGTGCCCGGCCTCGTCCGCGTGCCAAACGCCGCCCTCAGCGCTCGTACGGCCACTCGCGCGCGCGCGCGAACCACAACCCTCATCTGCAACCTCCCTCGAATAGCGCGCCAACGTGCGCGTATTGCTTGCCGGCGGCCCAGGCTTCCGGCCCTCGGTTCAAGGCAGGCAGGCGAGGCACCCAGGCCTGCCGCCCTCTCGCTCGAGCCCTAGTCGCCCATCTCGCAGCGCCCGCACAGCACGTCCCGCCCGGACCCACCCACGTAGGTCCCGTGGCGGCACACGTCGCCGGGGTAGCCGCGCCAGCCTTGCGGGTAGTCCCGCTCAGCCCGCGCCGTGCAGCCCTCGCACAGGCTCCGCTCGCCGCCATGCCACGAGCCGCAGCTGACCTCGTGGGCGTTGCCGCGGAAGTCGACCCAGTAGGCCGCACCACACGGCAGGTTCACCGGGTCGCGATCGCGGAGCTGCTGCGCCCGCAGCCCCTTGAGCAGCAGCAGCGCCACCTCAGGGCTGATGTGCACGTGGGCACTCACCAGCCGAGGGTCCTGGTTGCTCACCTGCCAGCCGTCGTTGGCAGGGTCGACCGAGCCCACGTTGCGCAGCAGCGTCTGCCCGTACGCCAGGTGGTACTGCCAGTTGCGCCCGACCGGCTGGGCCTTCAGCACGCCCACGGTCAGGCCACCTCCGCCTGGTCGTGGACGCAGCCCGATTGGGCGCGGAACTCCGCCAGCGTCGGCCCGCCCGCCGGATACCGCCCGCGGAAGTGGCAGGCGCGGCACACCCCGCCAAAGCGCCACAGCACCTCCGGCCTGGCGTCGTTGTGGCAGGCACCGCACAGCGTGCGCTGCGCCCGCTCGTGGCAGCGGCGGCACAGCCCCTCGTACATCGCCAGCACCACCGCCTGGCGGCGCTGCCCACACTTGCCGCAGTGCAGCGCCAGGGCGTCGATTGAGGTCTCAGTCGCGGGTGTCATCAGCGTGTCCATAGGTCCTCCCAGGGACAGAACGACCCCCGCTCGCTGTGAGCGGGGGTCATGGCCAGGGTCAGGAGCGCGGTGGGGTGCAGGCTCAGCTGGCGTGCGCCTTCGCCACGTGCTTGCCGTACTTGCGCGCCAGCTCGTCGTCCGAGCGGAACGCGCCCCAGTACGCGCTCTCGCAGGCCGGGCAGTGCAGCCAGCCCTTGCCGTCGTCCACCAGCTGCTCGCGGATGCCCGGCGTCACCGCCGCGACCACCGCCGCCGCAGCAGGCGCCGCAGCCGCAGCCACCGCCGGCGCACCACCCAGCGCCGCCAGCAGCCGCTCCAGCTGCTCCAGCGTGATGCCAGGCCCAGCCGGCACCGCCGAAACGGGCGCCACACGCGGCGCTTCTGGCGCGCGTTGCGTTTTCGGCGCCGCCTTGGGGGCCTTGCAGAACGCGCCCTTGACGTCCACCCAGGTGCCGCTCGCGAGCTGGCGTACCGGCACGCCCTTGCCCGCGTAGTCGGACTTCCAGAACGCCTGGGCCTTGGCCAGACCCGTCAGCGCGGGCGCCGCGGGAGCGGGCGCCGGAGCAGCGGGCGCCGGAGCAGCGGGCGCCACCGGCGCGGCGGGCTGCAGCGAGGCGAGGAGCGCCTGGCCCTGAGCCAGGAATGCGGCGAGGTCGACGGTGGCGGGCGCGGTGGTAGGGACGGTCATGACGGGAGCAACCTCCAGGGTGCGAATGGCCTCATCGGCTTGGGCGGGGGTCATGGCGAGACGCGCCTCGGTGGCGGCGAGCGCTTGGGCGGCCAGGCGACGGCGCGCGCTGGACAGGGCGGGGGCGGACATGGGCTAGGCGACCTCCTCGAGCTCGGGCTCCAGGTGAGCGGGCGGGACGTAGGGCTGGACGAGCGGCTCAGGCGCCAGCTCGTCGAGCGGGGCGCGCATGAAGCGCGCGCAGGCGCGGCACATCAGGCCGCTGCGAGTGGAGCGGGCGGACGACGTGAACTCGCCACAGGCGATGCAGGACGCGGTGAACGTGGGCATAGGTCTCGAGACCTCCTCAGGTGGGATGCGCGATGCGCACGACGTGTGTGCACGCTCGCGGGGGCGGGGCCGTCCGATCGTGATCGTGGCGACCAGCGACCGAACGGGACAAAAACGATAGCATGTCGGAACCCAAACGAGCAAACTGAACTCGAATGGGGGCTTCGCCATGCGTGGCCCGTGCGCTCGTGTGTGGGCGCATGCGGGCGCGCGGGATGGGCCTGCAGGGAGGGGTCCGCTAAGCGTCCGTTATCGGACGCCAGCGCCCGCATCAGGGGCGCGCATGGGCAGGCGCGCAGGGCCATGCGCAGGCCCAGCGATTGGGGCAGGCTCCGGGGGCCTGAACCCCCTGCGTGGCAGGCAGGCCGATAGGCCGGCAGGGAGGCTCGTCACCCTGCCTGGCAGGCAGGCAGGCCTAATTTTCAGACCTCCCTCCCTATCGTCAGGGTTGGCGTGTGGCGCCCTCAGGCGCCGCTAGCGGCCGATCGCAGCATCGGCCGTGTCCATCGCGTCGAGGTACTCGACGCAGGTCAGGGTCTCGGCGGACAGCTGGCACCACACCTCGTCACCGCACACGGCGTGGCGCCAGTCCAGCGTGCGCGGGCCACAGTCGCACTGCGGCAGGCAGATCGGGCACCAGGGCTTGCGGCACACGCGGCAGTGCCGCGCGTACGCCTCGCACTCCGGCGCCGGGTGGTAGTAGATGTCGGCCGTCACGAGGCGGCCTGCTCGGCCAGCTCGCGGCGCCGTTCGCGCATGCGCTGCTCGATCACGCGCTCGAGCTGCTTGGCGCAGGCCCAGCAGTACGGGTCCAGGCGGTTGCCCAGGTCCAGGCCGCAGCCCTCACACGTGCCGCGGCTGATCTTGCCGCCTACCCGATCGTTCTTCCTGGCCATGACTGTCATGACCTCCTTCCAGGTGCATGTCGCACCGGGACCCCAGGCGAGAGTCGAACTCGCCTTACGACCATCGGGGTCAGCGCCTCAGGCGTGCTTCGAGGCGATGTGCTTGCGCACCTTCGTCTCGAGCCAGGCGTCGTCGCGCGTCGCGCTCCAGTACGCCTCGCTGCACTCCGGGCAGCGCAGCCAGGGCCCGTCCGCGCGCAGCAGGTCGCGCACCACGACCGTGCGCGTGGGCGCGTTCGAGCCCAGGTCGTGGCCCGCCTTGAACGCGGCCTGCGAACCGCCGCTGCGCTGCGACGCAGGGGCGGTGGTCCGCAGGTCGGCCGGCTGCGGGCTGCGCACGGTGCCCGCCTTGCGGACGATCACCGCGTCCATCGGCAGGTCCCGCTTCGTCTTGAAGCGGAAGCCTTCCGGGAAGATCGGCCGGCCGGGGTAGCGCGCGGCCACCGGCAGCAGGCCCAGCGGATCGCTGGCGCCGTCGGTGATCGTGGCCGCCATGTCGTTGCGCGGGCGGCCTCCGCGGTCCACCCAGCGGACCACCTTGTCAGCGGTCCAGATGGACGCCGCCGCAGGCTCGGGCGCCGCCGGAGCGACATCCTCGAGCAGGGCGGCGAGCAGCTGCGCGGCAGCCGCGCGCTGGGCGGGAGTAAGGGAGGAAAGGGTAGGCATGACCATGCTGGTCACCTCCTGGGGAGAACGGCCGGGCCCGCTGTCAGTCGGGCCGGGCGAGACGGATGAGGTGTCGCGCGCGGGATTAGCCGCGGAGGCGACGGACGGCTTCCTGCTCGCGCAGGGCGCTCTCGTCGAACGAGAGCTCCGAGCGGATCAGGAAGGCTGCGCAGAGACGGCAGACCAGGCCGACGCCCTTGATGCGTAGCGGTCTGGTGCTCTCGTTCCGGCAGGCAGCACACGTGAACATGCGCGCACCTCCTGGGTGGGATGTCAGCGCTCTGACAAGCGCTGGTGCCCAGGGGCGGGAATGACCCGCCTTCGGTCAACCTCCTGGGCTGCGCTGTGGCTAGCAGCGCGGGTCGCCACAGATGGCGCAGACGCCACCGACCTGGTAGTCGATGGACGCCTCCAGCTCATCGGCCTCCTCGACGAGCTGGGCAATCTGCTGGCGGAGCGCGCCGAGTCGCTCCCGCTTGTCGGCGACACCGGCTCGCCAGGCCGCGAGCTGCGCCTCGTAGCGCAGGTCCTCGAGCCGCCGCTCGGCCTCGCTGCCGTAGAGGAGGTCGAGCTCCTCCTCCTCGGCACGCGCCAGGCGATACTCGCGGGCGTAGCGCGCGAACTGGCGGTCGTACACCGGGGCCTCAGCCTCGATGTGCTCCGCGATGAGCGCCCGCTCCTGGCGGCGCTCGAACCGTGCGGCCTGGGTCTTACGCCAGGCTTGCGTCTTCGCGCGGCGCCGGGACGGAGCCTTGACCGCGCGGAAGACGATGCCGGTCAGGACGTCAACGTCCGTACCGACGGAGTAGCTGCCTTCCGTCCAGATGAACGGCGCAGCGTGAATGCGGGGTGTGGGCATAACAGCCTCACCTCCGGAGTGGGATATCAGCGCCGAAGCGCTGGAGCCCAGGGGCAGGAGCGACCTGCCTGCGGAGCATTCCTCCTGGGCTGTGCGGTCAGCTGACCGCCTGGTACGCACGCTTGATGCGCGCGGTCTCCTCCGCGAACTGGAGGGCCTTCTCCTCGAAGGTGGCCTCCTCGCGGCGGAGGAACGCCGCACAGGCACGGCAGACGAGGCCGATCGCGAATCGGCGAGGGTTGGTGCTCTCGTTGGAGCAGGCGACGCAGGTGAACTGCATGGTGGGGTGTTCAGACCTCCAGGGTCGAGACGTGAACGCTCGCGCAGAGCGCGGCACCGGCGGACAAACCGACAAGAGATTACTAGCGCATCGGAACCCTAACGGCATCCAATGAGGCTCGCGCTAGGCAGGTAGGCAGGCCCGCTGCCCTGGACCTGAGGCAGGCAGGCACGCATGCGACCTGCCGTGCTTCCGACCGCATCCCGCTCCGAGGACGCAGCCTGCCTCGAGAGCAGCTCCCTCCCTGGGCCTGCTCCCGTGATGGCTCACCCTGCCTGGTCCCTCCTTAGGGAGGCAGGGGTCACAAAGTCCCTAGGCTGGCCTAAGGCAGGCGCTGAGGCCTGCCGGCCTGTCCGGGTTAGGAGTAGCTACCCCAGCGCTCGCGTCGGCGATCCATGAAGCCGGTCGACTCCCAGCGATCGAGCGAGCACTCAGTACAGCAATTGGTGTGGAACGAGTCGCGCGAGAACAGCACCTCGACCACGTGAACGACGACGTGTTGGAACAGATCGACAACGGAGCACCAAGCGCTCCAGAGAGCAGAGAACAGAACAACGAACATGCGTACCTCCTGGGGAGAATGGCGGGACTGCTGCGACAGTCCCGCGTGCGGTTACTTGGTGCGAGCGCTCGTGGTAGCTGGCTCGCGCAGTCCGAGCGCTACGTCCACGTCCGCGTGGGTGAAGTTCCCACGATTGGCCGCGTGCTTGTCGTGCACCATGCGGAGCGCTCGCAGCACCACGTCTGCACCCGGCAGCGCTCGCACGCGAGCGACGTCTGCGAGCAACTCCTCCAGCGGATCCGCTTTCGGCGCTGGCGCTGGCGCTGGCTCGGCCGCGTAGCCAAGCGTCTCCAGCAGTCGGCCGCGTAGCGTCGGCGCTGGTGCGGCTGGTGCTGGTGGCGCTACCGGCGCTTTCGGCGCTGGCGTGGTGCCAGCCAGAACCGCGTCCGGGTACTTCGCGCGAGCGCTGGCCGACTTGGGATACGCGGCCGTGAACACTGGCCGACCGGGGAACTTGGCCGCCACGGCCAGCAGTCCATCCGGGTCGGATGCGCCATCCGTAATCGTGGCGCCGGCCGCATTGCGAGCGGATCCGCCACGGTCGACCCAACGGACAATCTTGTCCGCTGTCCAGATCGACTCCGCTGGCGCGGCTGGCGCGGCTGGCGCGGAATCGTCGAGCAGAGCCGCGAGTAGTCGGGCGGCCGCCGAGCGCTCACTGGCGCTCATATTCGAGAGAATGCTCGTGGTGTCCATTCCTATCTCCTGTGTGGGATGTCATCCGAGCGACACCACATCGCTCGATGCACCAACATTACTAGCACGTCAGAACCCAAACGACAACCACCCCCCCCCTGTCCCGTTATGTCAAGTCACGCCAGGGCGGGGGAATACCGACGCGCATATTTTTTGGAGCGTCCAGGCGAACGGTCGGAACTCCAGGTGCGGAGGCCACACCACCACCACCACCACCA